AGCTCAGATTAAAGAATTTATGAAAAGTATAGGTGAAGAATATACTTTAGATGATGCTTTAGCTGAATGTGCAAAATATGGAAAAATTTTATTTGTTAAGTATTTACTTAAAGCTGGAGCAGATGTTCATGCGCAAAATGATTATGCTTTAGGATTGGCTTCACTTAATGGACATAAAGATGTTGTTGAGCTTCTTCTTAAAGCTGGAGCAAATGTTCATGCTTATGATGATCATGCTTTAAGATTGGCTTCATTTGATGGATATAAAGATATTGTTGAACTTTTACTTAAAGCTGGAGCAAATGTTCATGCTAATGATGATGAAGCTTTAATACGGGCTTCACGAAATGGTTATAAAGATCTTGTTGAGCTTCTACTTAAAGCTGGAGCAAATGTTCATGCTTTAAGTGATTCTGCTTTAAGATGGGCTTCAACTAATGGTCATAAAGATGTTGTTGAGCTTCTTAAGAAATACATGAATAACAATAGTAAAGTTGTTAAAGAAAGTTTATTTGAGAAATTCTCTGAAGAAAGTGATGATCTAACTAAAGATTTAGGCATTGGAATTGAAGCACAGATTAAACAATTTATGGAAAGTATAGGTGAAAAATATACTTTAGATAATGCTCTAGCTAAATGCGCAGAACATGGAAAAACGTTATTTGTTAAGTATTTACTTAAAGCTGGAGCAGATGTTCATACTAAGAATGATTATGCTTTAAAAGAGGCTTCAGATAATGATTATAAAGATATTGTAGAACTTCTTATTAAAGCCGGAGCAAATGTTCATGCTAATGATGATTATGCTTTAAGATGGGCTTCATTTCATGGTTATAAAGATATTGTTGAGCTTCTTCTTAAAGCTGGAACAAATGTTCATGCTGATGATGACTATGCTTTAAGATGGGCTTCAAATAATGGTCATAAAGATGTTGTTGAGCTTCTTCTTAAAGCTGGAGCAAATGTTCATGCTGATGATGACTATGCTTTAAGATGGGCTTCAAAAAACGGTCATAAAGATATTGTTGAGCTTCTTCTTAAAGCTGGAGCAGATGTTCATGCTAATGATGATGAAGCTTTAATAGAGGCTTCATTTTATGGTCATAAAGATGTTGTTGAGCTTCTTCTTAAAGCTGGAGCAAATGTTCATGCTGAGGATGACTCTGCTTTAAGATGGGCTTCAGAAAGTGGTCATAAAGATATTGTTGAGCTTATTAAGAAATATATGAATAACAATAATAAAGTTGTTAAAGAAAATTTACTTGAGAAATTCTCTGAAGAAAATGATGATCTAACTAAAGATTTAGGCATCGGAATTGAAGCTCAAATTAAACAATTTATGGAAAGTATACATCAAGAATATACACTAGATAATGCTTTAATTCAATGCGCAAAACACGGGAAAACTTTATTTGTTAAATTTTTACTTAAAGTTGGAGTAAATGTTCATGCCCATGATGATTATGCATTGAAATGGGCTTCAAATAATGGTCATAAAGATGTTGTTGAGCTTCTACTTAAGGCTGGAGCAAATGTTCATGCTGATGATGACTATGCTTTAAGATTGGCTTCACAAAATGGTCATAAAGATATTGTTGAGCTTCTTCTTAAGGCTGAAGCAAATGTTCATGCTAAAGATGATGATGCTTTAGGATGGGCTTCAATTAATGGTCATAAAGATATTGTTGAGCTTCTACTTAAGGCTGGAGCAAATGTTCATGCTAATAATGATAAAGCTTTACTATGGGCCTCAAATAATGGTCATAAAGATGTTGTTGAGCTTCTACTTAAAGCTGGAGCGGATGTTCATGCTAATGATGATGAAGCTTTAAGTCAAGCTTCAGGAAATGGTCATAAAGATGTTGTTGAGCTTCTTCTTAAAGCCGGAGCAAATGTTCATGTTAATAATGATAAAGCTTTAAGATGGGCTTCAGAAAATGGTCATAAAGATGTTGTCGAGCTTCTTAAGAAATACATGAATAATAATGGTAAGATTGTTAAAGAAAGTTTACTTGAGAAATTCTCTGAAGATAGTGATGATCTAACTAAAGATTTAGGCATCGGAATTGAAGTTCAGATTAAACAATTTATGGAAAGTATAGGTGAAGAATATACTCTAGATAATGCTTTAATTCAATGCGCAGAACACGGGAAAACTTTATTTGTTAAATTTTTACTTAAAGCTGGAGTAGATGTTCATGCTAAGAATGATTATGCTTTAGTGTTAGCCTCAAATAATGGTCATAAAGATGTTGTTGAGCTTCTACTTAAAGCTGGAGCAAATGTTCACGCTCATGATAATTATACTTTAAGATGGACTTCGCAAAATGGTTATAAAGATATCGTTGAGCTTCTTCTTAAAGCTGGAGCAGATGTTCATGCTAATAATGATGAAGCTTTAAGATGGGCCTCAAAGAATGGTCATAAAGATATTGTAGAACTTCTTATAGAAGCTGGAGCAGATGTTCATGCTAATAATGATGAAGCTTTAAAATGGGCTTCATTTCGTGGTCATAAAGATGTTGTTGAGCTTCTACTTAAAGCTGGAGCAAATGTTCATGCTGATGATGATTATGCTTTAAGACGGGCTTCAATTAATGGTCATAAAGATGTTGTTGAGCTTCTTAAGAAATATATGAATAAAAATAAGAAGATTGTTAAAGAAAGTTTACTTGAGAAGTTTTCTGAAGAAAGCGATGATCTAGTTAAAGATTTGGGCATCGGAATTGAAGCTCAGATTAAACAATTTATGGAAAGTATAAACGAAGAATATACTTTAGATAATGCTTTGGCTAAATGCGCAGAACACGGGAAAACTTCATTTGTTAAATTTTTGCTTAAGGCTGGAGCAAACGTTCATGCTTATGATGATTATGCTTTAAGATGGGCTTCACAAAATGGTCATAAAGATATTGTTGAGCTTCTTCTTAAAGCTGGAGCAGATATTCATACCAATGATGATTATGCTTTAATAAGCGCTTCATATAATGGTCATAAAGATATTGTTGAGCTTCTACTTAAAGCTGGAGCAGATATTCATGCTAAAGATGATGAAGCTTTAAAATGGACAGCACAAAAAGGTTATAAAGATATTACTGAGCTTTTACTTAAATCTGGCGCAGATGTTCATGCTAATGATGATGTTGCTTTAAGATGGGCTTCACAAAATGGTCATAAAGATATTGTTGAGCTTCTACTTAAAGCTGGGGCAAATGTCCATGGTTTCAATGATGCTGCTTTAAGATGGTCAGCACAAAAGGGTTATAAAGATATTGTTGAGCTTCTACTTAAAGCTGGAGCAAATGTTCATGCAAATAAGGATCAATCTCTAAAATATGCTTTAGAAAATCATCATCTTGATATAGCTGAAATTTTAATTAAAAATAAGGCTTACATGCAAAGTGTAGATAGTGAACAAATGTTAAGAGACGCCATATCATTTGGAGATTATGATATGGTAAAATTTTTAATAGATCATGGAACACCGGCTGATACTCTCAATAATTTTCCATTGATAGTAGCATCACAAATTGGACATAAAAATATCGTAGAATTATTACTTAGTGGTAAATATAAAGTAAATGTTAATGCGTATGATGATATTGCTCTATTAAAATCTGTGCAATATGGCCATAAAGATATTGCAAAAATTTTAATAGAAAATGGCGCAAATGTAAATTCTAGAGGTGGAGAGATTTTAAACACCGCAATAAAAAACGGATATAAAGATATCGTTAAGCTTCTTATAGATTCAGGAGCTAAAGTAAACGATACAGCTATTTATATAGCAATAGAAAAAAGATATGATGATATCAAAGATCTTTTGATGAAAGCTCAAGAAAAAAGATAAACTTTATTTTTTAATCCACGGAACTTCAAATTTGTGAATTTTAACATTTAGTTTTTTTACATAAACTTCATTAGATGGAACGTTAAATAACATTATTGCATTGTCTCCTTCTTTCCAATTTTCATATTGAGCAACTGCTTTATCAATTAATTCTTCGTTAAAATGATCTTTTGCGCTCCAATTAATTAATTTTTTACGAATATTTTTTCTTATCCATGCAGCGTGTGCCATTCTAATCACTTCATTTGGAAAGATATATGTACCTATATTCATTGGATTAAAGATTCTTCTAGTTGGATCCGTGGGTCCCGGAGCTGGACCATTGTAAGTATATGTAAAATAAGTTGAATGAATTCCAGGAACAAATGGTCTAAATGGATAAACTAAATAATGTTCAAAATCTTTATAGTAATTAACATAACTCCAATAAGTAATCGGCCAGCCATTTTTGTTTATTTCATTTTTTGCCGCTTTAAATTGATCTACATCATATAATTCATCTGCATCAATATTTAATATATGAGAAAAACCTCTTTCTCTCATCATTTGTATTCCTAAATTTCTTTTATCTGTTTCTTGAACACGAGCATATTTTGAAAAATCTGGAACAAATTCAAATAATTCATCTATTAAACCCATTTTCTTTAAACGCTGAAGCTCTTCCATATCAGCTTCATCCATTGGAATATTCCAGTATGATTTTTTCTGATATATCGCCATTACATAATCAACCTCATTTCTTATTTCTGAAATCAACATTTCAAGAAATTCTGATGCATCAAAAGAATTTATGGTTAACGCCAATTTTTTTATACGACCCATAATTTAAAATTAATATGTTTTATTCTTTTTATTACTTAAAAATTTTAAAAGTTTTCTTTCAATTTTTCTTTTATCTTTTTGTAACTTTTTAATATCTTTATTTATTCTAACAATAAAAAATATTAAAAGAAATATTATTACTATAATATTTATAATGAATAATGTCGTCAAGTTTTCATATAACCACTCAAAAAATTTAACTAAAATATAAGTATTCATCATCTTTATTAATGATTTTATGCATTTGATAGCCCCGTAAATAACTCATATTTAATAGATGGGTGAGATATATATTCGTGTAAAATAAAATCATCTATGTTCAATTTTTCTATATCATTCATGTTATTTATTTTTTTATTTATATAAACTTTAGAAAGTTTAAGAGGGGGCCTATTTATTTGTTCTTTTAGTTTTTCTATATGAGGAATATAAATATGTACATCTCCACCAATCCATGTAGCTATTCCGGGTATCATATTACAAGTTTTTGACATAATCATTAAAAGTAAAGACATTGAAGCTAAATTAAAGGGAAGCCCGCACGCAACATCTGTTGATCTTTGATACATATTTAAATCTAAATAAAACTTCGGTATATCATATTTATTTAATTCATCTTCAGTATATTCAAAATCTCTTTTTACGTATAATTCTTTATCGTATAAAATTTTTATTCTCTCTTTATGTGATATTGGTCTAACTATAAATTGATAAAGTAAATGACAGGGCGGAAGTGCCATTTCTTCAAAATCTGATTTATTCCAAGCGTCTATGATATGATAACGACTATATGGATTATTTAAAAGCCCCTCGATCACATCTCGTACTTGGTCGACACCGTTTTGATTCCTCCATTGGTATCCATAAACTTTACCCAAATCACCTATCTCGTATTTCAGGATTTTTAATTTTTCTAAATGATTAGAATATTTAGAATCATTTTGGTATTTTTCTTTATTTTTTACAAAATCTACAAATTTATCAATTGTATCAAATACAACATCTATTTTATTGTTTTTGCAAATTTTTAAATACCATCGATATGAATCTTGATTCCAAATATTAACATTATTATCAACTAAATATTTTATATTTGTGTCTCCGCGTAATATCCATAATAATTCCGCTAAAACTCCTTTAAAATAAATTCTTTTAGTAGTTAACAAAGGAAAGCCTTCACATAAATTCATTTTAATAATAGCATTAGATACTCCTATAGTACTTGGCATATTAGATCTAGCTGGCTCTTTCTCAACACCATTTTCTAAAATAGTTTTAACTAAATTGACATATTGTATCATAATTTTTATTTTATATAAAAAATAGTGATAATAGTTTTTTACGATTTAAAATTTCTATTTTTTGATCTCAAGAACACCGGTATGATTATCATAAAAAGTAAATTTAAATTCACCCGCTCCAAAACCGGTTAACTTTGCAGCTATTTTATCTGCTATAATATCTCCAATTTTATTCCAATCTGTGGGTGTAGAAGATTGTTGTGATGCTCCTGAAGATGCTTGCGAAGACGGTGAAATTTCAACTCCTTTTGTTGCAACAGCATGTTTTGCTGTTATATCAGCCAATGTTTGTAATTTGCCTGTATCTAATCCTTTAGTGTTATTTACTAATAAACCTATATTATTCGCCAATAAACCGGTTGAATTCGCTAATTTGTCCATTCCTTCATTTGCTTCTGCTAATTTATTAAATGATTCAATAATATCTGTTAATGAAGAAATCTTAGCCTTAACATCTTTTGAAGTTTTTTCTATATCCATACCTGGAGAAGTTAAAGCTTTAGATAATGAAGTAACAAAAAGACTTAATCCTGAAATTATTCTAGAAACTATGTCTGTTATTTTAATTCCAGGTCCTTTAATAATATTGCCATCTTTATCTTTTTTCGGAATTGTTCCATCTGCTCCATATTCGGAATATGTTAACAACATATCATTAAACGTTGATATACCAGTTAAAATTCCAGGTTTTTTTCTTCTAAGAAATCCTCCTTCTGTACCAATTAAAACTTCTGTTAACCCCACTATTTTATCCGAAAGAGCTCCTCCTTCTTTAAATACAGATGATTTGCCAGAAATTTGTTCTATAAAAGTTTTAAATCCAGTAACTATATTTTCAACAACTTTAGATATAGGAACATTTTCTGCGGCTTTTAACACTTTTCCATTTTCATCAACTACAGCAGGAACATATACTTCTGACTTAGCTCCAAATTCAGCAAATGTTTTTAATAATGTTGAAAATTGACTTACAGCTGATATTATTCCTCTGTCTCCCGTTAAAGCTTTACCTAAAGTTTTTAATGCTTTTGCCTGTCTTTTCGTTAAACTTTCAGTACTCTCTACTAAATTTTTTATGAATACACCAAATGTATCAGTTATAGTTTTTGCTATTACAGAAACATGAATTTTTTCACCACTTAACTTAGGCTTTAATACGCCATCCTTTTCTTCATATTCTAGTGATGCTATTTCTCCTACTTTTGAAAATGCTTTTAAGCCTTCTGCAAATTTAGTTAAAGAAGAAGAAATAGTTCCTAACATTTTTATAATTTTAGTTGCTCTTCTAAATTGTTTTACATCTTTAAGTGTTATATCTGCATCAGATAATTTTGTTGCTTCATCTTTTCCCATAACTCCGGCAATTATACCACTTATAACTCCGCCAACCATTAATCTAATATTTTCTGCAATTCTCTTCATTCCTTCAGCTCCACCCATTTCTTTCATTGTGTCATTAACTTTTTTAATAGCTTTTGCTGTAAGTATTAATCCAATGGCCATAGTTATTAATGTCATAGATCCTAATAAAATTGGTCCAGATACAACTGGAAGCCCTAAAGCCCATAACATTACAGCTAAACCAGCAGTAAATAATCCAAATATTCCAATAGAAGCTATAGCTTCTCCAAATGCTGAAAAGGGCCCAGATTTTTGTTTCTTACCTTTTTCATCAACTTTTGAAGTTCTAAACATTTCAAGTAAGGCCTTTGATACTAAAGCTACAACTAGTATGCTACCGGCTAATATCATAACAGATACACCTATACCTATTGCGGTCTTTATTCCAATATTTATAAATTTATTAGCAATAGCCATTATGAATATTAAAGAAACTAATCCCAATATAACAGCTCCTATCACTAATAGAGAATTTACTAAATTTTGCTCTTTTAATAATATTGGAACAACTTTTAATGTTATAGCAAATGAAAGAATTCCCCCAGCAATAAACATGAGAGCAATTCCCATATCTTTTGCGTTTTGTATTGCATTTTTAGTGCTTGCAGCAGTCTTCTTTCCAGTAGGCGCAAGCCCTTTTGCTACACGGTCGCCAACAGAACTAAGCGCAGATAATACTATCATCGATAATCCTAATATTGAAATAACTCCCAATACTACTAGAGGAACTGCTAGAATACCTACTCCAAGTGTTACAGCAGAAAGAGATAATGATATAGCAAATGAAAGAATTCCACCCGCAATAAGCATGAGAGCAATTCCCATATCTTTTGCGTTTTGTATTGCAGATTTATTTCTATTTTTATTGCTCTTTATTTTTTCCTTAAATATATTTTTTAGACTTAGATTTCCACCCATTATTTCTCCTGATATCTTTTCACCAATAGTATCCTCTGCTGTTATTATTATCATTGATAAGCCGAGTACTGCCATAGAAGCCAAAATGAATCCAAATACTCCTGCAGCATTTGTATTTAATTGGCTGGACGCAATTTTTATTGAAAGAGTGAATGATAATACACCTCCAGCTATATACATAAGAGCTTTTCCCATATCCATTGCTGCATGAGCCCACCCTGAAGCAGTTTTCAGTTTTGAATGTTTTTCAGAAAGCTTGTTATACTCTGCTAACTTATCTACACTATTATTTAGATTTTTAATAAAATTGCCGCTCATGGCCTTTTTAAGTTTTTCAACATCTTCCGCCATTTGAGCAGCAGCGCCCTTTTTTCCAAGTAAAGAATTTATAATTCCAGTTGATCCTAAATTAATGGTTGTTGGCGTCGTTTTTCTTTTTCCCGCTTCACTTTGAGAATCAAGTTTGTTACTTATTTGATCAAGAACTGCTAGTATGTCAGTTAATAGCTTTACAGGCGTATCCATTTACAAACAATATAAATTTATTTTATATATTTAAATAATTGAGAAAAATGCTTTTATGAATACGTCATTGAGAACAATTAAAATTTTGGTACATCAAATTTAGGGATATCAAATTTAGGAATTTTAAATCCACCGAAATCTGCAGATGATGAACTAAATTTGCTACTCTTTTCTGCCTCTTTCTTCTGTTTTTCGTATTGCTCGTTTTCTTTTTTAAGATATTCTTCGTACTCTTTAATAAGATAATAAATACGATAGTACTCCAATCTTTCGAGTTCAGATGGAGGAATGTGCAATTTATGAGCAAATATAAACTCTATCTTATTCCAGTTGGCTAAATGGATCTGAAATAAGGAAAATAGATTTAATCCCCCCTTGAAAGTTGAGTGGAGCTATATGCTCCGTACCTCCCTCATCAACATATTTAATTACAGGATTAATTGTATCTGAGAATATTTTTCTAATACTAGCTAATAAGGAAATAGTATTTATATCCCATTTATAAGATTCTTCTACATATTTGTTAAATACAGTATCATTTAAACCTCTCCAATTTCTAATAAGAAATGGAGCATAATTTAAATAATCCATATCAAAGCTTTCTTGATTTTGTTGTTTTCTTAAAATGTAACTTTTAATCCACTGTGTAACTCCTATGCTTGGAATATCAACTTTTATAAATTTTTCTCCTTTTTTAAATACAAAGCATCTATCAACTTCATCATAATGTCTCATTAATTTAGGGTCTATTGTTATATAGCTAACCATTTCTTTTCTAACATCAATTGATTTATTTTCATCTACCTTTACTTGAAGTTTATTTTCTCCTTCTGGAAATGTTAATTCGTGAATAGCTAAAAGTAAATAAAATCTATCAATTTCTTTTATATCTTTCCATGATAAATATACACCATTTTCATTGTTGGGAGCTTTTATTGTTACACATCTCTCTATGATATAGTTTACCATATCATCCATATCATAAAGAAAATTAGGATTAGTATTAGGATCATCGTTAAGCGTAGACCAGTGTCTTATTTCTGCGCCAGTAGCAGAACGAATGGCAATTGCAGTTCCTTCTGGATAAAACAATCCTTGTGTCGGGAGATCTCTAACAGGAATTGGTATCCACCCTATTTGATTTCCAAGAGGATAACTTTTTTCTCTTTCTTGAGGAATTTTTGCATTAGGAACTTCTGTTATAGGAGGCCCTATAGTTGAAACCGAAGAGTTTACAATATCTGATGTACCTTCTTGTGATTTAACATACTCCTCTAAAATTTTTTCTTGATTTTCTTTATCAGATGCTTCGTAATTATTCATAGTATTTTTTATTTATATATTTTATATATAAAAAATTTTTAAAGTTTCACAAAGAAAAATAGATGTATTTTTCGTACCTTTAGACTTTATAAAGTGATAAGAATTTTTCTATTGTATTTTTGTATAAATTTTCACCATGAAACCCCACAGGTCTCTTAGAAATATAAGGATGAGTCTTAATGACATTTACAAAAATATGAAACGCTAATTTTGGGTCTTTTTTATATATAAAATTTATAAGTTGATCAACGTACATTTTAAAATCTTCGGGCGTAAGTTTCACATCGGGCGATGGTACATATTGAGAAATTATATCATCTTCATCATTATTCTCTTTGTAGCTATCTTCATCCTCATCTTCCTCTGTTTTTTTATCACTCTTATTCGCGCGATAATATCTAGTAGATGCATTATCAAGATATCTGTCTATTCCTGTATCTGTAGAAACCCATTCTTCGGGTAAAAATGATTTAACAAATTTTGCTTTCATATTAAATTGTTGTTATTTTTATTTTATTGGAAGCGGAATCCACCCAATCTGATTTCCTAAAGGAAAGTTTTTTTCTCTTTGCCAAGGTATTTGTGTTGTTGGAACTTCGATAATTTTAGGCCCTATGGGGTCAATTGAAGGCAGGCCCTCTTGTTGTTCAACGTAATTTTTAAGGGTTTCTTCTTGTTTTTCTTTATCTTCTAGCATTTGCGTAAAATTTTATAATTCTATATTAAAAATTAACAATAATTTATGATAAAAAAACATAAAAAATATAATTTTCTTTAATATATATTTTATATTATATATATTATGTTTTATATAGTTAAAGTAATAACGAAGTGAAAACGATTAAGCTTCCATATAAATCATCTGAAGATTTAACACCTATACTTAAACAATATTCATCTGTTGTTAGGCATAGTTATAATCGTTTTCTTGAAAATAAAACAGAAAAAGAAGTTAGATATTTAACTAAATCATTAAACACTGTTGATTTGCTAAACTCTTGGTTAATTCAATGCGCAATCAAAGATGCTAAAGCAATTCACTCAAGATTTAGTAATGAAAAAGTTATATTTGGTGGAAAAAAGAATTTCATCTTAAGATGCCAAGGTAAAATATCAAAAGAAGAGTATCAGCTTAAACGATTAAGTCCTTTAAACAGTCAAGGTGAAGTACTTAGACAAGGTAATCGTTCATTTAAGTTAGATATAATTGAAAACAATCAAATCATCTTTAAATTAAATAGGAACAAACATATTGAAATAAAATTACCCAATTTAAGAAACAATATAAAGAATGAATTATTCAAGCTTCAACAACTTAATGAGGTTAAACACCAAAAAGGATATACTTATTCAATTAGACTTGATTTAGAATATATCTATATAAGTTTTGAAGAATTTAAAAGTGAAAAGGCCAGAAATTTAAATGAAAACAGATACTTGGGCATTGATTTAAATCCAGATACTATTGGAATTTCTATTTTAGAAAATGAAAATATTATCTATACTCAAGAATTTAGTTTGAAGCCTATTTTTAACAAAATTTTAAATGAAAAGCTGAGTACAAATTCAGACAGAATGAAATACTTTCAAAATAAATTAAAGTTTGAAACCTATGAAATAAGTAAATCGATTGCAAATCTAGCAAAACAATTCAATTGCAAGTCAGTTTTTATTGAAGATTTACATTTTAAACAAAAGTTAAATAAAGAACAAAAACATAATCATATAGGAAATAGAAAAAACAAAAATCTTTGGAAAAGAGAATTATTCATCAACAATTTAAATAAGAGATTAAACACAGAAGGAATCAAACTTTATTCAGTTAATCCAGCTTACTCAAGCTTCATTGGAAATTTACGGTATGATTATACAGATGCAGTAAATGCTTCAATAGAGATTGCAAGAAGGGGCTTTGAATATAGAGTAAAGAAAAACAGGAATGCATTCTATCCAGATCTATTGGTAAAACACCAATGGAAGGAAATGGCTACTAAATATAAAGATTGGAAAGAGTTCTTTCTTGAAATAAAAAACTTGAAATTGAAATATCGAGTTTCTTTAGAAGATTGTAAAAAATCTTTTAGAGTTTTTCAGCAAAATTCAAGTCATAAAAGTATGGTTTTAAATTATATTTTTTATGATTAATTATTTAATTTATTGAATTTTGTATTTTAGAAGAACAAAAATGAATAGATTTTAATGCTTTTATACATTTTTCTTTATCTTCTTCTGTCGGTATATATAAATCACTTAAATAAAAATCTCTACATTTTGGACATAAAATTTTATATTCATCTGGAATTTTAACGTTATTTAGTTCTTTATAATGAATTATTTGTTGTCTCCCGTGTATTTTACAATTTATAATATGTTTAGAAGTAGCTGGAAATAAAATACAAAATTCTTTAAATTTAAAATTTTCAGATAAAATATATTTTCTAAAAAATGAAATTTATGAATCACCAAAATGTAATTTAAAAAATTGTAACAATAAATGTGAGTTATTAAAGCCACCTGGGTTTGGTTTTACTTTATATTGTAAAGATCATAAAAATATGATGTTTTCTAGTAAAGAAGAAAATGAAGTTTATGATTTTATCAAAAAAGTTTATAATAAAAAAATAGAAAAAAACTATAGGCAATTTAAAAATAATGAACTAGATATTTATTTACCAGATTTAAAATTAGGTATAGAATTTAATGGTTTATACTGGCATAGTGAGAAAAATAGAGAAAAAACTTATCATTATGATAAATTTATATTTTTTAAAAATAATGGAATAAAAATAATAACTATATGGGAAGATGATTGGAAATTTAAACAAAATATTGTAAAATCTATTTTGTGTAATGCTGTAAATAGTAATCAACAAAAAATAGATGCAAGAAAATGTGAAATAAAAGAATTAAATACTTTAGAAAAAACTATTTTTTTAAATAATAATCATATTCAAGGAAATTGTCCTTCTTCTTTTAATATAGGTTTATTTTATAATGAAGAACTAGTTTCAATAATGACATTTGGAAAAACAAGATTTATTTTGGGGCAAAAGTCTAAAGAAAATGAATATGAATTACTTAGATTTTGTTCTAAATTAGGATATAATGTAAGAGGCGGGGCTTCAAAATTATTTAAATATTTTGTGGATAATTACAACCCTATTAAAATTACAACATACGCAAATTTAGATATTGGTGATGGAAATATATATAGTATTTTAGGATTTGATGATTTAGGTCATACTAAAATAAACTATTGGTGGACTGATTTTCAAAAAAGATATCATAGAAGTAGTTTTATGAAACATATTTTAGTAAAGAATGGTGCAGATCCAAATAAAACTGAAGCAGAAATAATGCAAGAAAAAGGTTATGCAAGAATATGGGGAATAGGAAATAATAAGTATGTATGGCAAAATAAAAGGATTAGTATTTAACTAATCCTTTTTTAAATGTCTAAGTTTTTTTACACAATAGTTTCGTCCCAATTATCAACTGCAATTCCAAAACCAGTTATTTTATAAATTTCTTCTGATTGATACCCTAGCGCAGGTTCAGGTAAAGCTGTAGTAGGAAATACATTATAACATTTCCATTGCCAAAAAGGTCTTGCAGCTCTATCATACATAGTTATCAGCATCCAGGGCGCAACATAATCTGCCTTCAATCCCGTTCTTCCTGTAAGAGGATCGTAAACCAAGTCACACCATTTTCTTAATGTTTTAAGAATATATGCGCTTGGAGTTCTATCTAAGTTTACTTCAAAATCAATAGTTAAATCCATGGTTGTTTCTGAAGGTTTTGCGCCAGCAAATCTTCTAGCGGCCCATTTATAATACTGTGTTACGGCGCTTGTGGGAAACTTATGTGATTTCAAACCGCCTATATTTTGTACATTTTCTAGTAATAAATCAGTATCTTCATCAGAAGCTCCTACACCTGGAGGTAATTGAATTTGTATAGTAAACAAATTCAAATATACTGGTTCATATAATTCTTGAGATGCTCTAGAGTTTCTAAAATGGCTTAATCCGAAACTACCTTGACTGTTAAAATCTGCCATAATTTTTTATTTTATTTTATTTATATTTATTCTTTTTTATTATGTTAAATTGAAAATCCGCCTGAACTTATACCTTTATCTCTATTTAATGTAATTCTATTAACTATCTTACTTAATGCTCCGGTTACCCAAACTCCTATATCAATTATTCCAAATCCTTCTCCTATAATGTCTGATGTATTATTAGATTCATCCATTGTAATTTCATATTTTTCAATTGCACCAGCATCTTTAGCTGTTTCAAGAATAGGAGTAATTGAATTTACAATGTTTAATCTTGTTATTGCATTATTACGTGTATAAACATAAGACTGTAATACTTCATCAAACTTTAATTCAAGAGTATTAAGAAGTTCTCTAACATGTAAGTTGTTAAAATCACTCTTTACAGTTTGGAACGCAGTTGCATTTGAATAAATCATTACTTGTCCAGATGATGGTTTTTCTATAATTGAATTGTATCCAAATGGTTCAAGATAATCTCTATCTTCTTTATCGATATTGTATTCTACACCCGCAATATTTGGATTAGAAAGAATACCTTGTCGATTAGCTACAATTGCATAAGGATCTCCTCCTAAAAATTTTCTTACATATGCATTAGCTACATCTGCTGCCGGAGGAACAGTTATAATTTTTCCTCCATCATTATATTTTAAGAATGGACCAAATATTCCGGAATATTTAGAACCATTTTCTTCTGTTGGGAAACTAAATTTAAATGATCTCGGCATATCTGGATTTCCACCTTGCGGAATATACATTGTATTAAAAATTGGAGTAGGATCAACACCATTTACAAATGTGTCGCAGAAATATGGATCGGCAGAAGATGCAAACTGAGCCATAGATGGAGCATTAATAATAGCAGTTGTCTTTCCTCTAGCTTTTGCTAATCTTGAAAGATACGCCTTTCCACCCATTTCAGACCTAAGACCATATGCCATAGTATCAACAATATAACGATACTGTATCATATCTGGATTTGTTAATCCTCTTCTAACTCCAGGATCTTCTAGCATTCCATAAATCTTCTTTACACCTTCTTCTACAGAGGGCGCTCCTGATTCATCAAATCCAGGAAGATGCCTATTTTTAAGAGTTAAACCATCTAATTGAATAAACTTATAGTGTGTAGCAATAGATGCGTCATCTATAGATTTTTGAACTGTAAGGCAACAACCTCCTCCATCTTCAGCCGGTTCAGCAGTTTCTATTACATATCTAGAACCATCAAATATTTTAGAGGTAACATATGTAACTCCGGGAATTTCACCAGAAGCAACTTTTTTCTTTACCAAAGAACCTACTGTTATCATTGCGGCGTCAGATACAGGAACATAAAATTTCTTGTATGTTGAATCTGCTACACTAACATCTGGATTTAAGTGAATTATAGCATCACTTACATCTATATCATAACTTAAGAATACAGTTTTAATGGGTGTTGAATCATCTTTATCAATCAAATTGTGCCCAACCAAATCAACTTGATATGGAGTTTCTGTTGTTCCTTCACCAATAACCCATTTATTTACAGATTCATTCCAATTTAATTGATCTAATGCTTGATGATTGATGTTCATCAATATTCCTGTTAAAGGAGTTGAACCATTAATTATAGTTTCAATATACTGTTCAGAACCGGTTTTATCCTTAAAGTCTGGAATAATACATCCCACCCACGATCCAACTAAATTAACATTCGCAGAATTTAAGAAATTTTGCAGTTGATTAGGAATAATTCCGTTGGCGTTAAAAAATTGTGAGTAATAAGGATCAGTTGATAACGCTGAATAATTTGTCCAATCACCTTCAACTGCAATAACCTGAATAAAGAAATCCTTTATTAAATCATACGGTCTAATCCATTCGTATGGAATATTATTTTCTGAGCCATACCAATCTTTCGCAAATACACTATACTGTGATAATCCTTGAGCTTTTCTTATAATGAATGATAATTTCTTAGTACTTAAATTTACTAATTGAAATAGAGGAGCTTCTAGAGCAGAAGCTGCTCCATATCCATTAACTACTACACCCTGTAAATATTCTGGATCAGGTGTCCAAAATCTTTGACGATTAAAGAAATTAACAAATAAATCATTTTTTGCATCATTATATAATGAAACATCTTCCTCACTCCATGAACTTAAATTTAAACCAATATATTCCACTTCATCTCTTGTAGGAGAATTGGGATTATCATCAACTTTAAGTAAGTTAATGGCAAAAACTGGAGATGTTAATAAACATGTCTGCAATGATCTATGAAAAAATGATCCCTTCTTTTCCAATTTAACATCTAACGGGCCATAAAATCTTTCTAAATCTTTTGTTGATCTTATAAAAACCGGTGTATTAAAGGGCCCTTGTGTAGAAAACCCGGGGACTAATCTTAATGATTGAGTTGTAACTGTTATACGTTCTGTATTATCTATCTCTATTGTATAGACTCCAGCTGATTTAAATTGTGATAAGTCTAATGAAACTCTTGCCATATTAATTTAATTATTTTTATTCTATTATGAATCTATTTATTTATTCATAAAAAATAGTAACATTCTTTTATTATATATTTTACTTAAAAAAATAAAAAATAACTATTTTTTATATATGAAAATTTTTATCAAATGTAAAACTTGGTTTATATTTATATGTTGTTTGTTTTCTATATATCTTTCTATAAATTTCATCTAACTTTTTTGCATCATTATCTTCATCATTAAGATAAATATCATGAAACATTTCATCATTAATATCAGTATTTTCTGTATATTCTTCAAGTAATTCAAACATTAATTTTTTAACATCAGATTCTTCCATTTCATTTAAAAAATCATATAGCCAATCTTCATAGTCTTTTTCTTCATACAAATGAGATATGTTTATTGTACTCATTGCAATGTCATCATGACATCCAATTCCTCTCCATTTTCCATTTTTTGTTTTACCAAATGATTTAAATTCTTTTATTGTTTCTTTTTCATTTAATATTAAAGTTTTTTCGTTAACTAATTTTTTTGATAATTTGCAGAATATATCTTTATTTTGTCCCGTTACTTTAAATCCAGGTTTTTTTCTTGGCGTTTTTTCACCGGGAATAGGTTTCGTATGATATGTGTGTAATATAACTGATTCGTCATATTTGCTGTGATTTGCTAATTTATCTAAGAAATACTTTCCATTAAAATTCATTTCTATAATTACTTTACAAAGTTCTGAACCAAATTGATCAAAAACTAAAGCTTTCGTTACATTTGCGCAATTTTCTTCATCTTTTATATTATCTCTATATAAACCAACTTGTACTAATCTAAACATATTTTTAATGTTTAGTTTATCCTTTTTAAGTTTCTTTAAACTGCTTATACTCTTTGGTTCAACTTTGAATATATTACATACATTATAATCATTATCTTTCAATTCATCTTCATCTTTTCCTTCTCCTGTATCAACGCTTAATACGAATCTATATTTTTTAGAATCAAAAATATCATTTGGATCAAAATTAGGATGCCATTTTAAGTTTTTATATAAAGATTCGTCTAAATCTGTTCTTTTTAACTCATGAAAAACATATTGCTTTTCTATTTTATTCATGAACATTAAATCATTTCCACGTAAAAGAAGATTCGAACCTCCTACATTAAAATTCAATTCAAACTCTTGAGCGAAATTTTCCTCTCCAAAATCAGCCATCGTTTTCTTTCTCCATTCTTCATCTCTTCCGGGAACTTCCCACCAATCAACTCTAATACCGACAAAACTATTTAACCCCTTTTGTGATTTATCCCATATTTCAAAGAAAATATTATCAGTACCATTTGGAGTAGATGAAATGATACATTGAGAAATATTTGATGAAGAGAGAGTAGGATAAACAGATCTCCAGAAATCATTTGCTATTGATTTTTGTATGTGAGCAAACTCATCCGCGTAAAGTACATGAATAGTAAAACCTATTTGAGCGGTTTTCGTTGTAGCTTGAGATGTTAAAAAGCAACCATTATCAAGCCTCATTCCACCTGAACCTATGTTTATAATTCCTGGCTTTAAAAAGAAAGGGAGGCCTTTAAAAACATCTGTAACTTTACTTACTATCTCAAATGCAGTAGCTTGTTTATTAGCCAAAATGGCTAAATTTCTATCATAATGAAAGCACATATACCAAGCAAAATAAGCTGTTATGGTTGTAGTTTTTCCTGATTGTCTGCTTTGAAGCATTATGATATTTCTAACTTTAGGAACTAAATCATTAAGTTTATCATCATATGTTTCATCTGCTAAAGCTCTTAATATTTTCTTTTGATAACTTCTTAATTTAACAACAGTTCTACCTTTATCTGTTAAAAATCTACAATATTTTTCAACAAAATATACAATATCACGAGAGCACTTATCAAATTCATCTGTTTCCTCTGAAGTTAATTGGAATAAAATATTAGCAGCTTTTAACTCAATATCATTTTCATGAAAACAGGACAAATCTGTTTGGATACCCATGCGCAATTTATCTATTGCTTGTTGTACAAGCTCGCTATTCCATACTTTTATAGAAGGCATATTTTAAGGAATATTAATATTAGGAATTACTTCTGCGTCATCAATATAATCATCATTATTATTAAAGACATTGCTTTTGGCATCTTTTACTCTTTTTATAAGTTCTTTAGTTCCTCTTGTGACAACACCTCCATCACCAGATTTTAAAATACCTACACTTTGTTGAGTAGGGCCTAAAGCTTCTGTTCTTTTTTCTTTTATATCTTCTTTAAATGATTTATAAGTTTCTTTTATAGCTTCAACTGTTTGTATGAGTTGTTTATTTAATTCACCAACAGTTTTTGACATTGCGGCAAATACTTCAAACATTCTAGCATTTACCATTCCGAGATTAATCTGATCAATTAAAGCTTTTTGCATTGCCTCATTTGTACGTAACTGATAAATCATACTACCAAGAGATATAACATCTACTTCAAGTTTATTTTTCAAATATTCATTATTTTCTATCATATCTTCTGGAATAATAAATGCTATGGCATTTGTTATCATGATACGCGCATCTTCTTCACAATCTTTTTTTAACTGATCAAAATCAACATTTGTCACAGGTTCTGCTTTTAGCCCCGGAATATCCTCTTCTGGTTTAAGAACATTTTTCTCTATGTTATCCGGAGAACTATTTAACATCTTTTCCAATTCTTTTCTTTCTTCTTTTAATTTCATAGTTATTTTTATTTAATTAAACAAATTTATATTGCAAATATATTTATCTATGTTTTGAAATATACGGAAGACGAAGAATAGGATCTGCATTATCTCCAATAATAATTTGACTACCATTTTTACTAAAGTATGATAGTAATTCACCTGCTTGTCTGTCTTCTTCTATTGTAGTCGTAAATAATCTTATGTTGGTTAAATAAGAATCTGATTTATTTATAGTATATTTCTTAACATATATTTCTTCTGGATATAATTTAAGAGTTTTATATGAATTGATTTTTAATTTTGAATTTTTATCAGTCGGGTCACTTTCCCAAATATAAATTTTATATTGATTCCATGTATTTCCAATATTTACAACAATTGCATACCACTTATCATCTTCTAGTTTCTCATCCAATCTTACCACATATGAATTTTCATCCGAATAAGAGTGTGAATAATTAATAGAAATATATTGATTAGCAAAAATATTTACTCCTAACACATGTTCATCAAAATCATTAACTCCATCAATTATAGATATAGGATTTTTAACTTGTAATTTATAACCCCTTTGTGATACCCATTGACCAGGCGTAGGAGTTAAATTCTCTAAATATTCGATGACAAACGGATTAATTATACAATGATATCTAAGAGGATTTATGCTAATTGCAACAATTTTTGCATAAAAATTAAGAGAACCGGGTCTTGATATAACTACATTATCATCAATATTAATTTTTGAAAGCGTTGGTACTTTATCTATTGTTATAGTATAATTAGCTCTATTATATAGATCTTCATTATATTCCTCTAAATCACTTGGTAATAATGATGTAACTATATTTGTTATAGATGTTATATTATAATAATCATTATTTGAGATTAAAGGCTTAAACCAGGCTGTTACACTTCTATCTTTATCTGTATTTATAATATCTTCCACATTATATGTAATCGCGTTAAATGTTGACGATGTTCTCATATCATAAAATGATTGAGAAACTATAGTTCCATATATATCTATAGATTCTGAAACTGTTTCAAGTTTAGAATCAAAATTCTTATACATATCTTTTTCAGTTCCATTAAATTGACTAAATTGTGTATCATTAATTGCATCTTTAACTTCATTAGATACAGCTTTTCCAAATAATTCTTCTGCGCTTACAGTGTATTGATCTATTGTCTGTTTTAATTGCTGTCCTTCTCTTCTTGAAGCTTCTGGTTGATATTTTACTAAATGCACTTTCCAAGTTGTTTCTTGATCCATGAAACCTCTAAATAAATAGCTAGATTCAACTTGATACAATTTATTTGATAAAACCATATAAACTATATCTTTTTTCTGAGGCGCCGTTCCAACTCCAGCTATAGATTCCCAATATTTTTTATCTATTTGTATTTCAAATGGAACTTCATATTCTAATCCCATTAAATCATATGTGTACTTACTATCAGGAACTGTACCTTGAGGTATAATAGCTTTAATATCTAGCGGGCATTCTTCGACATTTGATAAAGTATATTCTTGAAAAATAACATCTTTTGAACGTTGTTGAGGAATTGCTCTGAACCATTTAAAGTCATAACCTAACATTTTATTTGCTAATGTGTTTAATGCTAAATAATTCTGAACAGATTTTGTTAATTTATTTACATCAAAAACGACATTAGTTGTAGATGCACCAACAATTCCCGTAACATCATTCATCTTTTCGTTGTTTGTAATTTCACTGTTTGAAACAAGTTGTTCAGGATTTGCGGCAGTTAAATTTTCTTTATTTATATCATTATTAGACATTAAATAGCATATTTATTTATATATATTTAAAAAAAAGAGGGCTTAAGCCCTCTTACCATTTTCTTTCTAAACAACCCCCAATTGAAATGCCTTCTTCATCTAAAGGAAATATCATTTTCGTTTTAACATCCATTAAACATCCACATACTTCACAGCTTCTTAGCGTGGAGTTAAAATATTCACAAGATTCACAAATTTTAATTCTTCTTTTAGCTTCTTCTTTAACGCTTCTTCTGTATGGAGCATATATGTAGTACCATATCCACGATAAATATCCCTTTAGAATAAATGAAATTTTGTTCATATTAGCATTTTATTTTATTTAGCATATATAAATCAGCTCTTTTTGCATTATCTGAAATACATTTCATTTTTTCTATTATATCTTTATCAACTAAATCTGGATGTACATACCAATCTTCAAAACTACTCCAATCATCTTCAGCTATATTATTTACAACTAATACATATCCAAATGATTCAATATATTTTCTTGATAATTCTTGTATATCTTTGTTTTCATCACAATATTTATCGTGTTCAAATGTTATTATAGCAAATTTAACTCTTTCGAGAGGAATTTTCTTTAACACTTTAAATGATGTTATAGCAGGGTCACAATCTATTTGAAGATAATCATAAGTATTTTGAGTTAGTAGATTATTATAATTAATTTTTAGTGCATCGGCAGCAATTGCAATTGCGCTTCTTTGTTTCTTAAAATTTTCAATCTTATTTTCATCTATATCTATAGATACGCCTTTCCACCCAAACATTTTTTCCAATAAAACTGTATTATTATTGTAATAAGGATCTCCTGCGCCTAATTCTATAAACGTCCCCTCTTTTTTTCCATTTAACATCGAAAGAATAAACATATCTTGATAACACTGAGAATAATTTCTTTCTATTGTTTCTGCGCCAGGAAATTTAAGTCTCAGTTCATTATACAATTCTTTTTCATATGTAATTGCTTTCTTATAAGTTCCTCCTAATCTTGATAAATTATCTTTTATTGATTCTTTATAAGGAGAACCTATTAGAGGATTGTTTTCTAGTTTTCTAAAATATGCCAAAGATTCTTCAAATAACCCAATCCACCAAGCAGATACAGCTCTCTGAAATGTAAACACAAATTTTCCAGGATAACCTACATTTGTCAATAAAACTCTTTCATCTTTAAAATCCATTGTTTCTGCTAAACATGATGTAGTATAACAATCATGCCATTCTCCCATGAACTCATAAATTCTAGATAAATGAAAATATGCTTCAGGTCTATTAGGAATCAAAGCTATAGCTCTTAATAATGCTGCTTTGCAACTATGTAATCTATTTCCTTGTCTCTCTAAACAACTAGAAATTTTTATCAATGCTTCATATGATAATAAGTCATCTACACTAAATTCTGCAGCTCTTAAATAAAATGATACTGCAGAAGATAATTGGCCCAGTTCATCATATTTTACACCTAATTTAAAATTAAGAAGAGGATTTTTTGGATCATATATTAAATCAATTAATTCTTTCTTCATAACGATATCAAATTTTTAATGTCCACAAATTTTCCAATATCTTTCCACCATTTTAATACGAACTCAGACGATTCTTTATGAATTCTAAATTCATTTTCATTCTTTTTAATATTTAAATTTTCTTGATCATATGTTGTTTTTATTTTCTCGTTTTCTATAAATAGAGGCATAACATAAATTGAATTGGGATTTTGCTGATCTAAAAACAATATATTTTCAGTTATAGGCAATAGATTAGTTCCCGTTTTTTCTAAAATAAATTCTCCATTTACATAATATGTTGATAACAATTTATTTGCGTAATTTCTATTTATTAAGTAAGCACTTGCAGACCAATCATCCCATGATCTTCTTCTTAAACTTACAAGATTTAATTTATCTCTTATAAGACACAATTGTACGCATCTCCAATCAGAAGGTAAGTGATTCATTAAATCATTCCATGTAAAATTCCAATATTTTATAGTTTCTAGTGATATATCATCTTCCATTATTATTGCGTATGGTTCACTAGAATTTTCATACCACTCTTTTATGGCCTTTAAATGTGATGCCGTGACATTCAGATGCCATGGAGTTAATTGATGAATAAATTGTCCTTTAATAATATTACTTCTATCAGATTCTTCTGTAGATAATACGCAATGTGATTTTATCTTATACTCTTCAAATTGTTTTTCTAAAATATCTCTTCTTTCTTTATCTTTATAATGACTTATATAATAAACGGGCGGAAAATCTTTTAATTTATCTTCAACGGTAAGTACATGTTTAGGAGTAATTTTATTATTAATTTTAAGATTATCATATTTAAATCCAAAAATACTCTCAATTTTATCTTTTGGAACTCTTAAAATAAATGCGCTATTATCTTGAAAACCAAAGGAGATTAATAAATCATCTTTATATATTGCAGCTCCTCCACAAAACTCTATTAATCCTGTCATAAATTTAAATGGTTCACTTATAAAAATAAGATTCCAGTTATTATCCCACAATAATAATCTATGCTCATATATAGCGTCCTTTTGCTTTATTATATTATTAAATAGAAAAACTTGATGAATAAACGCCATTTTAAGACCCATCCAATTTATAACTTGAGAACCTCCTCTAAAATCTGGTAAATTAGGAATACGATCATTTGATAAATAAACAGTTTCCGCTATTCCAGATATTGGATCTACTTTAACGACTTGAGTTGGATTACACCATTTAACATAATGATAAGGCATATCTAGTATAGGCATCCAATTTTTTTCACAATATGAAGGAGGGCCTGGAGGTTCGGTTCTTAATCTAGAAACTTCTTCTACACCATCATTTTTTATTATTACTTCAGATAACTCTATTCTTCCTTCACCATTTGGAGTTGTATCTCTTCTAACACCACTTAAATATAATTTATTATTCCAGTAAACTAATCTAGCATCTTCTAATCCATGAAATTCCCACATAGGATTAGGAGAATCAAGCTTCATATTTACTTTGTAATAACTCTCAGTTTCATAATTGTCATTAAGAAAAAGTAAAAAATTATTAGTTTTAAGATGTATATCATTTTCTGGATGAAGATATGCTAAAGGCCCCCAATTATTATTAAATTTTTGACGAAATTCTGAGTGCCAAAGAGTATAATTAACATGTCTTAAATTTACAATAGGTTTACCATTATAAATAAAAACAGAAGGATTCATTAAGCCCGTTCCTCCTGTATCTTTTGATGAAATGATTAAAGGAATTATATCTCCGCCTTCTTCAAGAACAGTTTTACATAAATTTTTATTCATTTTTAACTGTTTTTATAATTATATAAAGCTATGAATAAAATGTTTTATATTTCAGAAATTATAATTTCTTCACTATTACAAAAAGCAGGAATATATGTTGTTTTCTTTACAATTTCACCTGTGTCTGGATCATTTATATCCTCTTCTATATAATGTTCAGATGTTAAATACTCTAGTACTTTATTATGAGAAAAAGAAAGAATGTCATTCCCATCGATTTCTCTATTATAATCTAAACGTATGAAATTAGGAATTCTTTCTACATAAATTTTTTTATTTAACATATAAGAATCTCTATCAGAAAACATTAGACATCTAACAATTATAATTTTTCCAGTAACATGTAAGGTACATTCTAATCTAATATATAAAGAAAGAGATGAATCTCTTTTTTGAATTAAGAGCGCCATAGTATTTTATTTTATTTATATTCTACAAGACATTGTTACGCCACTTGAACCATTATTTGATCCAGAATCAACTCCGCCAGTTCCAGCAGTTCCGCCATTAGCTTGAAGAGTTCCTACACCAGAACCAGATGTAGTTCTATAATAAACAATAACAACTCCACCGCCTCCACCACCGCCCCCTCCTGCAGAGTTAGAACCAGAAACTGCTCCATTACCGCCATTTCCTCCATTTGCTCTTATTACACCTGCATTATTTATGCTATATGCGTATACACAACATACACCAGCACCTCCACCTCCACCACCTCCATTTAATTGAACAGTACCTGATACCCAGTTTGCATCTTTACCAGCTCCTCCACTTCCAGCTAACATCCAAACAGTTCTGCCCCCTTGTGCTAGTGCTCCACTATCATTATTTATTTGACCTCCTCCGCCTCCACCAGATCCAACTCTAAATTGAATAGGAGAGTTTGTATTTATTATAACATATGTTCCTCCTGCTGCTCCAGATTGTGCAATACTTCCCGCACTACTAGCAACTCCTCCAGTGCCTCCATCAGAAGGAACGCCAAATTCAGGATATACTGTAGAAGAATAAGCACCAGTACCTGCTGTATTACCGCTTCCATTTTTTCCATCACAATTTATAACTCCTCCAGAGTTAATGACTAAATTTCTTCTAACTCTTATGATATAACCATTGGTAGTAATATTTCCGGTTCCTGTAACAGTTAAATTATTATAACTCATTTCTCTGGTTAATGATATTGATGTAGATACTGATACATCTCCATCGGCGCCATCTCCAAAAAATCCAACATATCCTATACCAGATGCATCTAAAATTGATTGTGTGCTTAAAACACCACTAGAATCAGCAACAACCATTTTTGATGTTCCAGCTAAACTACTTATTCTAGCTCCACCACTAACATCTAATTGATAACTACCTATAGTTTCTTTCCCTAATAATACTTGATCAGTGATAAATCCCATAATGCTTTATTCTTTTATTCTATATAATATTGTTAAGCCATTGCTTCCACTTGTTCCTCCAGAACCTCCTGTTCCAACAGACCCTCCATTTGCACTTAATGATGGTAGTGCTTTATAAGTTTTATAAACTAATATTGCGGTTCCGCCGCCGCCACCACCACCGCCACCTCCTGTGGCATTACTTCCAACATACCCATTACCGCCATTTCCTCCATTTGCTCGAATGTATGTAGACGTACCCGCACTAACATCATTGGCGAAAACGACACATATACCGCCTCCTCCGCCACCACCTCCTCCTGAAGCGTATGCGCTTGTGCTTGTTCCTGATGCTGTTGCTCCAACTCCACCAGCATTTCCATGCCAAACTGCTGTACCAGCAACCGGCGCAACTCTTCCAGTTGTGCTTCCATGAGCACCACCTCCTCCACCTCCTGCACCAGCTCTTATGAAGACGGGGCCGCTAGATGTAGCTGTTGTTGTAGAGCTCCCTCTTGAAGCCCCCGTACCATTAGAGTTTGCTGCAGCGCTTCTTTGTTCTCCCGCGCCTCCTGATCCAGGGACACATTGCCAGGGATATCTTGCAGCAGTCATTGTGCTTCCTCCTCCATTTCCTTTAGTTCCAGCTGCTGGCGCGTTTTGCCCTGCGCTTCCATCACAAGATATTATTGAAGATGCGCTCATAATTAATGTACCCGAAACTCTCACTATATATCCGGCTGTATTAAGAACAACGCTACCATTTAATGTTAGATTTCTATAATTCATTTCTCTTGTAAGAGTAGTTGAACTGGACAATGTTACATCACCATCTGAGCCATCTCCGAATATACCAACTAATCCAGTTGAATCAAGAGTTGATGAATATGGAGCAGTTGAAAGTAATCCACTTGCATCAGGAACAACCATTCTTGTTCCAGTGCCACTTAATGCATCTATTCTAACATTTCCGCTTACATCTAAGTTATAACTTGATAATAATGCGTTTCCTATTGATAATTTATCTGTTATTAAGCCCATAAAGCAATCATTTACATTTTACATGTTATATGTTATAACTATACCATTAGTTGCGGATGTTCCACCTGTACCATAAGATCCTGCTGATCCAGCATTTGCAGTAATAGTTCCTAATCCTGACCCGGTTGTTTTTCTGTAAAAAACTATAACAGTGCCGCCTCCGCCGCCTCCTCCGCCTCCAGCTTGTACAACACCACTAACATAATATCCGTTTCCTCCATTTCCGCCATTTGCATGAATTGAACCAGCATTATTAATAGTATTTGCATAAATAATAAGCACGCCACCACCGCCTCCTCCGCCTCCACCGCATCCTTGTGTAGAAGCACTTGGTACCACAGCACTTTTTCCAGTACCTCCAGCTCCAGCAGCAAAATCTACATTATAACTATTTGCAGCTGTAAATGATCCGGAACCAACAGCTCCACCGCCGCCTCCTCCAGCTCCAGCTCTAATTATAGGGGGAGGATTATAAGTAACGCTATTACTACTTGCTCCACCAGTTGCTCCAGCTGATGCGGACGTTCCAGCAGAAACATATACTGCTCCGTTACCTCCTCCCGAAGGAATTCCTATAAAAGGAAAAATTGATGAACTATAATAAGGAGGCGCTCCTCCAGACCCATATGCAGTTGCGGTTCCATTCCCGCCATTACCTCCATCACAAGCAATATGCCCGCCCGAATTTATAGTTAATGTACCAAAAACTCTTAAAACAAATCCAGCGGTATTAAGCCACACATTGCTATTTATGGTTAAATTATAATAATTCATATCTCTTGATAGAGTTGTACTAACATCTAATGTTACATCTCCCAATGAACCGTCTCCAAACAATCCATATACTTTAGGAGGTGTTGGAATAGATGATGTTGAAAGAGACCCGTCTGTTCCAACTGTAACTACTCTATATCCCGTTCCTTTAAGAGATGAAATAATAGCGTTTCCACTAACATCTAATACATTAGATGTTAAAGCACTTTGATTTATAGAAGCTTTATCTGTTTTAAATGCCATACTAAATTTTATGAGAATTTTCCTTTATATGTCCATGTTCCGCTTACTCTCTTTTGAAACTCGAGATCTCCAGAACCATTAATAAGCCATCTCCAAGATCCATCTGTATTGGGATCTCCTATATAATGATAATAATTTTTTGAAAGTATACTATTTCCTGCTATACTTACATCACCGATAACAGTTAATCTTGCTGTAGGATTAGTAGTATTAAGACCTAAATATCCTGAGCTATTTATTCTTGCATACTCTGTAGAACTAGTTTTATCTGTAAATCTAATACCACCTGTAGCCAATCCTCTTATTTGAGCTCCATTACTATTATCTGTTGATAGTGATATAAACGCTTCACCTCCGCCAGTTCTATCTACATATAATCCTCCATTTGCGCTACTAATAACCAACCCATAAACACCGCTAACACCTGATAAAATATTTCCAACACTTAAAGTACTTCCAATAAATACATTTGTAGAAATACTAGCATCACCAGTTACTCTTAAAATTGATCCATCGAATAATAGATTTGATTCAGCATTTATAGTAGTAGAATTAACAGATGTTATTACTCTATTATCTGCAGGATTTGTGTATGATGTAATACCTGCGTTAGTTCCAATAATTCCTTGAACTCCTTGAGTTCCTTGACTACCTATAGCACCTTGACTTCCTATAGCACCTTGACTTCCTATAGCACCTTGGCTTCCTATAGAACCTTGACTACCTACAGCACCTTGAATACCGATAGTACCTTGGCTACCTACAGCACCTTGGCTACCTACAGCACCTTGACTACCTACAGCACCTTGAGTTCCCTGTCTTCCTTGAACTCCTTGAGTTCCTTGAGTTCCTTGCAATCCAGTGCTTCCTTCCAGATATCCATTTAACCAAAATACAGTATGCGAATTTGAACTTCCAATTGAAGCATTTGGAACAAAAGTTGAGTTAGTATAAGAATAGAGAATATTGATTGAAGTATCTATGTTTGAATCTTTAGTTCTTAAATTTACTATTGACGAGTCTTCACTTACATGCCAATTCCAAAGAACATTGTATGAAGCATCATTAACCATGCCTGTAGTTCCTTGAGTTCCTTGACTACCTACAGTACCTTGACTACCTATAGCACCCTGACTACCAACTGCTCCTTGACTTCCTATAGAACCTTGACTACCTACAGCGCCCTGACTGCCCAATGTTCCTTGAGTTCCTTGTCTTCCTTGAACTCCTTGAGTACCTTGTGTTCCTTGCAATCCTGTACTTCCTTCTAGATATCCATTAAGCCAGAATATAGTATGCGAACTTGAGCTTCCAATTGAAGTATTTGGAACAAAAGTTGAGTTAGTATAAGAATAGAGAATATTGATTGAAGTATCTATGTTTGAATCTTTAGTTCTTAAATTTACTATTGATGAATCTTCACTTACATGCCAATTCCAAAGAACATTGTATGAAGCATCATTAATCATGCCAACAGTTCCTTGAGTTCCTTGTCTGCCTTGAACTCCTTGAGTTCCTTGACTACCTACAGCACCCTGACTTCCTACAACACCTTGACTTCCTATAGAGCCTTGACTTCCTATAGCTCCTTGACTACCCAATGTTCCTTGAGTTCCCTGTCTTCCTTGAACTCCTTGTGTTCCTTGAGTTCCTTGCAATCCAGTGCTTCCTTCCAAATATCCATTTAACCAAAATATAGTATGTGAACTCGAGCTTCCAATTGAAGCATTTGGAACAAATGTAGAATTTGCATAAGAATAGAGAGTATTGATCGATGTGTCTATATTTGAATCCTTAGTTCTTAAATTCACTATAGAAGCATCTTCACTTACATGCCAATTCCAAAGAACATTGTATGAAGCATCATTAATCATGCCTATAGTTCCTTGAGTTCCTTGTCTGCCTTGAACTCCTTGAGTTCCTTGACTACCTACAGCACCTTGACTTCCTACAACACCTTGGCTTCCAATCGCTCCTTGACTACCTATAGTACCTTGGCTTCCAATAGAACCTTGGCTACCTACAGCTCCTTGACTACCTAATGTTCCTTGAGTTCCTTGTGTCCCTTGTGTTCCTTGCGCGCTAACACTTAATTCTAAATACCCATTAACCCACTCAAAATCTGTACCAAACGATGCCTCAGGAATAAATATTAATCTTGCATCAATTGATTTAATTGCCCGCCATTTGCTAGCATCATTTGAACTTGGGTCATAAACTAAAACATAACCACTAGAAACGTCTGTTCCAATAGAAACATCTAAAAGATTTCTCAGATATGTTGTTCCATCTGCAGAAGTTCCTTGAACGCCTTGAGTTCCTTGTCTTCCTTGAACTCCTTGAACACCTTGTGTTCCTTGACTACCTACAGCACCTTGACTACCTACAGCGCCCTGACTGCCCAATGTTCCTTGAGTTCCTTGTCTTCCTTGAACTCCCTGAGTACCTTGTGTTCCTTGCAATCCTGTACTTCCTTCTAGATATCCATTAAGCCAGAATATAGTATGCGAACTTGAGCTTCCAATTGAAGTATTTGGAACAAAAGTTGAGTTAGTATAAGAATAGAGAATATTGATTGAAGTATCTATGTTTGAATCTTTAGTTCTTAAATTTACTATTGATGAATCTTCACTTACATGCCAATTCCAAAGAACATTGTATGAAGCATCATTAATCATGCCAACAGTTCCTTGAGTTCCTTGTCTGCCTTGAACTCCTTGAACGCCTTGTGTTCCTTGGCTTCCAACAGCACCTTGGCTACCAACTGCTCCTTGACTTCCTACGGCACCTTGACTACCTAATGTCCCTTGAGTTCCCTGTCTTCCTTGAGTTCCTTGAGTTCCTTGAAGTCCAGTGCTTCCTTCCAGATATCCATTTAGCCAAAATATGGTATGTGAACTTGAACTTCCAATTGAAGCATTTGGAACAAAGGTTGAGTTCGTATAAGAATAAAGGATATTGATCGATGTGTCTATGTTTGAATCTTTAGTTCTTAAATTTACTATTGATGAATCTTCACTTACATGCCAATTCCAAAGAACATTATATGAAGCATCATTAATCATGCCTATAGTTCCTTGAGTTCCTTGACTTCCAATAGCACCTTGGCTACCTATAGCACCTTGACTTCCTATAGAACCTTGGCTACCAACTGCTCCTTGACTACCCGATGTTCCTTGAGTTCCTTGTCTTCCTTGAACTCCTTGAGTACCTTGAGTTCCTTGAGTTCCTTGCAATCCAGTGCTTCCTTCCAGATATCCATTTAACCAAAATATAGTATGTGAACTTGAGCTTCCAATTGAAACATTCGGAACAAAGGTTGAATTTGTGTATGAATAAAGATTGTTTATTGAAGTGTCTATATTTGAATCCTTAGTTCTTAAATTCACTATAGAAGCATCTTCACTTACATGCCAATTCCAAAGAACATTGTATGAAGCATCATTAATCATACCCGTAGTTCCTTGAGTTCCTTGTCTACCTTGAACTCCTTGAGTTCCTTGACTTCCAACAGCACCTTGGCTACCAACTGCTCCTTGACTACCTATAGCACCTTGGCTTCCTACAGCACCTTGGCTTCCAATAGCACCCTGACTTCCTATAGCTCCTTGACTACCCAAGGTTCCTTGAGTTCCTTGAAGCCCAGTGCTTCCTTCTAGATATCCATTAAGCCAGAATATAGTATGTGAACTTGAACTTCCAATTGAAGCATTTGGAACAAAGGTTGAGTTCGTATAAGAATAAAGGGTATTGATCGATGTGTCTATATTTGAATCCTTAGTTCTTAAATTCACTATAGAAGCATCTTCACTTACATGCCAATTCCAAAGAACATTGTATGAAGCATCATTAACCATGCCTGTAGTTCCTTGAGTTCCTTGTCTGCCCTGAACACCTTGAACTCCTTGAGTTCCTTGACTTCCTACAGCACCTTGACTTCCTATGGCACCTTGACTTCCAATAGAACCTTGACTACCTAATGTTCCTTGAGTTCCCTGTCTTCCTTGAACTCCTTGAGTACCTTGAGTTCCTTGCAATCCTGTGCTTCCTTCTAGATATCCATTGAGCCAGAATATAGTATGTGAACTTGAGCTTCCAATTGAAGCATTTGGAACAAAAGTTGAATTAGCGTATGAATAAAGATTGTTTATTGAAGTGTCTATATTTGAATCTTTAGTTCTTAAATTTACTATTGACGAGTCTTCACTTACATGCCAATTCCAAAGAACATTGTATGAAGCATCGTTAATCATGCCAACAGTTCCTTGAGTTCCTTGAGTTCCTATAGAACCTTGACTACCTACAGCACCTTGGCTTCCTATAGAACCTTGACTACCAACTGCCCCTTGACTACCCAATGTTCCTTGAGTTCCCTGTCTTCCCTGAACACCTTGAAGACCCTGAGTTCCTTGAGTTCCTTGTGTTCCTTGCAATCCTGTACTTCCTTCTAGATATCCATTAAGCCAGAATATAGTATGCGAACTTGAACTTCCAATTGAAGCATTTGGAACAAAGGTTGAGTTCGTATAAGAATAAAGGGTATTGATTGATGTGTCTATGTTTGAATCTTTAGTTCTTAAATTCACTATTGACGAGTCTTCACTTATATGCCAATTCCAAAGAACATTGTATGAAGCATCATTAACCATGCCTATAGTTCCTTGAGTTCCTTGTCTACCTTGAACTCCTTGAGTTCCTTGACTACCTACAGCACCTTGGCTTCCAATAGAACCTTGGCTACCTACAGCACCTTGACTTCCTACGGCACCTTGACTACCCAACGTTCCTTGAGTTCCCTGTCTTCCTTGAGTTCCTTGTGTTCCTTGCAATCCAGTGCTTCCTTCCAGATATCCATTTAACCAAAATATAGTATGTGAACTTGAGCTTCCAATTGAAGCATTTGGAACAAAGGTTGAATTTGTGTATGAATAAAGATTGTTTATTGAAGTATCTATGTTTGAATCTTTAGTTCTTAAATTTACTATCGATGAATCTTCGCTTACATGCCAATTCCAAAGAACATTGTATGAAGCATCATTAATCATGCCAACAGTTCCTTGAACTCCCTGTGTTCCTTGTCTACCTTGAACTCCTTGAGTTCCTTGACTTCCTATAGAACCTTGGCTGCCAACTGCACCTTGACTTCCTACGGCACCTTGACTACCTACAGCACCTTGACTACCTACAGCACCTTGACTACCTACAGCACCTTGACTTCCTACAGCACCTTGACTACCCGATGTTCCTTGAGTTCCCTGTCTTCCTTGAGTTCCTTGTGTTCCTTGCAATCCAGTGCTTCCTTCCAGATATCCATTTAACCAAAATATAGTATGATTGCTAGATGAACCAACAGAAGTGTCTAATATAAAACTTTTATTAGTTAAATAATTATAATTTGCGTTATCTAAATGATAATATTCTCCAGCACTACCACCTTGCAATCCAGATAAACTATTATGATCTGTAATAACAGATGCTGAAAATGACTTATCATATGCACTTTGTATTTGTATGATTTGATTATTTCCTTGTCTTACTATTATCTTTGCGCTTAAAGTTGCGTATGCTTTTAATAAACCGGGTATATCTGAAGGCACTGAAGCTTGTTGCGCATTTTGAAGTGAAACTTCATTAGCATTTCCATATACAACATGAATGGAACCATCATGTACAACATAAACCCAGTGAATTCCATATCTATTTGTGCCAAGATTTTGTAAATTAGTACCATTATCATATTGAGTATTACTAACTTGTGTTTGACCAGTTGAAGAATTCCACACTCCACTTGAATGATACCATGTAGTAAATTTTCCGCCAGCAGAAGAATCAAATGAATCGGTTATGAATCTGTTAACAAGTTCAGCCCAAATAACACCAGCAGAAACATTTATTTTTCTATCACCAGAATCACCTGTTATTAATCCAGATGCTCTCTCAACTGGAAATCTTTCTTCTCCAAATAATTGAACTCTTCTATCAAAATTCCAAACATTTGTTCCGCATAATCTTGCTACAACATAATTACCCATTCTATAAGCTCTACCTATAGTAAATTCTCTTGTAAAATCTATAGAATAAAAATTTGTTGTAGCTAAAATAGATCCAGTTTCATAATCATAATAAATGTAATTATATGCATTATCTGTTAATGTTAAATTAGAAACACTTGGCCATGTAACATATTTAATTGGTGATGTAAGACCCGGGTCATCAGCATAAGAATTTGGAGAAGAAGAAATTATATGAACTATACCAGTTCCAGAAGAAACACTTATAGTTCCATCTCCATTGGGTGTTATGATACCTCCAGAAATGCGACCCGCCATTTGTGTATCTTCAAACCAGTCTTTAGCGGTATAAATGCATGCATCTCCTGGAACAGTAATATCAACTAATCTATCAACATAATCATATATAGCTTTTCCTGTAACTAATATAGAAGAAGAATCTTTAGTTATCTCTGTGGAAGAGTTTCTTATAGCTATTACAGGAGCAGTATTTGTCGAGCCTTCTATTAAAAGGCCATTTTTTATCTTAAATTCGCGAGCCATTTATTTTATCATTTTCTTTCACTATCCAGAAAAATATAAAATAATGGATAAATTCAATCATATGTAAAATTATCCCACTATAATATATTTGCAATTTGTACCTAATGATCCAGGTGACCATGATATAACAACATTTCCACTATCATCACAATCTATTGCCGGCCAAACTTGTTGATTTGATTCATAAACTGTTATAGATAGTGGGCCTGTTCCTAAACCATGTGTTACCGCAAGTATTCCAATAGATGCATTAGCTGTTCCATCAAATGTGCCAGAATATTTTCTTACATATCCAGCAACACCTGATACTGCTATCGTAATTGTAGATGCGTCTTCTGTTATTGTTGCACCAGATCCAGCAACTAATTTTTTGATATATGCTACATTATCAGTTTCGTATGCGTATATAGAAGCATTACCCGTTACATTAATGTTACGTACATCTTTTAATCTATTTAACGATAAATCATTAATAGCAGTATAAGCGCCATTTATTGATGTGTCTTCATTTCCTAATTTAGACCAAATTTGATTAAGTGAAGTATCTATATTTGAATCTTTAGTTCTTAATGCAACTATAGAAGAATCTTCACTTCCCAGTTTACTCCAAATCTGATTAAGTGAAGTATCTATATTTGAATCTTTAGTTCTTAATGCAACTATAGAAGCATCTTCACTAGAAAATTTTGTCCAAATTACATTAAAAGAAGCATCAAGTTGAGCCGCTGTATAATAATTCGTCGATGCTTGAAACGCCATTGTTCCTAATTGTACAGATTTAATCTGTAAATTATTTCCTGTTCCGGTTTCAAGCACTAATGCATATGGGTTTTGCGCAGAAACTGTGGCTGGGGCGTTTATGAACGCGGTTCCATGTAAATAAGTAGATGATTCAAATGATATATTTCGTAGAAATGATACACTTGAATCAAATATTGTATTAGGAGCCACAAATTTGGTGATATTCATATTTCATATTATTTTAGCTAAAATGATATTTTCATCATTTATAAATTATCAATTTTTATTTTATTTATTTATTCTTTGCTATTTTTTATGTTATGATATTCGAGCTTATGTGAACGTTATATACTTCTGATGTTGATGGAGGTGTAAAGAATGATATGTAATTTGTACTTGATCCTATAGTTATTCCTGGATAAATTATCGCATTTGTCATTGCGTCTGAAATTGTTATATTTTGTCTCATAGTGTTTAAATTATGTATTATCGGAAAAACAGTTGTGACATTATCGCCTATTATAGATGCGTCATATACTAACAAAGATGTTCCTGATGCTCCAGTTTCAAGTTTTACCCAACTACTATAACTTGTATAACTAGTTTCATCTGTTAAAAAATAAGGACCATTATATGAAGGATTCGAATCTGATACAACAGAAACAATTATACCTTTAAATAACCATACTAAACCTGCGCTATCTTTCCATGTTGAAGGATCTATTAGATCTGCTCTTGTGTCAACAACAAGTCTAGCATCCAATGGAGCCTTATTAAGTACTTCAAAGTTATTAGAAAAGTTAAATGTTCCTTTGTATCTAGCCATTAGTAAAATATTAAATCATTTTAAAATTCTAATCTAATTTGTGTTGCGCTTCTATCTGTTTGATTATATGTATATTTAGTGTAATTAATAACGTATCCCTGTATTGTCTCTGTTGTACTAGAAGATGTCCATTTTGTTAATGATGCTGCTGCTGTACCACCTTGATACTCCCATTGCCCAGAAACAGTGTTATATGTTCTAATACCTGTCAATGGATTATTTGTAGGCGCACCTATCCAAGCATTGGGTAACTCAAATGCTTGCTTATATCCTCCAACTTCTGCAACTAAAGATAGTGTTATTGGTCCTACAGTATTCATATCATATAATGTCTGTTTTGTCATTAGAGATATATCTACGGTTGTAGCGAATATAGGATAAACTCCCGTTATTGTTCTAGTTATCGTTGATGTATTTCCTGCTGGTAAAGGAGACATGTAATTATTTCCTTTACTATCTTTAGGTTGACAACCCGCATCATATGATACATACGAAGACCATGATTGATTTCCAAGTTTAATGTAATAAGATGACACTGTTTGTGAGTTGCTTAATGCAGAAGTATCAACATATGCAGGTAATCCTGTTCCAGAATAATTGTATTTATTAGGAGGCCCGCTTCTATATGGACTATCTGCACTATACTGAGGACTAATAGAACCTCTGTTAAATGTTGCTGAAAATTGAATACTAATGTTAGCCGAAACTTCTTGTAATGTGGACGATGGACTACTTATAACAAATGTAGCTGAAGGATTTGTCAATGTAGGATATGCTGTAGGAAATAACAGAGAATCCCATAAATAACTAAAAGTTTTGTTATTAAGTTGACTAACAGTAGTTCCAGCGGGAATTCCACCAACAGCTGAAGGCATTGTTATACTTGGATCAAGAGATGAAGTATAAATGACACTGGATATTATAGATGCGTCTTGAATAATTTGCCATTGATACAACTCATTTATAGATGCATCTGAGGCTCCTCCTCCACTTCCAGTTGCACCTTGAATACCTTGAATACCTACATTTCCTTGTACACCTTGAATAGCAGTACCTTGAGCTCCTTGCACTCCTTGTGAGCCATAACCAACATTACCCTGAATACCTTGTGATCCTATTCTTCCTTGAGTACCCTGTGTTCCTTGCGCTCCAACTTCACCCTTACAACCAACTACACCCTGTATACCTTGAGCACCTTGAGTTCCTTGTGTTCCTTGAACTCCTTGAGATCCAGTGTCTCCTTTTACGCCACGTTGCCCCTCTGAACCTTGAGCTCCTTGTATACCCGATAATCCTTGTGCGCCTTGTGTTCCTTGTGCACCTTGATCTCCAGCTTTTCCAGCGCTTCCTTGCACTGACATTCCTTGTGATCCTTGAATACCAATAGATCCTTGAACTCCTTGAGCACCATCATCACCCTTTAAACCTCTTGACCCTTGAACACCTTGCGATCCCACCAAACCCTGAGAACCTGCTAATCCTTGAGAGCCTACATCTCCTTTATCACCCTTAAGACCAATCATTCCTTGAGACCCCTGAGATCCAATAGCTCCCTGAGAACCAGCTAAACCTTGAATACCTTGATCGCCTTTATCTCCCTTCTGTCCCTGGTTTCCTTGAGCTCCTTGAACGCCAGATAATCCTTGAGAACCTATATGTCCTTGAACTCCTTGAAGCCCAATTGAACCAACTCTTCCTTGTGTGCCCTGAATACCTTGAATGCCGATAGATCCTTGAACTCCTTGATAACCAATTGAACCTTGAGCGCCAACTTTTCCTTGTGCGCCCGAAATTCCTTGAGATCCTATTTTTCCTTGAGCACCTTGTAACCCCAACGATCCTTGAACTCCTTGTGTGCCTTGAGCGCCAACAGTTCCTTGTGTTCCTTGTACACCTTGAGCTCCATCAGTTCTAATACTAACATCTAATAATCCAGAAGTGTCCCATATAAATTTATATCCTAATGAAAAATCTGGAATATATTGTGAACGTATATCATTTAATGAACCGTCTACATAAGATTTAAGTGTATAATCAGAAACATCTATGATAATGTTATCGCCATCCTGATAAACAATTACATTATTTATTCCTTTAAATGTTCTAAATCTTATTGTTGTGTACTCAGATGCATCAATTATATCAGCACATTCTACCTCTCCTCCAACATTAAAAAATGTTAATGAAGATGTGGGGATTTTTCCATAATGATTACTAAAATTTAAATAGTATTCTCCGTCTTTTCCCTGTAAGAAATCGGCATCTATAATAGAAACGTCATATATTATTGATGGAGTTGTTATCTTAGAATCATATATGATAGAAAAGCGATCAATATTTCCATCAATAACTTTATTTCTTGAGTATTTTACATGTAAATAAAAGTATTGATTATCTCTAAAATCTATTGAAGATAAATTTGTAATATTAAGAGTTTGCCATGGAGACCATGTAATATTATTAAATGAATAACAAAATTCTTTTTTTGTAAAATTGCCTACAATACCGTCTTCTCGAAAAGATACTATTTTTTCAATATTAACTATAGGAGAAGTGTTCTGAAATTCTATGGATGTTATATATGTTCGTCTATCATTAAAAATATATTGCATGAAAACATCTTAATTTTTATCTATTATGTTTTATGTGTATTAAAAATAAAAATGTTGAAGATTTGATCAAACTTCATTTTTTATTTTATTTATTTATACACTAAAATAGCTCAATTTTTGAACTATTAAATTTTCACTATTCTGATTTTAATATCACTATTTGGAACATTGTCGCATAGAAAATAAAGAGTATTTATAGATTGATCTTCACAGAACACACCGAAATTTGTCCATGTTAAATAATCTTGCTTTTTAAGAGGTGAAACAAAAAGTATATCATTCGTTAAAATAGATATATCCAGTGTTGTATCAAGTAAATAAGATTTTGTAGAAATATCCCAACCACTAGATAAAATAGTCATTTGAACAGATTTACTTTTTGTATTAACATAAGTCATTAAATTATTAATTGATGTATCAATATTACTTAAATTTGTTTGTAATCCTGTTATAGAACTCATTGGCTGATATCCTATATGATTTGATCTAGTTAAATAATATTTTCCTGGATAACCGTTTAACAGTGAAGCATTTATATAACTCTTTGAATCTTGAGTTGTATTTCTTTGTGTATAAGATTGAGATGTAGTGTATGGATACGATGAAACGTATCCGTCTGCTTCATTGTAGTTAATAACAATTTGTGATATATCTGAATCATCACTTTCTTTAGTATACTTAAAATGCAAATAAAGAGAGTGATTACTTTGTATATTTATAGATGTAAGCGCCAATTGAGTCAAATTTGTCCAGTACGACCAGTTTTGATTATCATAAGACCATCTGAATTCTTTTTTTGTGAACTTGCCAAGAACTCCCTTTTCAATAAAAGAAGTTATTTTATCAATATTAAATATTGGAATAGAATTTGAAAATTCTATAGTTTTGGCATAAACCTGTTTATCATCAAAAATATATTGCATATGAACATACCTTTTTAAATTATTTATTCGTAAAAAAAGTATTTAAAAAATAAATAGATAAAGTTTGAAGAGATTAAAAAATAGAAATGTATTCTCTTTTTTCTACTTGTTCAATTAGAGTTACAGTTACGCTTTCTGTTATTGAATTTTCGCTATCTTTTATTTTAACAATATAATCACCTGCCACCAATCCGATAAACTCTCCTGTTGCTTGCCATGTTGCGCCGTCATCAATGCTGTATTGATATGGAGCTACACCACCAGAAGCTTGAACAGTTATTGTGCCGTTATTTTTTGACTGTGTGGGGTGGGTGAAGGAAAGTGAATCAATAATAAGTGTATTTACCTTAAGTTCTCCTCTTATTTCAGTAGGTATTCCGTCTGTTACTGTAATACTATCAATTATAAAATCTTGATACCCTGATTTTGATATTACAAGAGAAAAAGGCTGATAATCATATAATTCTTTATATGCATTAGCTGTTTGCCCATCATAAATATGCCAACATTTTGCTGCAAAATATGTTACCTCCTGTGAATATGTTTCCCCAGAAAGTGTTTGATTAATTACACTATTATTATCTTTATCTTTCAGTGTTATTGTTGCTCCATTACCATTTTTAATATTAAAGTTAAATGTTGAATTAAGTTTGTACCGCCAACGAGTACTTGCCCAATATGAATTAGACTGAACAATGATGTCATGTGGTGCATTACTATCACATAATACCAAAGTCCTATCGTCTTCCCCACCCTGCAAATAAAACTTTACTGTTGAATTATCAAAAAATCTTATGTTCTTCGCATAAGCTCCCGAAGATGATAAAGGATTACAGGAAAGTGTCGCCAAATAAAGATCTATATATTGAATCCTGATAGACGTTGAATTTAAATTAAAGTAACTTGAAAAAAATTTTAAATGTTGGATGTCTGTATATATGCCATACGCAAGAGTATCAGGAAAATAAATTTCACAATTATATACTACGGACGTAAATGATGATATGTTTCCAAAATCTTTAACTCTTAATTTAATAAATTTTGAGTGATATAATTCAATTTTACCATTTATACTAAAAAAGGCAAAGGCAGGTTCTGATGTTCCCGTTTGTGTCCATACCATTGTTTTATTGTTCCAATAAATCGCATCAGTCTTACCAGAACGAAAATATGGTGAATTTGTTAATTGTAAATAATAAAAATATGCTGTAATTTTTTTTGTAAAGACTATGATTTTATCATAATCCCAGAAATATGTTGACGAACCATCTATTTTAACACCACAATTTAAAAAGTAAGCATTTTCGCTTTTTGTCACAACTCCCCATCCATTTGAAACATCAGCCTGATAAATATCCTCAAAGGTATAAGGATTGTTGTAAGAGTTGCCTTTAGAATCTCCTACCTCAAATTTAACGGTAATAATATCACTACTTTTAGTTATTGACATATTATAACATCTCCTTTAATAGATTTTCAACTTCTTGTTTTTCATTTAACTTCCAATAATAAGGATGAAACATTTTACCGACTTTAATTAATTCTTCATTAGATGGCTCTATCATTTGTGATAATTCATCCTCTAATTGAGCCAATTGCTCTTCTAACTTCTCGCGTTCACTCTTTTCCTTAGGTACAAGTTTATACTCATATCCATCTGGAGGAACCGGAACAATCAACTCTTTGTTATTTAAGAATTTAAAATCTGACATATGCATAACTTATTTTAGTATCTCGGCTTCATTTTTAAGAAAAACCAAACTTTTCTTACTGTATCTGAGCTTTCTACATAAAATTCTAATATATCATCCTTATTTAAGATTTTATTCCACGTAGAAATCGCATCACTACTATTTTTTATTTGACTTACTAATGATGGCTTTTCTGTTCCTGTTATACTAGTCGTAGATGGCCATTCACTATAAGTGCTCTTTCTAATATTTATTACTATATTTCCTGAAGTATCTGCCAATAAAGTCCAGCCTGCTATCTCACAATCAAAATCAATTTGTTTATATCCCTTTGAACCTGTCGATATATCAGAAAGCCCGGCATCAATTGATAATCCAGTGTATCTTTCTGTGTTATTTATTATTGATGATATCGAGGCATCAACATTTTGAATTTTTGTTGATAAAGTATTAAGTGATGTATCAATATTAGAGTCTTTAATTTTTAAAGCATTTAATGAACCATCAATATAAGGTGAAGTAATAGTTCCTGATATTGATGCATCACCATCTATTGTTAGTTTTGATGTTAAGTTATTCGTTCCAATTCCTATATTACCATTTACATATAAATTTCTAGAAATAGAAGCTTCACCAATTACATTTAAGATTGATCCGTCAAACAATAAATTTGATTCAGCGTTTATACTACTAGAATCTATGCTTGTAATTACTCTATTATTTCCTGGATTTGTATATGAAGTAATAAATGAAGAATTTGTGTAAGAATAAACATTGTTTATTGAAGTATCAATATTACTTAATTTTGTTTGTAAGCCTGATATAGTGCCTATTGGTTGACTACCTGTATGATTTGCTCTAGATAAATAATAGGCTCCAGTTTTTCCATTTAATGTTAATGCATCGTTTGAAGTTTGTTCTATAATATTAGTAGATTTTGATTCACTTGAAACTGTTGTCATTAACATTTCAGATGTTCTATAATGTAATGTAAATTGATTAACTTTTGAATCATTAGAACTCTTAGTATATCGTATTTGTAAATATAAAGTATTTTTATCTTTAGTGTTTATTCTAGTTACTGCATTTTGAGACAAATCTTCCCAATTTGACCAATATTCATTATTGAAAGACCATCTAAATTCCTTCTTTAAAAAGCTTCCTGATAAATTTTCACTATAATATCTTATGTTACTAACGTTCTCTAGTGGGTCTTCATTATATAATAATATAGTAGAAACATCCTCTACGCGTAAAAAATTTGAGAATTGTGTAAAAGATGAAGTTGATGAAGATGAAGATACTTTTACACTTTTCACTGGTGTCGCTGTAGATGCATTCAGCACAGGTATAGATACAAGAGAAGGAGCATTACTTATATTAGGCCCTTCTTCATATGTTAATGTGAACTGAGAAACATCTGAATCTGAAGTACCTTTAATATATTGAATTTGTAAATATAAAAAATATTTATTTGTTGTATCTATGTTTATAATAGAGCTTTGATTTAAGCTTTCCCAATCTGACCAGTGTTCAGAGTCAAATGACCAACGAAACTCTTTCTTTGAAAATGTTCCAACCGCATTATCGCTATAATATTTGATTGTCTTAACATTTTTAATTGGAAAGCTGTTGTATAGTGTTATAGTATAGTCTTTTTGTGTACGAGAAAAACTAGAAAATTGCATGAAATGACATTCTTTTTTATTTATATATTTTAAAAATATAAACAAAAAAAAGAGATACAGGAACGATCCTGTATCTCTCTTCAATAAATAACGTTATTTTTATACTATACCATTTTCTGACATATAATTATATAAAAGCTTTAATCCATCCAAACCCAATCCTGTGTAAGAGCTATAGTAATTGGATAGTACTATTTTTGGACTATTAGAAACATAAATCTGTATTTTATCAGAAAGATTCACAGATTTAAAACTTATATCAGGAAATATCATTTCTAGAAAAGCCTTTTTATTATGTTTATCTCCTGCTCCAAGAATTAATGCATTTTTTGCCATATTAAAAGCCTCTTTAAGTATAGAAACTCTTAATTGCTTCCATGGACTATCTGGAGAATTTCTTAAAGTAAAATTAAACATACTATTATATCTGCTTTCATCTATGTTCTCATAGTCCCAATGTCTTTCAGTGCTTTGAGGCAAAGGCTTTAAGTTGATAACTGCTGTTTCTGTTCGATACAATTCTTCTAATATATACTTATTTAAGAATAGTTTCCCTTGAAGTGACAATTGATCAAAAAATCTATTATCTTTATATCTTATAGCTAATGCCATTCTACTAATGCACTGTAAAAATATACTGTTTACTGGCAAATTTCCAATATGAAGAGGCACAAAACCTTCTCCAACTTTTAACGTTTCATAAGATGTCCAATCTGCTATAAATTTTTTAATTGTAGCTTCTGTATTTCCTCCGCCTTCTGCAGTTCCAAGCTCATTTCCAAAAACTACAATTTTGGCTTTATCAATTGGCCCGCCTCCAACACATTGAAATAAAACTTTCATCTGTGAATTAGTCAATAACATAACAGTTACGATTTCATTTTAAAATCTTCAAATGAACCATCTACAGTAAGCTTTTTAATTTCTTCTTTTATCATTTTTCAGCTTTAAATTCTTCAACTATATCCTTTGCTCTATTTAACCTATTAGTGCATTTTAACATGTACTCAACTTTTTTACGTCTATATTCATTTTTGTCTTCAAATATCTTAACTTTTGCCAATGAAAAGAAAGGATCTTTATGATAATTTGTTGCAAACTTTGGCCAATCATTTTCATATTTAGAATACTCAGATACTAATCTATCAACATTTTTATCTATGTAATTTGACCAATTATTAACAGAGTTCTTTACTATATCAATAAATGAAAAGACATTAGAATCTTTCTCCATATCAAAACTTTGAGTTACATTATCCAAAGTCTCTTCTAAATAATTTTTTATAATATAGTCTTCACGAAATATGCTAACCGTTCTAACTCCACGAAGATTAAGATACCAATCAGTTTTAATCTTAACCATCTGTCCATCTTCAAATTCTACAACCCAACCTTCAATATCTTTTTTAGTCTTTGCTTTCTCTAAGAGATCATCTAAAGTTACATTATTTAAAGCATTAACTTTTGGAATTTCATATGATTCTAATTCTGAGGCAGAAATAAAAGTTCCGTCAACATTGTTTCTTAAACCTATGAAAACAAGTTGTCTTTGAGGATAATATAGAACAATACGGTTATCAAATGATACATATTCAAAGAGAGGAGTATATCCTTCACTTAAAGATTTTTTCACAAATTCTTGAATACGAGTATCATCATTATAAATTTTCATAGAATTTATGATTTGGTCATTCATAAAAGACCCTATAGTTTTTGCGAATATTCTTCCATCGGGAAGTCGCATAAATGCTATAAGTGAACCATCAAACTTTTCAGTAACGTGCTTTATCTTTTTATTCTTAATTTTATAATACTGTGTAATTTCTGTTTGATTAATATTAAAAAACTTACGAAGCGCTAAAAATCTTTTGAAAAGAGACCCATCTTTATTGAAAACAAAAGTAACGCCTCTCATATCGTATGCATCGATTTCAGGAGAATCTTTTAAAGGAGTTTTAAACATCTCAGGTTCACACATAAAATAGTTGAATGTAACTACTTTATAATCATATAGATTGAACTCAATTTTATAAAAATTAAAGTTATGATACTCATTTACTATTCTTAAAGCGTCTTCATATGTTATTAAATAGTTCATATATTTTGTTTAAATTTTAATGTAAATATAATAAAAAAACGAATACAATGTACTCGTTTCTAAGAAAAAATTTATGCCCTAGAGCATTTTTTTCATTAAGTTATTAAAAATTAATATTTTATGTAATCTTTTTTATTTCCAGAAAACATTATCTTAAAGTTATAGTATTTAACTGAAGGATACAAGAATGAAGAGAAAACAAAACCATACATACTATTTTTATTTACAGTTTTTCTTATCATTCTTTGTTCTATCTTTAAAGTATCATATTCTACATAGTTTCTCATCCATAAATCAAGAGGTATCGAATCCATTTCATATTCGTGCAACTTATAATAAACATTTGATACAGCTGCATCTTTATCATAAAAGTTTCTCTCATAAACATTTACCATAATATGTTTATTACAGGAAGCCATTGTTAATAAAAATAACAAGCATAAAATAAAGTTTTTCATATTTTAGATAAAATTTTTTTAAAAAATAGTTCTTTTATTATTGTATAAGTACAATATACTATTAATGCATCTATCTCCCAATTTATAATAGGAGTATAAAATACAATAGAAAAGCATATCAATACAATCATTATAAATTTCAATAAATGCCAAAGATCTGTTACAAACACAAATATAGTACTAGATCCAAAAAACTTTTCTTTTGTAGCGCTTTCATCTTTCCATTTATTTTTCCAACTTAAAGCTGGATTAACCCACTTATTGTCTTTCCATCTATAAAAAATAGATTTACTAAAATGAAAAGATAAAGTATCAATCATAGCATCTAAGATGCCAACTAGTATAATTATAAATAAAGAGGTCATTTTATCATATTTTTTATTGCAAATATCAACATTACTAATGTAGTTAACAACAAATATCCAAAAGAAATTAAAGATACAATATTAAATATATCACTAACAGTTCCTTCAGTTTTTATAGATAATACAATAGAAACAACTAACAATATATAAGAAATAATGATTTTTATGAGACCATTCTTTTCTATAAGGTTTTTAAAGAATTTTTCAACTTTAGTAATCATAATAGCTTTTATTTTATTTATTTTTGTAAAGAGAGAACATACGTTACTATTTTAAATAACGTAGAATACTTTACTATATTTCAGATATATCAATATAACGCATAACTACTGAAACATTATTCTATTTTAATGTTTTTATTTTTTCTCAACTTTAGATAAATTTTATGCTTTTTGCTCGTAACTCTTCGTGTTCTAAACCTTCCGTCATAAAACCCAGATTCTTTTGCGGATTTTCTGTTTTTATGTTGCAATATTTTAAAGTTTATATTCATAAAAGTATATAAATATAATAAATTTTCTTGAATAGAAAATTTTTTTATTTATTCTTAAAAAAATTTTAACAAAACTTTAACATATAAAGTGAAACTTTTTCGAAAGTAACCATATAATTAGTACCTAAGCCCCCCGGAAGGTATAGATCTAGATTTATATCTAGAGCTTAGCTTAGAATATCTGGACTCTCAGGAGACTCGAGACACTCGGGGGCGAATTTCTTGAATTATTGAAAAATCTCTCTTGAGCGAGAATTCTTTACTGAAATATTTTTGTAAAATTTATTCTTAAAAATTTTTTAGTGTCAAAAAAATTTATTATATTTACATTAAAATTCTAAAAAAATGATCTATGAAAAAAAACTTGATACTTATAAGAGGGTTGCCTGAAATGGCACTAATATTAACGATGTGTCTTTAAGTACACTTGAATAGATAAAGAAAAGGTTTACTATTAATCATTAAACAATTAAATTATGAATCAAGATGATAAAATTTTAGGAGTTAATGAGCTTCAGGAAAATGGAGTATATTTTTCAAAAAACAATGAACTCATTAAGATTAAAAAAATTAATATAAGTGAAGACGTAATGGATATTTTAAATATCTCTGAACAAATAAATTATTATGGTCTTAAAGCATCAAAGCATAATCTTGTTAGGAGAGTAAAATAAAATGTTAAAATTGTAAAAAATGGAAACACAAAATGCACGTAATGAAAATATTATTTATAAATTTTCTAATTTTATTAAGAAGAAGTTTTTTCACAGAAATAAAAGAGAAGTAACTATATACATAGGAGAAAGAAAAAAACTTTCTATACCATATTATATTTCGGACGCGGCTACTTCTAAACTAAAAAAATCTGATATCGAATTTTTTACAGATTCAACTATAAATGTAGCGCTGTATCAACTAAACTACCCACCAGCTCTTAAACCAAAATATATTCAATTTTTAGTGAATAAAAAATATATCATAACCAATTTATCCCTTTTAGTAGAAAATGATATTCATGAAGAAAACTCATATGACATTTTAGTATACTTTGAAAAAGGAAACGTTATCAATTGGGATATTTTTTAGTATTTAAGTAATTATAAGTTAACTCTATATGTCAAAAGACATCTGTATTTTATGCACAGATGTCTTTTTATTTAAAAATATATTTTAAAGTATTAAAAATTAACAACTTATAAAAAAAATGCTCTAAAACATTAAAAAAAATGTTAAAAAAGTGTACATCGTATTCAAATTTTTATTATATTTACATTACAAAGTTAAAAACAAATAAAAATGGAAGAAAAAATTGCAAAATGCTTAATAGATTTCATAAAAATACTAATATTTAGTATTTTATATGTTGTAGCGAAATCTTTAGGTAACACTCCTTTGGTTGTAATTATTTCTATTGTAATTATTGTTCTATTTATAAAACTTTGCATACATATAATAAAAGTAGAAAAATGAAAAATTTTAATAGTTACTTATCAGATTTGCTAATGATTAGCATTTTATTTTTTGTAGCAACACTTTTAAATAGTATTCTTTTATTTGCAATTGACTCAATTATACTTATGTTTCTATTTATAAAAATTTATATAGATGTAAGAAAAATGTTATTCTAACTTAAAAATAAAGAAAAATGGAAAAACTTGGTGGATGCTTAATAAGCTTTATAATATTGCTAATATTTAGCGTTTTATATTTTGTAGCAATAATCTTAGGCAGCGCTCCCTTGCTTGTAATTGTATCTACTGTAATTGTAATTCTATTTATAAAACTCTGTATAGATGTAATAAAAATGATATTTTAAATTTTAAATTTTAAACAAAATGGGAACAAATGATAATAATGGCGGCAGTGGATGTTTAGTATACATGTTTTTCGCCTTTTTGTTTTTACTCTTTATATACTCGGAAATACAATCCTGGTTCGAAGAAGGCTTTTCGATCGGGTCTTTATTTTCAAGTTTTTTTGTTATTGTCATTATTTTAGCCTTTTTTATCATTTTCTTCATTATAAAATTTTTTAACAAAATTAAAGATTTATTCTAATGATAACAATAAATATTAATAGAGAAGAGTGCTCAATGAGCAATATGTATCGCCCGGATAAAAGGGGAAATCTTGCATTTGATAATCAGAATTCAGCCTTTTCTTGTTCAGATTTTGATTTAAAGAATGCTGGATTTGAGAATGGAATTGACGATCTATCATTTGAATTTAAAGTGAAAGATGGAAATGAAGAAAATATCTTTAGATATGTTGGGCTCACTAGAGATTTAAATGGAGATCCTATATCCTTTATATGGGAATGTGGAAAATACAAATTTTTAATTTTTAGTAAAAATGAGTAACGATAAAGTTACATTTAAATCTTTCATACCTCCAGGCTTAGTAATTATAAATGGTGTTAAATATGTAGTTCCAGGGTGGCATGTAGTGCCTATGGAAACTACTCTTGAAGAAGTTGAAAGAAATTGGATAAAAGAATCTGCTCCGAATACTTCAAATAATGATGTAATACAAGAAAAACGCAAAATAATTGAATATGTTACTTCTAGTAAAACTGGAGAAAAGTACAGAGTTATGTTCGATGGAAGAATCTGGTCATGTACGTGCGTAGGGTTTGGATTTAGAAAGCATTGTAAACACATAGAAGAAGTTAAGAAAAAGTATAATCATTCTTTAACAAAACTTTAACAATTTAAAAATTAAAAAAAATTTAACAAAATTTTTTTATTTCAGAGTTTTTGATTATATTTACATATAAATTTTACATGGAATATGAAAATAGCAGTACATACAGAAAACCAAGAACTCTTCAATACTTTTAGAGACTATAAAGATCCAAACTATCATGTTATAAATTTAACAGTGGATAGTTTGAAGAAATTGGAAGATGATGTTGATGCATACATTATATTAGATTCAAATTATACGCAAAAGATAGTTGATTCGGTAAAAAGATTTTATCCTTATGTTCCTGTAATTTTTATTAAAAATGCAAGTTCAAATATTGTAAGAGGAGTAGATATAGTAATACCATATTTTACAGATTATAACGATCTTGTTAAAGTTGTATTGTATAACGTAAATATGTACACTAAAACATTTAACACTCTTCAAAGACTTACATCAAAGCTTGGCGATAAAATAGAGTTTGGAGATTGTGTTTATGACCCATCAAATAGAACTCTTTATCATAATAACAAAGAAATAAAGAAACTATCCATAAAAGAAGGCGGAATTTTAGAAGTACTTTCATCAAATTATAAGAGTACTGTAAAAAAAGATATTATCTTAGAAAAAGTATGGCATAAAACAGATTATTTTACAAAAAGAAGCATGGATGTTTATATAACATATCTAAGAAATACTTTTAGAGAAAATGAAATTAATATGAATATTAGAAATATATCCGGAATAGGATTAATATTAGAATAAATGATCAAGTTTTTAACTATATTAATATTTATTTTGATAATAGTAACAATACTAGTAGAATTTCTATTTATAGATTTGTGTTTTATTAAATCATGTAACAAAGAAAAATTTTTAAAAATTTATCAAAATATATTGAGAGTTTTCTGGCCAACTATAATTATTTTCATTATAATTTGGATGATATATGAAGCCACTCTTTAATAGTAAAGAGAATACATTACATATTATTGATGGAAAAGAAGTGTGGGAATCTAGATCAGTAGTTGTAGCGGCTATTATTATAATGATGGATAAGAATAATAATCTTTTTGTTTTGGCAGAAAAAAGATCAAATAAAATGCTAAATGGGCAAAATCTTTGGTGTGTTCCGAGTGGATATATTAATTTTAACGAAGATGGATGGGATGCAATGCGTAGAGAATTATATGAAGAAACATCTTTTCTAATAAATAAATATAAGAATGAAATAGTATTTGATAATAATAGAGAACCATTTTTCATTATCACTAATCCAAATGATAATAATAAACAAGATATCATACTTTTATATTGTGTTATTTTAGATTTCTCTCAAAAAGAGTTCCCTAAGAAAGTTGAAGAATATAAATGTAAAGAAGTTGATGAAGTTAAGTGGATACGTATCGATAAAATATCAAGCTATGAGTGGGCATTTAATCATAATTATAGAATTTTAGAGGCTATAGAAAAACTTACTCCTTTAAGCAATAATAAATACACCTATAAATAATTAAGATTATGAAAAAGAAAGAAAAAGTGTTTTATTTAGATTATATGTGCGAACCGGGCCAAACTGTTCGGTGGACAGACATGGCAGGAAATTCATACATTGGAAAACTTATTTCTATGGATGAAAACTGTGTTGCTACTGTTAAATTACAAGACGGAAGCATAGTTACATATCAGTGTTAGAAAAAAAAAATAAAACTAAAACTACAAAATTTCATAGAATATAAAAGTATATTTATGAATCAAACTATTAATCAGTTATTTACAGAAAAGTTTCGTCCTAAAGATTTATCAACATTAATTGTGCCGGAAAGAATAAAGAAAGAATTATCAAGAGGCCTTGTTCAAAATTTATTATTATATGGTAGCCCAGGAACAGGAAAAACTAGTACGCTTTTTATTTTATCTAAACCTTATACGTCTCTTTATATAAATGCTTCATCAGAAAGAGGAATTGATACTTTAAGAGAAAAGATATCTAAATTTTGTGCAACTATATCTTTGGAAAATGGACGAGAAAAAATGAAATGTGTTATACTTGATGAGATTGATGGCGCTACTCCAGAGTTTTTTAATGCTTTCAAGGCTAGTATGGAAAGATACTCTAATGTAGCTAGATTCATTGCATCATGTAACTATATTCAAAAAGTTCCAGAAGCTATTCAATCTAGATTTAACTGTATTTCTTATGATCCTATAAATACTGAAGAAGAGAATTATCTTATAGAAGAATACAAAAAAAGAGTTGCATTAATACTTAATGCCATTAAAGTAAGATACACACCAGAAGTACTTGATAAATTTGTTAGGAGTGACTTTCCTGATATGCGATCTTTGTTAAACAAACTTCAGAGTTTTTATCTTCAAGGAATACAAGAATTAGATGAAAAGAAGTTTAACATAAATTTTGATTTTGAAGATCTTTACAAATTATGTTTAAGTAAACCTGATAAGCCTTATGAAAATTATAAATTTATTGTAAGTGAGTACTCAAGTAAAATTGATGAAGCTGTTGCAGCCATAAATGGAAATTTTATTGAATATGTTAAAAGTTATGCTCCAGAGAAAATAGATAAAATTCCACATGTCATAATAGCTGCAGCAGAGCATCAGCAACAACTTAATTTTGTTATCGATAAAATGATTACATTATTGTCATTAGTTTTTAAAATACAATTAATAATGAATAGTAAATAATTAAAAAAATATGTATGAATAATCTTATATTTGACTTAAATAATATAGTATATCGATCTCTCTTTATAATGAGTGATTATGGATCAAAGAAATATACTTTTGATACACAAAGTGAGATAGACCAATTGATGAGAAAGATTTCAATGGACGTTTCTTTTATAATTCGTATTATAAATCCTTCTAAAGTTATATTTTGTCAGGATGATAGCTCTTGGAGAAAAGATATTAAAATTGATGAGAATGACGGATACAAAGGAAATAGAGTTAAAAGTAAAATAGTAAATTGGGATAATGTTTATGCTGTAATGGATGAATTCACTGATATTGTGAAACAGAAGGGAATGATAGTTTCGAAGATATCAAGAGCAGAAGCAGATGATATTATATCTTTGTGGTCAAAAGAAATTTTAATAAATAAAGAACAAAATGTTATCATAGTATCAGGAGATGAAGATATACGTCAATTGGTTACTTCACATAAAACTAAATCTAATAATCAAGTTTTTGTGACAGTTTTTAATCCCTTTATGCAAGGAAAGAATGCTTCAAGAAAACTTTATGTTTCTAAGGAATTTGAAACCTGGATAAATACTCCCGATGAAGTTGATTTCATGAACATGAGTTTAACTGTAAATATTGATAAAGAAGATTTTAAAAGAATTATAGCTCATGAAAAAGTAAAAATGGAAGTAGTTAATGGCTCTATAATTGGAATGCGTAAGATTTTTTGTGGAGATGATGGCGATAACGTTCCTGCATTTCATACATGGTTAGTCAAAAATAAAAATGGAGAGGACGAAGAAAAGAGAATAACTAACTCAAAATTCGAAAAGATCATAGAATACATTTCTAATAAACTAAATACTAATAATATTAATTACAATGTTCTTTTAAATAATGTTAGTTTGGTTGAAGAAGCTTTTACAGATGTTTTGAAATTTAAGCCCACATTTAATGTGGAAGAAAGACTTAAACGTCAAATCAAACTTGTGATATTAGATTCGACATTTTTTCCGGATAATATATGTAAAGAATTTGAAACCATTAAAAATGACTATGAAATAACACCTAAAATAAGTTTATTAAGTTTAAAGATGCAAGATTTACTTGAAGGAACTAAATATTTAGATAACATGAGATCTGAAAATGAATCCATTATATTTAAGCAAATTGATAGAGTACAGGGGCATAAAAATGGTTTATTTTAAAACTTATATCTAATGTCTTTATATTATATATAATATAAGTATTTCATTTTTATGGAGTTATTTGATTTTATAAATATTATTTTTACTAACCCCAAAGAATATGAAAAAGTATTTGCTGGTGAAAAAAGGCGTCATTTTTTCATGTGTCAGAGAAGATTCTCCATAAATTTTCCAATGCAAGCAAATGCTCTTCAGCATATAAAGGTCAATCAATCTGCTGTAATAGATTTTTGGCATATATTTCTAAGAAAACAATTTAATAAAGTTCCGGGATGGATGTATGTAAAGGGAGTTAAAAAAAATCAAGAAATAAAAGAAAAGAACGCAAGCGTTAGCAATGAACTAATAAAAGAGTATTGTAAATATATGAAAATAGATCGTAAATCAGTTGAAGATGCTCTTTTATTTTATAATAAAAGTATGATTGAAGAACTAAAAAAATTTGAGGAACTTTTGAAACAAAAATGAAAAGCCCAAGAGTAATAGAAGTCATTAGAAATTATGAAGAAGGAGGAATTCCTCAAGTATATAAATATTTAACACAACCTGATATGTGTGTAGACCCAAGTACTTGGAGTGCAAATATATTAAATCTAATAAAAAATAAAAATATTGTAACTGCGTCATCAATAATAGAATTAGTATCATATAAATTCATAAAAAATAAGCAAAATGAATAAAGAAGAAATTAACCATCATGAAGAATCAACAAATTTTTCAAAAGAAAATGTTGTTGATATTAACATTAGTGAAATTATTCCTAATGTTATAGATAATGTAATAGTAACAATAGTAAATAATTATCATACTTTATTTTTACCGTTAGGTTTAACTGGATTAGAGTTTAAAAATTGGAAAAGAGGAAGAGGTGGAATTTTTTCAAGAGATGTTTTAAATTATTCTCTTGGGTTAAATTCAGGAAAATATGTTTTAATTAAAAGTAAAGAACTTAATTGTATTGCCAGATTAATAGCTGATGAAGAACAATTGCAGTTTTTTTCTCTTAAACTTATAGATGGCAAAATTAAAGATAAAGATTTTATGATATTAAAGCATATTAAAAATGGAGAAAAGCTTTCTGGAACAAGCGAATATATAAATGAAAATAGTGTTTATCTTGAACAAATTGATTATATACCTGTAATTAATAAAGAGATAGAAAAAGAAGATGATGATCATACATCTTCATACAAGAGCATATCACTTTTCACTCAATAATCAAACTTAAATAATTTTAAAAATGAAAAGAAAAAACGAAATGTCTATAGAACAAGACAATAAAATGAAATGTTCTACAAGTATTTTGCTGATTCTTAAAAATATATTAAAAAGATTTAGTAAATTTGCATTTCTTTTAATTGTATTTTTATTTCTTAATATAGGTTCTAAATATCCGGCATTATCAGAATCTAGTAATATATCAGTTTTAAATACTACTAATACTACTAATATAGATTCAAGTGAATTTCCTAAGTTGATTAGATCAAGATTAAGTAAAAATCTTGTAAAAGAGGTGGATGAGTATATGAATAGAATTTGTCCTGGAAATAAAATTAACTCAGAGTTATTTGTAAATTTATGTATAAAGTATGATATTGATATTACATTTGCTTTAGCTCAAGGTATCTTAGAATCTCATTTAGGAACAAGAGGAAAGGCTGCTATAACAAACTCTGTTTGGAATGTTGGAACTTATGATAACGGAAAAATTGGGTATATTTATAAAGATCCAAATGAATCTATAGAACCCTATTTAATCTTACTTAGAGAAAAATATTTAGTAAATAATAAGAAAGTATATGATCTTTTAAAAGATGGAAAATTTATTAATGTAAATGGATACCGATATGCATCCGTTTCTCATTATGAATCTAAACTTAGAAATTATGTATTTTACATAAACATGAATACATCGATATCAATGTATGAAAGGATAATAAAATTACCAGATGAAAAAATTATTGAGTACTTTTCTTATGAAGATAAACAAAATCAAGAACTGTTAGCCATTAAATGATAAAAAATATGAAAGATTTAGAAAATAATGTTTCAGCATTAGAAAGTTTTAACAAAGCATTAACATATATAAAAAGAGAAGGTGTTGATGATCTTGTTAAATGGCTTAAAGAAGAAACAGATTTTTTTACTGCTCCAGCTTCAACAAATTATCATGGAAATTATGAAGGTGGGTTACTTGCGCATTCTATAAATGTTACACGGTTTGCTCTTCATAATTTAAATATGATGATTAAACATGATTCAAAGTTTAAAGATTTGCAAGAATCTGTTATTATTTGTGGATTATTTCATGACATATGTAAAGTAAACACATATTTTTTAGATAAAAAGTGGACAAAAGGTGATGATGGAAGATGGAAAGATTATATATCATATAAAGTGAAAGATAGTTTTCCTCTTGGACACGGTGAAAAAAGTTTATATTTAATATCTCAATTTATTAAATTAACATATTCTGAAGCATTGGCTATTAGATGGCATATGGGTTCAACTGAAGTATCAACTATGTTAGCAAATACACCTCAAAATTATGCGTATTCTGATGCTATAAATGATCCTCTTGTTAGAATAATAATTGCTGCAGATATGTTGGCTATTACTCTAGAAGAACAAATAGACTATAAAAATTTAAGTGATGTTGCTTCTATGTAAATATAAAAAACTTTTAAAATTTCTTATAAGAATATAGATATATAAATAAAAATAATTTTTTATATATGATAGATACTAATCAGTATAAATTTAATCTTTTAAAATCTCCTGATGATAAAAGAGATTTCTTGTTAGAAACAATTTATCCTGAAACTGTTACATTACCAAAAACATGGGATCTAAGAGATCAAATGAGACCAGTAAGAGATCAAGGAATGTATGGAACTTGTTCTGCTCAAACCGCTGCGGCGATAAAAGAGTGGGAAGAATTTATAGATGTTCAGTTTAAAGATTATATGTCTCCTCAATTTGTATACAATCTTAGAGAAAATGCTCCAGAAGAAGGAATGACTCCAAGAAATACAATGGAGATTTTGTATAAAATAGGAATCGTTCCGGAATTTAATTATAAATATGGTTCTAACTCTCCTATAACAAAAGAATTATTAGATATAGCCGAACACTATAAAATTCAAGGATATGCTAGAATTAGTACAATAGAATCTCTGAAAAAGGCACTATTTGCAAACGGCCCCTGTTACATAGCATTTCCGGTTTATAATCCAAATAAAATGGAATTTTGGAAACCTGATTATACTGGACAAGTATTATTAGGTGGGCATGCAGTTTGTGTTTGTGGTTATTTAGAAGATTCATTTATTATAAGAAACTCCTGGAGCAATGCATGGGGAGATAATGGATACACATATTATCCATTTAAAGATTTTGGAATGCACTGGGAAATTTGGACAGCAATTGATGCTGATTCTAATCCTGAAACACTAAACAAAAAAATAGCTAATATAAAACCTGAAGATAAAAAGAGTATATTTAGAAAAATTTTTGGAAGAAAACTAAGAAAGAAATAAATGGAACCTCATTTTTTTCAAGCATTTTTCGGGCCTCAAGAAACACATGTTGAACAGCCACTACCAACTTATATTCAACACAATCATATTATATTAGAGATAAGCAATAATTGGAATTTCGTTGTAGATTTGCTTGAAAAGTATAAAAAAGGAATGGTTAAAAATATTGATGCGCTGGAATATCTTTGGCTTAATTTTATTTTAGGAAATAACATAGATTTATCAAAATATAATACAGGAGATGATTTTTTAAAAGAATTCTGGAAATCATCATAAAAATAAAAGTGAGCTATGAAAAAATCAGTTATAACAGTTAAGAAGGTTTTAAAAACTATAAAACAATGCCAAACACAAGAACAAATTGATGATTGTAGAATAATGGTACAAAAATTCTTAAAATCCGTTGAGAAAGACGGAATAATGAATTTAGATGATTTAAAAATGAGATTAGAAGAACAACTGTTAGAAAGATGGGAGGAATTAATGCTAGCAAAAATGATATTTAATGATAAAGAATAAATTTAAAAACTTTTCGCAATAAGTTTATATAAAATAAAAAAATAGATTGATATATATTTAAAATGAACTTAGAATGATACTATGCTATATATATGAAGTTTTATGCCAACTCCCCCAAAGAGGTTACTTACCATTATTGTATTTGCCTATAGTATGGGAGGGACAAAAACTATCGTAGCATAGTATCATTTTATATATTTGACAAACCCCTCCCCAAAGAGGGGTTTTTATTTAAAAATAAGTAGATATTAAAAAATTGTTAAAATTTGTTAAAAATTTTTCTAGTATAAAAAATTTTTATATATTTGCAATATAAAAATAAAATACAGGTTCTTTGAAAAAACTTTGATGGTTTGAGTGTAGTAAGAGAAAGAGATACATCGACAGTCGGCAAAACTGATTAATTGTTGTTAAATTCTCTTCTCGTTTTTCTCACTCTACAGCTCCTTGGTGTAATGGCTAACACGTATCCCTTTGGAGGATAAATTTTAGGTTCGAATCCTGAAGGAGCTACTCAATAACTTATCAACTCATGAAGAGTTATATGACAGTTCTGTGGCCCAATTGGCAGAGGCGATAGCTTTAGGAGCTATAAAGTGTGGGTTCGAATCCCACCAGAACTACAAATAACGAGTAGTTGGGGAGTTGGCTACCCCGCCACATTTGGGATGTGGAGAACTCGTGCGTTCGAATCGCACCTACTCGACGATCTCTAACAATAGTATTAGAGATAATTAAAATAAATTTTTATAATGAAAGAAGGAATCGTTAAATTTTTTAATGAAACAAAAGGTTTTGGTTTTATTAAAGACAGGGAATCATCTAATGAGTATTTTGTACATGTATCTGAATGTATTGATAAAATAGAAAAAGATGATATTGTGTTTTTTGATCTTAAAGAAGGACGTAAAGGTATGAATGCTATCAATGTAAAATTAGCATAAAAGTTCTTTGGAATGGGGGTGTCGCATAGTGGCAATTGCAAGTGACTGTAAATCACTCGTCCGAAAGGACTTCGGGGGTTCGAGTCCCTCCTTCCCCACTTATGATTTTAAATTGTAAAATGGCTCTGTGGCGAAATTGGTAAACGCACTTGACTTAAAATCAAGCGTTCCGTAAGGAACTTGGGGGTTCAAATCCCCTCGGAGCCACAAATAGTATTTTACCATGAATAAAAAAGAGTATTATAATAGAGATCATTTTTTCGAGTATAAAACTGTATTTTTCGGAATTATTTTGATTGTGATAACAATCATTCTTCTTATATTTTTTTAAAGAGTTTAAAATCTTTTTGCGCTCGTAAATATATAATAAAATACAGAAAAAAACTCCAACAAAGATTCTTCATATTTACAAAATTTGAATGTAATCTTAAATATTTTATGTGTTCTATGAATCAGTATTCTTTCACCTATGCGGGATATTTAGTAATAATCACAGAAGACCCGATATATAATGATTACCGTTTCGTTGTAAAAACTCTAGATGAAAAGAAAGTAGTTGGTGCAAATTCTTATTATCATGATTCTCTAGAATCTGCAGAAATAGCTGCAAGAGAGTTAATCAACAACTTAAAATAATTGTATAGCTATGATAGAAGTTAATGACAAAAATTTTAATGAAATTGTGTTAGAATCAAAGAAGCCTGTTGTAATAGATTTTTGGGCTCCTTGGTGTATTCCATGTAAAATGGTTTCTCCTGTTTTAGAAGAAATATCATCTGAATTAAAAGAAAAAGTTGAGGTTATAACATGTAATGTTGATGAGAGCCCGCAAAGTGCTGTAAAATTTGGAATTAAAAACATACCCACAATACTTTATATAAAAAATGGCAAAATAGTAGATAAAACAGTTGGAGTTTATCCTAAGAAAATTTTACAAGAAAAAATTAATAAGATAATATAAAAAAAGAGAGCTTAAGCTCTCTTTTTTTGAAGTTTTTTATGAAAGAGGAAGAATTTTCCAGGAAATTTTCCACGAATAATACTTATTAAATTTTAGAGAATTAGATTCTTTGTTTGAAGCTACACTAGAACTGTCTATAGAAGAAACCGGATTTGTATAATAAATATATGCATTTGAATCTGCTGCAGATGTACTAGAAACACTGAATTTTTTATTAGTTCTATATATTATATAAGAATCAAAATAAGATACTTGTTTTTCTTTTTCATAAAATTCTATTTTAATGTTTCCTTTATGCGTATGAGATCTCTTGGAAACTGGATCATTTTCATATGCATCATCTATTTTAAACACATAATTATTAAGATAAACTATTTCTTCTGGCTGTAAAACTACCACCTTTTCCGCGGGGATGTCACTAATCTTAACTTTTGCTAGAATTTCAATAGATAAAGGGTTGTAAAGTTCTATTTCAAATTCATCATTATCATGCAAATAAACATTTTTACCATAATATTTTAGTCTGTTTTTGCATTTTGTAATGAAAGCTGTAGGAGCTGTAGGTTCCATTACATCTTGAGAATAAATGACATTTCCCATAAAATAAACTTTTTATATTTTATATATATTGAATATATTTAAGTTTTTAAAAAATATATAAATAAAAATATGAAAAGATTGTTTCTCATTATTGTTTTATTGCTTTTATCTTCCAATAATTGTGAGCATTTTGATGATCAATATAGAGACAATTATATTTTACAAATGTCTTTTCCAACGAATAAAGAAAGAGATTCATATATAATTTTAAAGAATATCATGCAAGAGATGGAGATAAAAGATATTCCACCTTTAACAGATTGGCTATCATTTTACGTAAGCAGATATAGTGGAAGTGTTTCACAAAGAATTTATATTCTTAAAACTGATACAGCAATATATGATATTATTCATAATGCTGTATATGTTAAAGACAAAGATTCTACTTATTTTGAAATAAAAGTAAGAAAAATTCCAATTAAGAAACCATAATTTTAACAAAATTTTAACATTAAGTTACAAAACTATATAATATATTCTTTATATATATTATAAAGGTTGTGGTAAGAAGAAGGATTTCATCGGTATGAATAAATACTTTATTTGTTAAATAGTTACTTTATTTGTCAAAGTATCCTTCTTCACTAATTCCCAGCTCTTTTATAATTTATAATATCTATAAAGATGTTGTAGAGTCAAAAAGTGCTCCGGGAATGTTACCACTTCCAGAGCACTTTTTGTTTTAATAATAACTTAATTTTTAAATAGATATGGCAAAGTATAATACAAAAAAGCAAAAACAGGTTAGTCACTCTCAAACTTTTGAAAATGGTGATGGATTAAAACAAACTGCTGAGATTGAATTAATATCTATTTTAGCATCTGGTCTAAATGACACCTTTTATGAAAATGAGTCTGAAAGAGAAATTCGCTTTAAACAGCTTATTCAAGAAATAGCTCAAAAGAATCCAGAATTTGTAGCTAAAGCACTTATTTATGCTAGAACAGTTTTTGGACAAAGATCTGTTACTCATTTTGGCGCCGTTGAATTATTGCCTTTTTTAAGTGGAACTGAATTAGCTAAAAGATTCTTTTCAAAAAGAGAACACGGAAAAAATAAAGGAGGCATCATATATCGTCTTGACGATATGAATGAAATTCTTGCATTATATCAAAAGAAAAACGGTAAAGATGCTGCAATTCCAAACTCTATAAAGAGAGGATTCAAAAGTGTTATAGAAAACTCCGACGCATATACTCTTGCAAAATATCAGTTAAAAAATCATTCTGTATCCCTCGTTGATATTGTTAATTTAGTACATCCTCATCCAACTGTAATAAATGGAGTTGTAAGTTTATCGGTTGAAGCTCTTTCAAAAGCTGCAAAGGGAACAAAATACGAAGAAGTGTATGATCTTAAACATTACAACGAAAAAGAAATAAATGTTCCTACTCTTACAGCTCTTGTTCTTGGAACGTTAAAACAATTTAATACAGTTGAAGATAAGAATTCTAATGCTGGAAAAACTGTTGCAGAAAAAATAAAATCTAGACAAATTTCAGAAGATGAGGCTAAAAATGAACTTAAAGATCTTAAAACACAAAATTATAAGGAACTAATCAGAGATAAAAAAATCGGTTATCTTGCATTGCTTCGTAATCTTCGTAATATAATTATCACACAAGATGAAGAATTAATTGATGAAGCATGTAATTTATTAGTAAATGAAGAGTTTATCAGAAAATCTTTAGTGTGGCCAATTCAAATAGATTTAGCAAATGAAGTACTTCAATTAGAGTTTAAAACTTCTAGCATAGGTAAAGTCATATCTGCTTTAAATACTGCATATGAACGTTCTATTCCTAATCTGCAAGTACTTATGCCAAAACGTAAGACGGCTGTTGTGTTCGATTCTTCTGGAAGTATGAGTACGAATATTACATTAAATGATAAGAGAAGAGGAGTTTCTTCTGCTTTAAATAAAGCTAGATTAATTGCAGCAACATTTGGTAAAGGACTTAACGCAGACATTTACACATTTGCCTCTTCTTGTAAATTATGTCAATATAATCCTACAGATAGTATAAATACTATTAAGAAGAGCATTTCTTTAGTTGAAGCAGGAGGTATGACTTCTTGGAACTCAATATTTCCAGTTCTCATGAATAATGGTGGATACGAAAGAATTATAATTATTTCTGACGAACAATCTAAAGATAATGCTCTTTTTTCATACAAATCATATTGTGAAAAATATGGTACACCATATCTCTATATTATCAATATTTGTGGTTATGGTACAACTACTAATATAAGAGAAAATAGTAAGACATTTCGCATATATGGTTATAATCAAGATATTTATGTTAAGGCTTCTACAGTTGAAATAGATCCTGTTAAAGTAATTGAAGAAATTAAGAAAATCAATATTTAAATGTCAAATTTAAAAATTTAAATTTATGGAAAGAACAATTAAATTTAGAGCGTGGGATGAAGGAAATTGTGTTATGCATAACAACTTTCAGTTTATACGCTCAGGTGAAGAAAGTAATGATTGGATTGTGTTTACTTCTGATAAGCAACTCCTTACCAGTAAACCGCATCCATTCGAAAATCCATATTTTCAGAATCAATTAAAAATAATGCAATGGTCTGGAATAGAAAACATTTTTGAAGGAGATATTGTGTCTTTAGGAAATAATGATGGAGAAGGCGTAGTAAAGTGCGATGAAAATGGATTTTATGTTGATTATGGCGCAAAACGAGAAAAATTAACTAAAGAATATAAAGTACTTGGAAATATTTATGAATTTCAAAAGAATATTTAAAAATTTGATACTAAAAAACTTAAAATGTACAGCAAAGAATTAATAAAAAAAGTTTATGAATGTTATCCAGACAACGTAATGATGCAACAATTTGCCGAAGAAGGTAGTCCTTGGCTTGGTAAATATATTGATGATAGTATGTTGCCTGGTATTCCAGTTGATGTTGTGTTAAATGCAGTTTCACTTGGCGCTCTTAGGGTTATTGCATTAAGAGAAAAACAAAAAAGAAAACTGTATCAGCTATGGTTTAAAGAATATTATAGTGTGTAAACTAATAAATTACTTACTAATTGACATTATTTAAAATCTAAATCAATATATCATAAAAGAAAGATATATCTTCTAAATAAATATGATGTTAAAATTTTGTTAAAAATTTTTTTATTACAAAAAAGTTTTATATTTATATAATTTTTAAACAATATCTATTATGAAAAGAGTATTTTTATTGCTTACTGTTCTAATTTATTTACATTTAAACAGTTTTTCTCAATGTTCGTTGTTTAAAGGAATTAAGTCAGGAATGACTCCATCAGAATTTATAAATAATGTTAAAAGCAACCCAGATTTTGTACCTCTTTATCTACCAGATACTGCCGTCATTACAGTATTAGGGGAACCGGTATTAGGGAAAATGCAATATTTAATTTCTCCAAGCTTTAATAGTGATAATTTGCTATATGCAATTACAATGAGTCCTCTTGTAAGTTATGATACAAGTGAATTTTTTGAAGATGAAAAAATTGCTATTGAATTATATACAATACTAAAAGTAAAGTATGGAGAAGGTTATCATGTTCGGTTTCCGGAACATCCCATTTACATTCCTGAATATAAACCTCTGATAGTAATATTTAAAAAAGATAACATAAAGGTAGCTTTGGGTCTTTTTAATAAATATGGAGTTGGGTTAGTAATAACAAATATAAATTATGAGGATACTGTATCAAATGAATCTAGTTATGAATTTTAAATTCTAATAAAAAATGAAATATACAAAATATCTAATTAATAATCATAAAAAATAAAATATGCCAAATTGTAATATACATATATCATACATGAATATCGCATACGAAATAGCAAAAAGATCATACGCGGAAAGAGCAAAAGTAGGAGCAATTTTAGTTAAGAATAACTCTATAATTTCAGATGGTTATAATGGAATGCCCTACGGATTTGAAAATATATGTGAAATAGATGGAGTAACAAAACCCGAAGTTTTGCACGCAGAATCTAATGCAATAACAAAAGTAGCAAAAAGCGCGCAGTCTTCCGATGGCGCAACTATGTATGTTACAGTTTCTCCTTGTATGGAATGTTCAAAATTGATAATTCAATCTGGAATTAAATGTGTTTATTATGATCAAAGATATAGAATTGTTGATGGCATAAAGCTTCTTTTGAGAGCCGGCATAAAAATATATGAAAGAGATCAAGATATGAAAGATTTTCACGAAATAACTGTTAACAATATTTAAAATAATTAAAATGGATAAACAAAAGAAAATAATTTATATAATAGGTTCACTTAGAAATGAAAAAATACCTGTTATAGCAAAAGAAATTAGAAAAGAATTTAATTTTGAGGTTTTTGATGATTGGTTCAGTCCTGGCCCAGAAGCTGATGATTTTTGGAGGAAATTTGAGAAAACGAGAGGAAGCACATATAAAGAAGCTCTTAGAAATTATGCGGCAAAGCATATTTACGAATTCGATAAAACTCATATAGATAGAGCTGATATCGGAATATTAATTATGCCAGCCGGAAAAAGTGCTCATCTAGAGCTTGGATATATGATTGGTCAAGGGAAAACATGTTTTGTTCTTTTTGATAAAGAACCTGAAAGATGGGATCTAATGTATCAATTTGTTTTAGAGAATGGCGGAAATGTATGTTTTTCTATTGAAGAACTTAAAAAAGAATTGTCTAAGATTGCATAAAGTTTAAATATCATGGAAGATTGTTTGATTGTTGTTGATGTTCAAAATGATTTTATGCCAGGAGGATCTATATCACATAAAGATTCTGATAGCATTTTGCCTGTTATAAATAGCATTTTACCTAAATTTGATTTGATTATATTCACACAAGACTGGCATCCACATAATCATATATCTTTTTTATCTTCTCATAATTATGCTTTACCAGAAAATGTAATTTTATGGCCTGATCATTGTATTCAAAACACTCCAGGAGCGGATCTTTACTCTAAAATAGATTTTAAAAGCATAAAGAAAGATTTCTATATTTTTAAAAAGGGTTTAGACCCAAATGTTGAATGTTTTTCTGTATTTTCTAATGATGAAACAAATAATTCAGTAAGTCTAAAAAAATTCTTAGAAAAAAGAGGCGTTAAAAATGTATTTATTTGTGGATTGTTTGGAGAGTATTCCGTTAAATATACGGCCATTGATTCAACACTCTGTGGATTTAAGACTTATCTTATAAAGGATGCTATATTTTTTATGAATGGCTCTAAAGCATTTTTTGATCATTCCGTGTTAGAAAAAACATTCGAAAATCTCGGAAATAATAAGATTAATGTGATAAGTTCTGATTATTTACTCACATTTTAGAATAATTAGAATATATAAATAAAAATTAGAAATGTTCGATAATTTATCGTCATTTTTAAATGGTGTTAAGTTTAACGAAGATAAGTTTTTTGATGGATATGTTCCATTAAAAGATAAAAAATACTGTGTTGTAGTTACATATGACAATGACGTTACAAGGGAATACTATGACATCGATAACCCGTGGAAATTTATGAATGGTATAAAAAAGAATCCGAGAGTTAAAAATTTTTACATAAAAGAGTGAAAAAAGTTATAAAAAATTTTTTTATTTCAGAGAAATTTGTTATATTTACACTACAATTTAAAAATAAAAAGATTCATGGAAAACAAACTTTCATATAAGACACAGGCTATGGCTTTTTTTCCATTCGGAATAATTTTCTATTGTTTCGATGAAAAGATAATTTCATTTGAGGAATTAATAACTATTGAGCAATTATCTATGTTTAAAGCCTTTCAGAAAAAAGAGAAACTATTTAAAAAAATAGATACTACGAAAAATAAAGTAGTCAATTCTGTAGTTTCATTAAACTAAAAGTATATAGTTCTTTGACATATTGCATTATGCGAATGTAGCACAATGGCAGTGCTCCAGACTTCCACTCTGGTGATGGGAGTTCGATTCTCCTCATTCGCTCAATATGCGCGGTTATAGCGTTAATGGTTAGCGCGTCGGCTTGCCAAGCCGAAAGAAAGAGTTCGAATCTCTTTAACCGCTCTTAACAGGCTGTTAGTTTAATGGTAAAATTTATGACTCCAAATCATAAGATATCTGTTCGATTCGGATACAGCCTGCAAAGTTGGGGTCGTAGTGATAATGGCTAGCACGGAACATTTGCACTGTTCAGGTAGGGTTTCGATTACCCTCGGCTCCACATAAACTTAGAGTACTCTTCCGTAGCGCAATGGTAGCGCTCCTCTCTGATAAGGAGGCGGTTATGGGTTCAAGTCCCATCGGAAGAACGAATAAGACATCCTCTGTGGCGCAAGTTGGTTAGCGCACCTCTCTTATAAAGAGGCGGTTATGGGTTCAAGTCCCATCAGAGGAACAAATATTTGGGCGTTGTGGTGTAATGGTTAGCATATGGGTTTGTCACACCCAAGGATAGGATTCGAATTCCTCAGCGCCCGCTAATGTTCCCTTGGTGAAATGGTATCACAATGGCCTGTTAAGCCTTTGTTCTGAGTTCAAGTCTCGGAGGGAACGCAAAAATTTTTAATAAAAACTCAATTTTTAAACATTGCGGGATAGACTGGAGTGGTACCAGCTTGGTCTCATAAGCCAAAGACAAAGGTTCGAATCCTTTTCCCGCAACTTTAATGGCCCGATAACTCAATGGATAGAGTAATAGTCTTCTAAACTATAAGCTGTGAGTTCGAATCTCACTCGGGTCACGTAAAGAGATAAATTTGTAAAACTATTTACAAGTAAATAAATATAAAAATAAATATAAATCTTATGAAAGATTCAACAAAAAAGAATCTGATTGATCTTGGATTCAAAAAAGAAGTAGAAGCTGTTGAAAATGAAAAATGCCCAATTTGTGGTAAAAAAATTGATAAGAACGAATTTAGAGATGAGAGATCTCGAAAAGAATATGAAATAAGTGGTATATGCCAAGAATGTCAAGATGAAAATTTTCAGATGATTCTAATGATGATGAATATATATCTTGAAGAAGAACTGAAAGAACTCAAAGATCTCGAAAAAGAGTAAAATCTTTGTATATGGTAAATCCATTCATGAGTTTCAAGAGTATATTAGATTATTATATTCATGAAAATACTTTTGATATTATATCATCAGCATGGCTCCAAAGACATCGATTTTATCATACGATCAATCATTTAATTGATGTTATAAGATATATGGAAAACAATCCCGAGTTCACTCTATTGAACGTGTATGAAAAACATGCATTACTATTAGCATCATTTTTTCACGATGTTGTATATGACCCAAGAAGAGATGACAATGAAGATAAATCTATAAAATTTTTTGAGAAATCATTTAAAAAACATGATCCTAAAATGTTGAATACAGTTAAAGAATTGATCAATTGCATAAAATATAATAAGCCCCCATCAGATAAATTGCAAAGAATATTCTGGAATGCAGACAATAACATCTTTAACAAAAGTTTTGAAAATCTTGTTGAATATGAATCATTAATACGTAAAGAATACTTATTTGTTTCTCCCGAAGAATATAAGAAAAAAAGAATTGAGTTCTTAAAAACAAGAAAAAACATATTTGGTAAAGGAGCGGATGATAATATAGAAAAACTTATAAAATATATTGAAAAAAGTTACTAAAAATTTTTTTTATTTAAGAAATTTTATTATATTTGCATATAAAATTTATTCTAATGTCTAAACAATTAAATCTTAAAGTTAAAGGAGAAATAATAGAAGCTCTTGGTAACTCTCTATTTAGAGCAAGACTCGATAATGGGCATGTTGTAATTGCTCATCTTTCAGGAAAAATCCGTATGAACTCTATACAAATTATTCCAGGTGATATTGTTCAATTGGAAATGAGCCCGTATGATCTTACAAAAGCTAGAATAATGAAAAGATTCAATATCAATAATATTGAAAATGATAAAATAGACTAAATTTTTGCGTATGAAAACAAAAAACATCACAATTGAAAAATTGAGAGAAAGACTTTCGAAAGAAAAACTTCATTTTCAATATAAAAAGAAAGATGGTTCTCTTAGAGATGCTCATGGAACACTATGCGAAGAATATATTCCTCCAGAGATGCTTCCAAAAGATAATTCTAGTAATTATAAAAATCTGAAGTATTTCGATTTAGATAAAAATGAGTGGAGAAGTATTTCTTCAGATGTCGATAAAGTGAAACTTCTTTAAGCTTTTTTTAAAGTATATTAGAGAAAAAGACAATCAAGAATATATTTACTATAGAATGCCGACATGCCACAGCGGTCGACTGGGCCAGTTTTGTAAACTGGATGATAAAACGCATCGGGGGTTCGAATCCCTCTGTCGGCTCATAATCTCAATTAAATATATAAAATAACGTTACTATGACATAATGATAAAAATATATAAATCATTTAAACTTTCAGATGAAATAGCTAACATACAAGACAAATGTTGGATAAACGTTATTGACCCAAATCAATTAGAGATACAAAAATTAGTTAATAAATTTAATCTTCCATACGATAGCATACAAGATATATTGGATACAGATGAGATGCCTCGTATAGAAATAGATGAAGATTATACATTAGTAATTATTAGGGTGCCTCTAGAAACACTCGAAAATGGAGTGCCATATATTACTATTCCTCTTGGAATATTTATAAAAGATGAATACACCATAACAATATGTAGTAAGCGTATAGACATATTTTCATTTAAACGGAAAATATATCCTACAAACAGTTATGATTTTATCTTATCTTTGTTCATTCGTTCAAGTTTTATGTATTTGAAATATTTAAAGCAAATAAACATAAAAACTACAGAAATAGAACGTGATATAGAGAAATCTATTAAAAATAAGGAACTGAGCGAATTACTTAAAATGGAAAAATGCTTAGTTTACTTCATAACATCAATCAAATCTAATGAAATAGTTTTATTAAGATTAAAGAATACAAAAAAATATGATGAAGATTTAATGGAAGAGGCTATGATTGAAAGCAAACAAGCTCAGGAAATGGCAGAAATATATTCTAATATATTAAGCGGAATGATGGATGCATTTGCTTCTGTTATATCAAATAATTTGAATGTTATAATGAAACAATTAACTTTAATGTCAATTATTTTAATGATACCTACCTTAATAGCTAGTTATTTTGGAATGAATATTCATAATTATTTAGAATCTTATGAAAATGCATTTCCCTTTATTGTTTTGTTATCATTCTTAATTAGTATAATTGCAATTTTATTTATAAGAAAAAGAAAACTCTATTGAAATAAATAAAATAAAAGCTTATGGAAATTTCTCAACAAGAATTTATATATGCATGCAACTTATATCCACCAAATAAGTTAAAATACAAAATTCAATAAATTAAATAATTAATCATAAAAAACATAATTTAGAATCATGCTCTTATGACTTGAATTTTGCTGAAAAACATTAAATTTATGAAAGCATTCATTTAATGAAACCCGATATTTCAATTTCAAGTTTTTTATTTCAAGAAAGAATTCTTTCCAATCATTGAACTTGGCAGCCATTTCCTTCCATTGGTGTTTTACCAATAGATCTGGATAGAATGCTTTCTTGTTTTTCTTTACTCTATATTCAAATCCGCGCCTTGCAATTTCAATTGAAGCATTTACTGCATCTGTATAATCATACTGTAAATTTCCAATGAAACTTGAGTAAGCTGGATTAACTGAATAGAGTTTAATTCCTTCTACGTTTAATCTTTTAGTTAAGCTGTTGATAAATAAACCTCTCTTCCAAAGATTTTTGTTTTTTCTATTTGATATTTTTATTGTTGAAGAACCTTTAAAATGTAAATCTTCAACAAAAACTGATTTACAATTAAATTGTTTTGCTAATTTAGATATTGATTTACTTATCTCAAATGTTTCAAACTTTAATTTGTTTTGAAAATATTTCATTCTACTTGAGTTTGAACTTAGTTTTTCATTTAAAATTTTGTTAAATATTTGTTTCAAACTAAATTCTTGAGTATGAATAACATTTCCACTATCTAAAACTGAAATTCCAATTGTATCTGGATTTAAATCAATGCCCAAGTATCTGTTTTCATTTAAATTTCTAACCTTTTCATTTTTAAATTCTTCAAAAGTTATATAGATATATTCTAAATCAAGCCTAATTGAATAAGTATATCCTTTTTGGTATTTAACTTCATTAAGTTGTTGAAGCTTGAATAATTCATTCTTTATATTGTTTCTTAATTTAGGCAATTTTAATTCAATATGTTTGTTCCTATTTAATTTAAAGATGATTTGGTTGTTTTCAATCATATCTAACTTAAATGAACGATTTCCTTGATTAAGTGCTTCACCTTGAATATTTATAGGAATTAGTCTTTTAAGTTCATATTCTTCCTTTGATATTTTACCTCGACATCTTAAGATGAAATTTTTCTTTTCTCCAAATATAACTTTTTTATTTCCAGAACGTGCATGAATTGCTTTACCATCTTTAATTGCGCATTGAACCAACCAAGAATTTAATAAATTAATGTTACTTAATGATTTAGTTAAATGTCTAATTTCTTTTTCTGTTTTATTATCAAGAAAACGATTATAACTATACCTAACAACAGATGAATATTGTTTAAGTATAGGTATTAAATCTTCAGATGATTTATATGGAAGCTTAATCGTTTTCACTTCGTTATTACTTTAACTATATGAAACTTCAAATAATTATATAATATAAAATATATATTAAAGAAAATTATATTTTTTATGTTTTTTATCATAAATTATTGTTAATTTTTAACAAAAATTTAACAATATGTATGATATCTTGTCAAACATAATTGTTATATTTGCATATCATTAAATATTTAACCATTATGAGAGAAAGTAAAAACATTGAAATTGTTCTAAGTCCTGTAGAAGATGAGAAAATTAATGCAAATCTTCAGAAAAGTGAAATCTGGAAAAATGCTTATAAACCTGAAGAAGTTACAGATGAGGTTAAAGCAAAGTATCCAAGGTGGTTTAAATATCACATTAAGTTTAATGGCCTTAAGCCTGTACAAGTAACAAAAATTGAAAAAATTTAAAACAAATGAATATGGTAAAGTTTTTAAAAGAAAATGGTTATCCGATTGACGTTTTCATTGATACAGAAGAAGTAAATGATGATGGAAATAAAAAATTTAGAACAAGAGTATATCTTGATGAATCTAAAAAGAATTTGTTAAAAGAATTTTATCATGAACATTTGAGAGATAGAATTCATTTTGCAAATGGAATCTTTTCTATTTTAAGATATAAAGAAGTATGAATCATAAACGAATAATTTTATGCGGTCCTACAGCATCCGGAAAAACTTACATTAGAGATAAATTTTCTAATGCAGGTTTTAAACCTGATATATCATATACATCTAGACCAATTAGGCCCGGAGAAGTTGATGGTGTAGATTATCATTTCATTTCTAAAAATGAATTTGAGAAAAGAATATTTGAAAAATATTTTTATGAGTGGGTTAAATACGGAGATTATTATTATGGAACTGGATTAGAAGAATGGAACACGTGTGATATTTTTATAATGGAAACAGATGGAATAACTCATATTAAACCTGATGATAGAAAAAGTTGCTTGGTTATTTTCATAAATACTCCATTTAGAACTCGTGTAAAAAGAATGAAAGAACGTGGTTGGTCTGATGAAAAGATAGAAGAAAGATCATATATTGATAGCTTAAAATTTAAAGACTTTAAAAATTATGATTTAGAAATTAACACAGAGCTTATGAGAAGAAAATAAAACTGTGAAGAAGTTTCTTCATATAAAAAACTAAAATAAACTATAACATATGATTTATGTGAGACATTGCCCTAAGTGTTCAGAAGTAGTATCATTTTTAAATAACGAAGATTCAAAAGTTTGTAAAAGTTGCGGAGAAGTAGTCTTTAACATAATTAAAATGAATGAAATTAAAGAAAATGAAAAAAATCAAGAAAATAAGACTTCTGTTAAAATAAATAAAAGAGTAAAAAAACAAAAAAGTAAAATAAGCTAATGTGAAAAAGTTAATCTTATTTATTATTTTATTTGTGTTAATGAGTAGATCTATCTATTCTCAGTATGAGCGCCTTAAAGCTGGAAAAAAAGATATACCTTTTAGCGCTAATGTTTATATTGGTCATCTATTTTTTAATAGTACTATTGGTATAGATTTTCATTATGGATATTTTGGAATGAGCAGTGGATGGATGTTATCTCATATGCCAATCAATAAAAATAAGATTATATCCGATTGTGTAGAATTAACAGCATATTCATGCAAACCAAATAAATTTGGATCATATATTTCATTAGGAATGATAAGTGATGCATATGCGCGTCAAGATAAAGATAGTTTATCCGGAGACATAATTTATGAGATAACTGGCCCAATGAATATTGTAAAAACTGGAATTAACGTACCTATAAAAATTTCAAAATCTAGAATAAGAAATCAAGATAAATATGCAAACTTAAAAATTGGAGTTGGCTATGAATGGTGTAAGTACAAAAAATTTTACACCTTTGAAACACTATTAAGCGTTAATTTGTTTTCTAAATTTTGATAAATAAGATAAAATAAAAATAAAATGATGCGTACACCTAATCAAATTCCTGGAGACTTTTTCATAACAAAGGGTTCCGGATGCAGTGAATATGCTATTCATCCCGGCTCATATCATATGGCGTTACATGACGCAGGTATAGCTCCATATAATATAATGAATTATTCTTCTGTCATTCCCGCCACTTCTAAATTAGTTTCAGTTGATGAAATTGATATGCCACCATTTGGATCAGAATTAAGAACTATAATGGCTTGTGCTCATGGATATTACGGAGAGCATATTTCTGCGGGGATAATTTATTCTTGGATGTATGAAGATGAATCATTTGAAAAGAAAGTTGGAGGTCTGGTATGCGAATTATCTGGTTATTTTGATACAGAAAATCTTGAAGAAAGATTATATAAAGTATTAAATGATTTGCATAAACGTACATTTTCACAATATTATCTCGGAGAGCCTAATGTAATTACAGAATCTTTAACTATAGATAAAAGATATGGAACTGCTTTAGTAGCTTTATGTTTTGTTAATTTTATATAAAATGTTTTATGATATATCCTATTTATCTTTATGGCGAAGATATTTTAAGAAAGAAAGCAGAAGAAATAAAGGATTTTAATGATTCGAATCTTCATGTTCTTATAGATGATATGTTTGAAACAATGAATATTTCAGATGGAATAGGTTTAGCCGCTCCTCAAATAGGAATAAGCAAACAGATTATTACCATTCAGTTACCAATTGCAAGTTATGGAGTTAAAAAGTATGTTTTTATAAATCCGAAAATTCTTAAAGAATTTGGACAATATGTTACTGTTGAAGAAGGCTGTTTAAGTTTACCGGATATTCATGGTAACGTAAAAAGAAGAGATGCTATAGAATTAGAATGGTATGGTAAAAGCGGGAAATTTTATAGACAATATTTTAGCGGAATTCTATCTAGAATATTGCAGCATGAAATTGACCATCTGAATGGAATTTTAATGATAGATAAATTTGAGTTTACAGATAAACTTTTAAATTTTATGAAACTAGAAAAAATCAAAGATAAGAAAGTTGAAACTAAATATCCTATAAAATGAAATCATTAAAAATTAATAATTTATCTGCCATCTCCTTTTTAAAAAAGGAAAAATTGTTAAAAGATAGAGTAAAAAAACTCACTAAAAGATTTGAAAAAAATGCAAAAAAACTTAAAAGATATCTTGATATCATAGATTATGGCTATAATTATAATAAAATGAATGAAATTGATATAGAAGAAGAATTCTTTCTTATAAAAGAAGAAAATGAAAAAATTTCAAAAGAGATTAATAAAATTAAATCTATTTCTAATATTGAATATTATAAACTAACGAACTAGTCATTTCAATCTTTTATTGTAGTTAAAGGGAACTCTAAGAGTTCCCTTTGTCGTTTTATATATATTTGTATATATCTTATACTTTTTATGTTCATCAAGTGTATTCTTGTTTTTCGTATGTAAAAAAATGTGTATAAAAATCTTAAGCATTTACTATATATTATAGTAAATATGCACTTATATATATATAAAAAAATTAATTCAATATGGCAGAAAAAAATCTATTGATTCTAGAAAGATCTTCTCAAAATCTTCAAAAGATATCTAGAAATGGGAAGACAGTACTTGAAGGAGTTTTTGCTGAATTTGGTGTTGAAAATCGTAATGGACGTATTTATGAGGAAAAGGAGTATCTTCCTCATCTTGAATATCTCAAAAAAGATATTGCTAATGGAAATCTTCTTGGTGAACTAGATCACCCTGAAAGATTTGAAGTTGCATTAAATAACGTTTCTCATAGAATTACAGATTTGTGGTATGATCCTCAAAAGAGACAAGTATTAGGACGCGTTGAAATTTTGGAGGGAACTCCTAAAGGACAGATTGCTAAAGCCTTACTTGAAGCTGGTGTTCCTTTATCTATTTCTTCAAGAGCAGCTGGTAGTGTTAATGAAGATAAAAGAGTTAAAATTGAACAGATTTATACATTTGATTTAGTTGCAAAACCTGGATTTGAATCTGCGACGTTATATTCTGTAAACGAAAGCGGCAATGCAAGATCAGATGAAATTAATAAGATACTAAGAGTACTTAATGAATCAGCTGCATCTCGTAATCGACATAGTCTTAATTCTGAATTTGGAATTGTAAACGAGAACGTTTCAATAATTGATTTAACGGATAAATATCCTCAATTAAAATTACGTGAAGAAGCAAAAATGTTATCTAATAAAAATAATGAAAATAAAATGTCAGAAGTAAAATCATCTCATATTGACGAAGCAGTTCTTCAACAATGGACAGAATTGTTTAAGAGAGAACTCAATGCTATAAATAAAAGATTGGATGAAATGGAACAATCTAAATCTGATGTATCTCAAAGAGAAATAACTGCTATTAAGAAATATATTGAAAAGATACGTAAGATTCAAGAAGATTCATTAAACTGGCAATCTGATATAGCAAAATCTGTTAATGAAGTTGCTGATTATGCTGATAGATTAGCAAAGAAGAGTAACATTCATTATAATTTAACAAAGAAAATAGCTGAAACAGTTGATTATAACGCAAAAGTTCTAAATCATACACAAGATTGGACTGAAGAAATTGCAAATGTAACTAATGCAATAGGTGAAACTGTAGATCATAATGCAGAAATGCTTAATGAATTAAATGAGTGGACAGGTGAAATCGCAAGAGGAGTTAATAAACTCAATGAGTGGGGAGAAGAAAAGGCTAAAGCAATAAATGATATGCATGATTGGGTGAGTTCAATAGCAAAAACAACCAATGCAATGCATGAATGGACATCTTCAATTGCTAAAAATGTTAATAATACTATTAATTGGGCCGAAGAAATGTTTGGAAGAGCAATATCTAAAGAAGAAGCCATGAAACTCATAAAATATGTTGAATTAGTTAATGAATCAAAATCTAATCCTGAATTAAAGAAGAAAATTGATGAAATGTTAAGAACACACTCTATTACTCATAAGCCTCTTAATGAATCGCAATTAAAGGGAATAATGGTTATTGATACTGTTAATAAGATTAAAGGCTTAAAGGATGAAGAATATGATACAAAAAATAATAGTGTAGAGTTTGACGAAAAAACTAAAACAATTGTTTCTAAACTGAGAAATATTAGTGTAAAGAAAGAAAAAAATCCTCTTGGAAAAGATGATCTTCAAATGAACCCTGAAAAAGAGGGTGGTAAACTTCCTAAAGATCAAATTTATGGTAATTTACCAAAAGGACTTGAAAATGACCTTCAAAAACATAACTCAATTAAAACTGGCAATACGGATAATGTTGGTAATGTAAAGGGTTCACAAGAAAAGAATCAAAATCTTAAACTAGATACTAAACCAGAATTAAAAGAAAGTATTAGAGAAAGACGCTTTAAACTTGATGAGAAACTTGAACGAATCATTCAAAATCTAGAAAACGAAAAGAAAGTAGATGAGCAGGTCAAGTCTCAATATCCTTTTACTCAACTATTGAGTGAAAGCGATAGAAAAAAGTTTGCAGCTCTTGATATAACCGATAAACAAAAGGTAGCAGATGAAGTATCTAAAGTTCCTACAACAGATCCAAAGGTTATTTTGAAGTTGTGGGAAAATGCTTTAGCACCAAACAAAACTGAAGAACCTCTGTGGTTAAAGCTTGCTCCTAAAGCTTATAAAGAAGCTTTTAATAAAGCACCTCAGTCTCTTCAGGAGAGTATTAAAGCTAAAGCAGAATTTTTTACTTTAAATACACAATATCAAATTGACAACTTTTGGGAAACTAGTGGTTTAATCTCAAGACCTGTTATTACACTTAATGAGGTTGTTACTGCTAAATCACCAAAGGAAAGTGAACAAAAATTAGACAGCTTAGTTGCATATGTAGGTGAACAGATGAAAAGATGGTCACACTAATGCACTAAGTTACAAAAATGAAAAAGTATTTAAAGTATAAATAACAAAAAAAAAAATAATAAAAGAAATATGAACTTAAATGAACAACAAATCGTAAAAAAGTGGAGTCCAATGATTGAGTCCGTAACAGGAATTAAGGACAAAGAAAAACTTGCTTGGATTTCCAAATACGCCCATTATCACGCATTAAATGAATCATTGGGCGGTGTATCTGCACCTTATTCAACTATTTTAAACGTTCCGGGTGTTGGTGATGCAGTTCCTGCTAGTTTAGCAGCTGTATCAGGTACACAGCAAACCTCTCCTCTAGCAAAAGGATCTGGTGACAAATGGATGTCAATTCTTCCAATGGCTCTTCAGGTAGCTGCAAGAACAATTGCTTTCGACCTTGTTAATGTGGTTCCTATGCCAGGAGCAACCGGTATAATTTCCTATATGGATTATGTATACGCTGGTGGAAAACAGCCATTTGGTGCGCCTCCTGCATCTAGTCCATCAACCGCAAATCCTGCATCAGGATATACAAATTATGAATCACCGGCAGCTTTCAAAATTCAGCTTACATCTAGTGATGCATCTGCTTTATTGAATAGCTTAGTCAACGGTGATACAGTTGTATTCCATAAAGATACTAGTGCTGATAGCAATTATGTATCTACTGTATACATTGGAAAATCGAGAATTGATGGTTACCCAATGTTTAAAGTTGGCTCATATACAGGTGTAACTAATTTAGCCGGTGTATTTGATGGCGCTGCAGTAGGTATTAACACTAGTCGTAGTTCAGTGTGGGGCTCAGTTACAACTTATCCATCAGTTATCTCAACACTTGAAGATCAAATTCAAGGCTTTGTTGGCGCAGGTGTTAATAACACTGATAACTGGGAAGGAACATTTGTATCAGGAACAACACTGTATGAACCAATGAGTAGAGGTGTTGGTGAACAAGAGTATCCTAAGGCCTTAGGTCTTCAGGTGTTTACCAAATTCGTTGAAGCTGGAACATATCAGGTAGCTATTAACGTTACTCTTGAACAGGTTCAAGACCTTAACAAACAGTGGGGAATTGATGTAATTGCTATGGTTGAAAATGCTGGTATTAATGAACTCAGCCAATCAATCAACAAACACATTCTCTCTAGATTGTTTGCTCTTGGATGGAAGAACCACATTAAAGCTTATACTGTAGAAGGTATTAATCTTAATCTTAATGTTAATTCTTCTACTGCAGACACAACTCCTGCATTTGCATATTCTGAAAATGGTTCAGTTACAAACGCTGCCATGACATGCCCAGGAATTACTTTGGCCGGTGGTGCTACAATAGCATTCGAAAACCAGGATACTATCATTAAGAGAATTATGACAAACATTCTCGCTGCCGGTAATGTTGTAATGCAAAGAGGTCGTAGAGGTCCTGCTAACTTTATTGTTACTAACCTTAAGATCGCTACTGCTTTACAAAGTAATTCAGGTTACACTTTCTCACCGATAACCAACACTCTCAATCAGTCTAATGGTTCTTTATATCCTCTTGGAACAATTGCCGGAATGACTCTATACGTTGACCCGAATATGAGTTACACCGACACTAGAGTACTAGTAGGACGTAAAGGTGCTACTGATGAACCGGGTGTTGTATTCTGCCCATACTTAATGGCTGAAAGCGTTAAATTCATTACAGAAGGAACAGCTGCTCCTAAAGTGATCGTGAAATCGAGATATGCTTTAGTTGACGCCGGATTCCATCCTGAAACTCAGTACGTTACACTTTATATTAAGACTGGTTCTGGTGCCGTTCTTTAATAGATTGTAACATACAGATAAAACAAAAAGAGGAACTTCAGTTCCTCTTTTTTTTATGATGTTCTGCCACCACCCAGTTTCCCCTTTTCGTATATTTCAATTGGATATTTAAGAATTGGCCCAAATGAATTGAATTCTTCTCGAGATACGAATTCTTTTTCTTTTTCTTTTTCGTATACGACGTATATTTGATCAGAATCTTTTCCTCCTATTTTAGTAGGATTTTCATGAATAGTATGAATAAGATATTCTTGAGCTCTTCCTAACTTAATAAAAAAGGATATTGGTGCTCTCCAAGAACCGTGATTAGGCCAATGATTATTCGCAGGGAGTATATGAATCATTCTTCCACCTATTTTACATAACTTTGAAACATTTTTAAATGCCATATAAAAATCTGCTATATGTTCAGAAGTTCCAAAATCAGTTACAACATCAAATTGTTCACCTATATCTAAATCTTCATTCATATCTAACATCAAAGATCCACCGCGCCCATTAATATCAATAGAAACATATCTCCATCCATTTCGAATCCAATAATTTCGAGTATATGAAAATTCCTCAAAGGGAAAACAACTCATAAATTGTTGATCTCCCAGCTCACAGATAGATTTATATTCTGGTTTAATCCACTGTTGTAAAAAATCTAAACTTTGCCTTGTTACACCCATTATTTTTTTATTTTTATGAAAACTTCATCAGCTTCCAGTCTTCCCATTAAATAATAACCCTTTGATTGAACAAAAGCAGTTTGCGCGTTATCATTATAATTGTTTTCTATAGTCATAACCTTAATATTAAATTTATCAAAATCAATTGTTTTAAGTATTTTAAACTCATTTCCTTCGGTGTCTAAAGAAAGGTAATCAATGTTATAAAATTTGTATTGTTCTAAAATATCATTTAACACAACACATTTTAATTCTAATTCAACTAATTTTCCTCCTAAGCTATTAATTTCATTATGTATTCTTTGAAGGTGTCTTGGATCATATTCTTTTAACATTCCACTAAGCATATGAGAAGGCCCATCAACATATATAAATTTTTCTACTGATTCTTTTTCTGCAACACCAGCCATTATTTTTATACAGTTTCTATTTTTATCTAATTTTTCAAAAATAGCGGGTATAGGCTCAAAACAAATACCAGTCCATCCCAGTTCTTTTTCAAGATAGTAAGTATTTGAAAGTTTAACACCATCATTTGCTCCTATATCGACAAAAATGCCGTTTCTTTTATTTTGAAAATATGATAGTACAAAAGCATCTTGACCGCTTTGACTATATTTTCTATTCATTTTATAAATATTCATTAATGCATCCATTTTATAACTGTTTTCTATGATGATTAACTAATTGCGGATAAGGAGAATTTGTAAAATCATTGATTTCTTCATTACCATATTGGCAAGGGTCTCTAAATCTTTCAAATCCATCTCGAATTGTCATTAAAGATAAAACGCTTTGATCATGTCGATGGTCTTTAAACCCTAATATATTAGGTCCAAACATATTCGGGTCATCTGTTACGATTCTCGGATCTCTTAAATATTTTTGATATTCTTTTAAAAATTCAATATTTTTTTCTGTTTTTTTCCATAAATGGTAAGATGCGGTCGTCATAATTGATTCCCAATATTTTGATTCATTGCAATTCATTAACACAAAACAATCTAATTTTGTCCATGTTTTGTTTTTGTGTTTTCCGGCAATTTGAAATACGACTCTGTCCTTTTTATCAGCAATATCAAAAACAGGTGTTAAATCACTAATAATTTCTACACCCGCGTCACTATACATAACAATATCTCCATCTTTTAATTTATCCATTGTTAATAGTATTATATGAGGTTTCCAGATCCAATAACCTGCGCCACGAGGTTTAGAAAGTATGTAAGAATTTTTCCTCCAAAAATCAGTCAACTCTAGTTCTTCTTTTTTGTATGTTATAACTTCATCAACCTTTCCTACTGATAACGCAGATGAAGCAAGTAATTCCATACTTTTATAATACTTTCTATCTCCAAATGTAATTAAAACTTTTTTCATATAAAAGCTCTTTCATTCAAATATTTTATCTTTAAAATAATATCGAGATTCATTTTTAACATTGTGCCCTACTGCTTTATTCCAAATATATGAATAATCAGAATTTGCATAAGTTACAAATGGATAATACGTATATGAAATAAGATCATTTTTAGCTATCATATCCATATATGCATCATCTGCAGCTGTTTCAAATTTTTCTAATTTTTCAATAACTTTATCATATGCGTTTTTATTAATAATCATAGAATGCGTCTGTTGAACTCCATTAGTTTTAATTACATTAGGAAATAATAACAACGTGGAAGGAGGTATAATATTAGGTTTACCTGATAAATACACGTGTTCCCAATCTGTTGGTAAAAGTTTAAATAACAATTTAATTCTTTTTTCAAAATCTTGCGCAATCGTTATATCATCTTCTAAAACGATTACGTATGGCCAATCTCTTATTTTCGCCATTTTAAGAGCGTTAATATGACTCATTATACATCCTATTTCTCCTGGCATAAATTTTTCGCCAAATCTCCATCCACCAGGCAAACATATTTTTCTATCTAATTGATCTTTAGATAATTCTTGACCATCAACAGCATCCATTATAATAGCCTCAATATTCAAAGATTTTAGCTGATTAACAATTTTTTCTCTACGCTCTAAGGCGCGTTTTAATGATATAACAATTATATAACTCATTTGAAAAATATTATATCCTCTTGAAATACATCTCCAATTTTAATATCTCCCGCAGGCTCAGGATGTTCCCAAACATGTTGTTCAAGTATTTCATAATTATTATATGAAAAATTCTTCATAAAGTTTATGATGTCATGTTTTAACGGAACTCCTTCATTATAATATTTAAGAGATACTTCAATTAAAATGTATTTACATGATGATAAAGTTTGTGTGCCACCTTTTAATATATCAAGTTCAGATCCTTGCGTATCTAATTTCGCAAAATCAAATTTAATGCCTTTATCTTTGAATAATGTATCCAATGTAATCATTTTTTTGTTTACTCGAATTACATGATCATCTGTATAATGAACAGTCTTTTCACGATAATAAGAATTTCCTGTACACCCCACTGAATCTTTAGTTTTGTAAAACGTAACGATTTTTCCATCTTCATCACCTAATAACTCGTTATAAATATGAAAACCTGTAGTTGATAAATAAAATTGATTATCTTCATCAGCTTCAACTAAATAAAATGTCGTTAAAAAGGGCCAAATTTGTTTACAACGTAGAGAAAATTCCCCTTTATTTGCGCCAATATCAATTAAATTTAACGGTGTAAAGCCATGATCTCTTAATTTTGTCAAATAATCGAATATCATAAAAACACTGTTTTAAATTTTTGCATAACTTTTTCGGGCGTATATTCTTTAGAATAAGCATCCCAATTTTTCTGAGATGGCTCAAATGTGTTTAAGATTTTAATTAAATCTACATTGTTATAGTATATAATAGCTTTATCTTTTAAAATATCGAGATGATTTCTTTCCGGAGAAAATCCATAAGTTATAATTGGTTTGTTCTTTATTGAGAACTCTCCGCATGCTAAGCCAAAAGTTTCTCCTCTTTTTCGGGCATGCAACATTGCATCACATGTATTTATGAATCTAACCTTTTGTCGTAAATCAATCAATGATTTAAGATAAATTATTCTTGGATGAATAAAAAATGGCTGAGTATTTGCAAATAAGAAATATGCGTTTTTTCTTTTTTCGATAACATCTTTAATCGCTTCATGAACAAATGTAATATCAAATGTTTTATAACTGCCATATCTTCCAAATACGATTGCGTCTTTAGGAATTTTTAAAAATTCCCGATAATCTCCGTCTTCTTCTGGTAAATTAATCATGTGAGGTACCCAGGGATGAATACCAAAATTCATACGTTTTGAAAGCCATTCAGATATATATGCATAAACATTTCCGTGGGGCTCATATGTTTCTCCAAATACACAGTGAATTACGCTTTTTCTTCCTTTCGATACTATGCCATCGTTTTCACCAGATTTTAACGCATAAAATACATCGACTTTATTTTCATCTAATATTTTTTCAACTTCTGAAAAATCGTTATACTGAATAACTTTAAAATGGTTTTTAAACTTTTCAATAACTTCGGGATCATCTTGCGCAGGATTTAATCTGGAAACTATTATCGATTCATTGTTTAAAAGTTGTTGATTGAAAAAGGCATAATCAAATACAGCAACCTCAGTTCCTGCAATTCCTAAATGATTTGTATGGAATGCTATTTTCATCGTATTATATTATAAGAAAAATTATCTAATGTAATGACTTTTTCTAACAAATTTTTAAATAATAAATGCAAAGATATGTGATTTTCTGACGCCAGATATTTAACTGTTTCTAATTCTGTGCCTTTAATAATATTTTTAAAATTCTCCGGCATGTTAATCATTTTATCATACACTTCATCGAATTTTTCGTATATATCAATAAAAGCATATTTGTGATTACCAAATATCCAGAGATTGTCGTTAAAAACAAATTTTCGACTCCCGTGAAAATGATCTACATAAATTTTATCTTTGTCTAATTCAAAAAGATTCGGAAAATTTGAAATTTCGATGTCATATCGTGTTATTATTAGCCAATCATACTCACCATTAACATTTTCATGGTCTTTAACTAAAGAAAGAACTTTATTTTGAGAATAATAATTTGACTTATAAGAATCAAAAGATTTTTCAGGATCTCTTGGAATATTATAAGCTCTTTTAGCAATAAAAGTTTTTGGAGATTCGAATGTAATTGCAATAAATTTATAAAGTTTGTATAATTTTTCAGGTATATTATCTTCGATTGTATAGTTACCTGAAGCCCAAGGCGCAGTACTATATGGTTGGCCTATTTTATTTTTGTCCCACCAACAATGACCAAATACATCAGCATCATATTTATCAAGAATTTCTCGTTTAATATGATCGTATCCTTTTTCATAATTTCGAGGCTGTCCCTTTAAACAAAGCGCTATTTTCATTTTTCTATTTTAATATTTAATTTTGTTTTTTCATATTTTAAATTGACGTGATCAAGATAATTTTTTAAAACCGTATGCGGATTATATAGTATTTCATATTTTGTATAAATTTCTTCTTCTTTATTAAAAATATCGCAATACAAGTTCATGTTAGTGGAGGATGTGATACACATGACATCGGATATTATATTAAAAGAATATTCTTCGGGTGTGGTAATTATATCATAATTTAGATTAATTGGAAGTTCATTTTCATATTTTAAATCTATTCTTGTTCGAATTACTACATCATATATGAAATTATTTTGTTTTTCATATATTTTTTTCAATTCATTACATAAAAACCATTTTCGATGTTGAGATAATGTATTTACTGGATCATCATAATGATTTTTTCGAGTAAAAAATTTTGATCTTTTTTCTAATTCATCACTAACATTCTCCCATGATTCTGATACATAACTAATAGGAAGAAGTTCTTTTAAATCATATACTTTTAAGTAATTAATTTTATTATTGTTAGTTGGAATATTTGGTTCTTGCCACGTATGAATAAAAATATCTGGGCTAAAAGGCTTTAAAATGTATTTTTTAAAACTATCTACACATTTATCCCAAGATCGAGTATGCCCTGTTAATAATACAGCAGTTCTCATAACAATTCCTTAAACAGTTTTACGTACTTAATATACTTTTCTTTTTCATTATGAAGTGGTATCAAAGAAAAATACAATGACGCAGTTATTAATTTTATATGTTCTAATTCTTCTTTGCTAAACAGGTTTTCGTAATAAGATAATAAATTTTCCTTGTACGATCTTTTAATTCTTTTGTCTAATAATATTTCATCATATCCGGTTAAAGATTGATATATTTTTGCGTAATCATAAAGATTATGTCCATATATCGTAAAAGTATTGCCCTCAATTCCTCGCACATCAACGAATTTAATGTTATCGTTTTTGTCTAAAAGCACATTACTAAAAACCGGGTCTCCATGAATCATAGTTCTTTTGATTCCTTTTTTACAAACATCTTTAAGTTTATTAATCAATTCATTAAATAAGTTCCAATTTAATCCATAATTTACATAATCAAAAGAATTCCAACGTTCAAATAATTTTTCATTATAATGGTAATAGTCATAATAAATAGTATCATTTTCCTTTACTTGATGAATTTGCTTTAAGGCATCAATTAATAATTGTAAGTGATGTGTTGTCAAAATACCATTAACATATAAAGAAGAAAAAGTTAGCCCATCAATTAAGTCTATTTTAATTGAGTTTTCTTTAGATGGATATATTTTTGGAAAATATTTCCTAATGTTTTCTGGAGAAAAAGAATTTACCCACTCATAATAATACTTTTCTGCATTTATTTTGTTTGAATATTCGTTTGAATTTGATTCCTTGATAAAAAAGGTTCCCTCACTAAAAGTTTTATTAAAATGACGAGGTTTAACATTATCTAAATAAAACCCCAATTCTTTATTCAGGTCTAATTTAGGATTAATCATCAAATCGTCAATGTAAAAATCTGCGTAAGGCTTTCCGAAAACTAATTCATCATAAGGAATGTTGTATTTATTAAGTGTATCGATCGTTATTTTTCCAATATCTTTGATGACGGCTCCTACATTACCGTTATGAGTCTTCATTCTTCGAGAGGTATATATAATGATAGTGTGCCCTTTATTTTTTAATTTTCTCATTACATTAATTACACTCCATATTGGTTCAACACTTGTATAATCACCGGCAATTTTCGGATATGTAACAATTGTATTATCTAAATCAAAACAAAATCTTTTTGGAGAAATTTTAAAGGTCTCAGAAAAATGAATAATTTGTTTTGGAGTACCTAAAATATGAAATTTATTAATCGGAATAGCTACAAAACTTTCATTTGAGTCAAGCATATTTTTGATAACATGCGAAATATAAAGTTCATGAGTAGATTTTTCAAAATCTATTTTCTGTAAATATTCTAATAATTTTTCTGTGGATTTAAAAAAATAACATCCCGTATTAGCTTTGTTAGATATTTTTTGTTTTTCTTTTATATCAATTATTCTTGTGTTGTCCGTGAGAATATAGGAATATATTGGATTAGTTTCCTCTGAAATAAAATATAAGACGGCATTCGAATCAATTAATTTAAGTTTTTCGATAATATCATCTTCATACCATGTATCTCCATCAATTATTGCGGTTTCTCCTTTAATATTAAACTGTTTTATAGCTTCATATATTGTTTCTGCAGCTCCTCTAGTATCTTTGATAGCCTTTATTTCTATATTTGAATATTTAGCTCTTATATAATTTTCAAAATTATAATAATCAAGCTCTTCATTATAAGGAATATAAATTTTATCATTTTCGCTAAGTTTGAGGCAATCAATTACCCAAAATAAAATTTCTTTTCCGAGAACTTTTATAAGAGGTTTTGGTTGTGTATAACCAAATTCCGAAAATCTCTTTCCTTTTCCGCCTAATGGTATTATGATATTCATTTTTCAACTTTATTAATTAACCAACTTTCAAAATTCTTCATGTTATCTTCGTGTTTTTTCTTTTGTTCTTCTGTAAATACAGGTTGTTTATACATTTCTTCAAATCTCTTCCAATCTTTATCAATACTTTTAACAATATCAATTTCTTGTTTCGTAACATCTATAAATGCATCTTTGTTCCAGTCTTCACTAACTTTTGGATCACCCCAATAAATAGGCATAGAACCCACAAGAAATGCATCCATTAATTTTTCTGTACAATAATATCTATAAGGAGTATTTTCATATGCCATCATAAATTTATGAGGATGTTTCAGAAAAAATTCATCTTTTGCATCTCTCCAATATTTATTTCGTGAAATATTTTGTAAAGAAAAATCATTTGTCATAAATCTTCCATACGAATTCACATGTTTATAAGAATTAAGATATGAAAAAGCGCTATTCCTGATAAAGTTTGATGGATTGGAGACGATAAATGCACACCATCTTTCAAATTCCTGCTCTTTATAATTTAATCTGTTATATAAACGATTCTTTAATTCAGGTTTTAATAATATGTAAACTTGCCATAAAGGTAATCTGAAATTTTTTTCAGTATGAGGATCAAATGATATTGTATAATCTGATTTAAAATTGGATGCTCTATGATTTTCTCCCAAATATAATATTTTTTTACAATTATAGTTCGGTGTATCTCTCATTGAGTTAAAAATAGAATGAAATAAAACGTCTGGTTTATTTTTATCTAAAATTACATTAAAATGTCTTTTTAAAATAGGTGTTATAAAATCTTCACTATTCCATTCAGGCCAGAAATCTGTAAACCAGACTTTTATTGTATCCATTCTAAAATAAAAATTTAACTATTCGTAATCATTTGGATTAATTCCTAACATGAATATATTTCCTCCTGCAAAAATAGGCTTCTCATAATTTTTATTATCTCCTCTTATAGAGCTTGTTAAACTCTTGGATGGAATAATCAATGGAGGTGTTGCTATGTAAAAATTATAATTAAGATGTGTCATCATTGTCCATGTAGCTTTATCAGAAATCATTGGCTGTGTATCTTGTAATTCTATATATTTCTTCATTGCGTCTTCTTTCATTCCATACGCAATCACACTCCAGCTAGCATATCCTTTCGTCCATCTCGCAGAAGCTCTGACATTTTGAGGCTCTAGTTTAGACATATAAGAGTATAAAAGTATGCCATCCGCATCGGATGGAATAGTATTAAAATAAATGGGTAAAAGTTCATCAAAATTTTTATGAAATACACAGTCATCCTCAAATATAAATATGCTTTTTGCTCCATCTAACAATGCAGATTTAATAACATAATAATGAGATTGCATTGCTCCAAGTTCATTGGGAAAATGCTTATTAAATAAAACATGATTTACATCATATCTATTATATTTATCAGCATAAAGTTCTATAAACTTCGAGGCATATCCTGGTATAACCGGTCTAAAAAATTCGACTTCAATATTATGTTTTTTAAATTGCTCAACTGAATGAACATATTTATCATTTCTTTCTTTTAAAGAAATGCATACAACTTTATCAAAGCGTTCATTTATTAAATTTCTCATTTTTATTTAATTTTACATATTATATTTTCTAGCCATTCTTTATACGCTTTTTTGTAACCAATGATTCTTTTTTCTTCATCTTTAAGATAAGTTGCATAAGAACCAGTGTCTCTTAAAAATTGTAACCTTAAATCAGTTGTTAGTTTAACGTCGATATATTCTTCCATCCATTTTGCGTACTCATCTGTTAACAAACCTTTATATACGTTTCCTCTATTTTTACATGGATAAACTGGATATAATCCACTATCAAATTTATATTTTATTCGTAGATCTAAATTATTCATAGGTTATCATTTTTGTAATTAATTAATCTATATAATGAATCTGCATCATCACTAATTTTGTATAAAGAAAATGACATATTTAATGAATAAGTTATTTCTTTATCATTCATTATTTTTTCTAATCTAGTTCCCTGAGGACACACATAAAGTTTAACACATTCATTTTTAGAACCAAATAAAAATTTACTATAATTATAATTTTGCGGAATAGATGTGTTTGATACAACATCAAAGTAAGCAAATTTTCCTCTTTTAATACTATTAAGTAAACTTTTTTCATCAATTTTCATAAAACTGCTCATAGTATTTAAATAAGAAAATGTTTGAGTGTCGCATAAAATAAAATAAGAATTTTCATATTGTTCAAATTTATTGATAAGAAGATTAGTATTCTTATATTCTAAATGAGAGAATTCATATAAAATATCATTATTTTTATTAAAATGTTTAATTTTAACATATTCTTTTTTAAATAATTTAAATAAACGTTCTTTAAGATTATCTGTAAAAGAAAATTCGTTTTTATAATTCTGATAAGCAATTTTTTCTATATAGTCTGCTACAATTTTATTCACACTTAATATCATTTCATTCTTTAGAACATCATAAGCTATCTTATCTTCATCCATTGGTCCCATAGCAGAACTTATTTCTTCTAATTGCTTTTTTGTAATTTTAAAAGATGCTTTAAAATCAGATAGATGTATATCTTTGCTTCCATACCTACGATCTTCAATATGTACTATTTTTGCATCAGTATACACTATATTAACAAGTTTATCTACAAAAGAATTACTTATTATTTCTTTTGTTAATTCATTTTGATCAATTGGAACCAAAGTTGTACCTGTAAAATTAGGTTCTTCTTCAATTTTCTTCGAACTTTTAATTTTCTTTGCCATAATTAAAAAATTTTGATAAAAATTTAAAATAAAGATTTAGATTTAATTTCATTTTTATATTCTATTTTTTGAATATCTTCTATAAGTTTATTAAATATCCAATTACTATCGCAATGATCTTTAGTAACTTGAAGACTGTGTTCAAGATATTTTTTATGTAAATTTTTATTAGAGTAAATTTCATTTATTTTATTTACTATCTCTTCTACATTACTTAAATCTTTCTTTACAAATAAACCATATTCATCTAAATCGATGAATCTTTTATTTGTTTTATTTCCATTTTTATCATATACCCAGCAATTTTCTGCCCAATGATAATCAAACATTGGAACTGTTCCAACACCAACTATTTCGCATTGTGCATACTCAAAATTATCTCCATAAGAATCTGCGCTAAGATGATAAAAATCTGCACCAACTAAAGATGAACTTAATGTTTCCATTGCCTCTTCATGTTCATATGGTCCAAAAACATAAATTTTATTTAAATCTCTTTTATCGTTATCTACAATAAGACCATTCAAAATAGCTTTAGAACTACATTCTACGATATCTTTTCTTGGAATTTTTGTCATTTTTTTACCTTCGAATTCATAAAAAATAGGAAGAGCACCAAGAGATCTTTCGACTCCCTTCATTTCAAGAAGAATATTGTTTTTAGCTGCATACGGCAAAAATGCAAAAAGTCTATCTGGTTGTTTAAATGTAGCATATCTTCCAAGATATGTTATCTTTTTCCAATGGTTATCTTTTCTATATTTATATAAAGGTTCGAAATTAAAACCTACGTGTAATTGAATAAATTTTGATTTAATTTGGCCTCCAAATGTTTCTACTAATTTCTTATAAAATGGTGATGTTATACTATGAGATACTATTCCATCACAAAGATTGCAAATTTCTAAAAAATTTGCGTTTCTATGTATAGATTGTAACTTATGGTCATTTTGAAAAATAATTTTCTTAGTTTCTATTTTTTTAACTAATTCTAGAAATCCCCTTTGAGCCCAATCTGAATGTTTAATGGATGGGACAGAGTGTATAAAAACATAATCAAATTTATTTAATGTATCTGCAAAAGTTTCAATGTTATCTTTTGTAATAAAAGAATGTTCAGGTTTTTCTTGCATGTTTTCTCTACCCCACTTTTTATCATCAACTACAAAAACTGAATACTCTATATCATTTTTCTTTAAATACTTTGTTAATTGACTAATGTACATTTGAATTCCGGCGCCTTCGAAGCCGCGGCCAACAACCATTGCTATTTTCATAATTTTATTCTTTTATTGTTAAATAAAGATTAATGTTTATTTCGAATGCTATAATGCTTAAGAAGCTCATTTATATCATCATAATTTATATTTCTATTATTGATAAAATTAAAAGTTTCACTCATAAACGGTTTTTTATTTCCTATATTAAAGTGTAATAGAGGCTGCCTTTTAGGATATTTAGATTTTTTCAAATATTTCTCTAGAATAAATTTTATGTCATTTGTCTTAAATTTATCTCTAATTCTTGCAAGTTCAGTTATAGACACACAATATATAGGAGCTCTAGTAAAATAACTTTTATCTAAAGAAGCAAAAACATCATCAAAAAATGGAACTTCAAGATAAAATACACAAAAATCACAACCTCTGTTAGATTTAGCTCTACTATTTAATTTATCAATAAAATCAGATTCATTTTTAAGTAATCTAATAAACGAGAAAAACTTTTTGGCAAACATATTCATTACATCTTGAGCATAAATCTTTGGCACATAAAAATTAGTCGCTCTCATGAATATGGGATCTCCTTCTCTATTATCATTATACCACTTATAAACATTTGGCCACTTATTTTTATAATTTTCTATTTTAGGCCATGTATCTTTATCATAAACTATTTTTGATTCTTTCATTATATCATAAAAGGATTCATCATATATCAAAATATCATCATCAGTCATATAAAAATCATCATCAATGAGATGCATTTCTGCCAACATGTTTAAAAAATACATCTTTTTATTATAAGGGCAATTTGGAAGATAGTAATCTCCATAATATTGAATAATATCTTTTCTTGTGAATATTCTCGTTTTAGATAAATCTATAATAGATTTATACTCATTTATATCTTTTTCATCTTCTTTATCAACATATAGAATAAGATTTTCAATAAGTTTTTTATGAAATTTATGCTCATAAAAAAGTTTAAATATCTCAAACTGATGAGATGTTACAAGAGTAACCATATTTTTTAATCTTTATGTAAGTAAAATTTTAAAGCTTCCTTAGGAGAATCTTTCCAACTATCCTCTTTTATATAAAAGGCCATATCAGTGTTGATAGGTTTATCCTCACCTGAAACATTTGAAAAATATGGATAAGATATAGCCCAGTGACCATTATCATCATAAATTAGACTTGGGCAATCTCCAATTTCTGTTAATTGAACCATCATAAATTCAAAATCTAGAGAATCTATATTTTCTTTAAGTAGTGTAAGAATTTTTTTAGAAAGTTCATTTATTTTCTCTTCTATATTTTGAGGATAAGTATCATAGTCACTATCATAAAAACTATCCATCAATTTGTAACGTTCATTTGATAATTCAATGATTTTTTCCTTTGTATTCATAAATGTAAATTTTATATAAAAATAATCATTTTTGTGATATAAAAAAATATTTTTTTGTTAAAGTTATGTTAAATTTTTACGCAAAAAGGAGAATCTCAAGATTCTCCTTTCTATTTATTTACATAAAATTTAATCATTTAAACTATGAGTAGCTTCTATATAAGATAGCACAGATTCTTCTAAGAACTTTTTAAATTTTGATTCTTTTTGTTTCTCTAGTTTCTTCTTTTCAGCTTTCTCGGCTTCTTCTTTCTCTTTTTGTTTTATTTCTTTATATTTGGCAAGAGCATTTTTCATAGAAGCTTTAAACACATCATTATAGAATTCTTTGAAAGCTTTAACTACATTATTTGATCCACATCTAAAAATTTCTTCTCTTTCATCATCAGATATACTATAAACAACAAAATATTTTTGTTCGTTTGAATCTTCAGGCTCAGATGTAAGTTTAGACTCAGGTTCAGATTCAGGTTCAGATTCTGGCTCTGTAGTTAACTCATCTGTATTATGCTCATCTTTAGGTTCTTCTGTTGCGCCCTCTTTATTTTCTTCTTTTGGCTCTTCTTTTTTTAGATTCTCTTCATCTGTTTCTTTTTCTTTATTATCATTTAAGCTCAAATCATTTAAATTTATGTTAAAATCATCATTATCATCTTCTTTTAACATTTTTGATTTTTCTACTTTTAAACTTTCTTTTATTTCTTCAATATCTGGAACTTTTAATTCATCTGTATCTTCAGATGCTCCAAGCTTACTTAAAAAAGGCTCATCTGAATTTTTTTCAACAGGAAGATTTATAACACCCACGGCAAAATCATTATCATAAAATTTATAAATAATATCAGATTTAGAAAAAGATGCTTTTATTTTTTCTTGTTCATTCCAAAATTGTTTATATTCAGAAATTTTTCCCTTTGATTCTTTTTTAAATTTTTCAAAGTTTTTCTTAACTTTTTCTATTACTTCAAGACCGTCCTTTTCAATTTCTTTAAGTTTCTTCTTTTCATCTTCTTCTTTTTTATCTTCAAACAAAAAATCTTTTTTGTAATATTGATCTAAAGATTCAGCGATATATCTTCTCATAATAATTATTTTTATTTTATATATTTATTTTTTTCTCATAAATATATATAAAAATAAATATTTTTATTATGAAATACAGTGAATATCTTCAATTATGTGAAATCTATGAATCTAACGGAAAAGATTTATTTGATGAACTTATGTTTATAAATGAAGCGGATGATGAAAAATCGCCGGATGATATTAAGATTAAAAATCCTAAAGATGTATTAAGTTTTATATATAGACCAAGATTTGCCATTCTTAGAAAAAAGTTTACTTCAATAGCTAAAAAAGCGCAAGAAGATACAATTAAAAATATCATAGAAAAACATTTACCATCTATTATACAAAATGAATATAAAGTATTAGCTGAATTATCAAAAACTATAGGAGAATTTAAACAAAATAAGCTTAAAGCTAATGAAAGCTTAAATGAAGATGATAAGACAAATCCTCAAAATGCTCAAACAAACCCGCAGAATACTAAGACAAATCCTCAAAATGCTCAAACAAACCCGCAGAATACTAAGACAAACAAAAATATGAACACAGATACAGATGTAAAACTTAGTGATTCAGATTTAAAACAAATAATGAAAAGTTTTGAGGAAAAAATAAAAAATGTAAAAGATGCAATTAATGAAGAATATGATACAATAAAAGAAGGAATTAATGAATATCTGGAAAATGTAACAGAAAAAGTAAATCTAAAAATTGAAAAAAGTAAATTAACTCCTACAAATAAAATAAACATTAAAAGTTATTGGATAGTATTAAAAACACAGTTAAAAGTTAATTTACTTAAATATCTTCAAGATAGTATATCTAATAATATGCAAAATGCTTTAAAAAAGAATATATTATTACAAAAGTTATGGAAGAATTCTACTATTGCTAAAAGTGATATATTGAATCTTAATAGATTAAATCAAGATAAAAAGAGCTTTATTGATGAAATGACAGAGGACATACAAAAAATGTCTGAATCAGAATCAACTGAATCAGAAAAAACTGAAAAAACTGCTGAAAGAGAAGAGTAACTGAAAGAGAAGAGTAAAAACTACTAAAAACCGCTAAAAAATAATTATACAAAAAAATGAATATAAAAGTTATTAAAGAATACTATAAACAGGCAAAATTTTTATATCATAGCATTGATGATCTATTTAATAAATTTGAAAGCGGATCTATTGAAGAAGAAAATGTTGATACATACGCAAATAGAGCATTAGATGATGTTAATGTTTTATTTAATAAATTAAACAAAATTGATATAAGTGATTTAACTCAAACATATTCTCAAGAAGATATAGAAAAAATACAACGTAATTTAGATTTTATGTATGAAGCAGCAGATTATTTTGAAAAATATTTTTTAGGGAAAAAATATTTTAGGTCTGTTGTACATTCAGTAAAAAAATATTTTGAATCAATGAAAATTGATGAATATGATTATAATAGATACGCAAATGATTTAGATGAATATTGTACAAAATTTGCATCAGTTTTATTGCATCCAGATAATATTAAACAATATATTAATCAGATAAAGAGAATTTCAACTGGAACAATGAGTTTAAATGAATTTAAGAAAATATATGAAGCCTTAAGGGGAAAAGTGATAAAATTGCCTAAATATACTTTCGAATCTTTTAAAAATTATATTCAAAACAATGAAACACAGAATTAAATCTTTAGATGAATATTTAAATGAAGACTTTTATAATCCATTTGAGGAAAATAATCCAATTGAAAAAAAGCCTTCACATATAGCAGATAAAGGGGGAATTTTAAAATTAAGAAAAGAAATATTTAATATTAATAGAGTTGAATACTCTAAGAAAGCTAATGGCGCATATACAGTTTTAGCTAAAACTCAATTTGCAAAAGGAGAAATTGTAGAAATATGCCCCATTATTTTTGTTGGAGAAGAAGCGAAAACTATTTCAAAATTAAATGATATAATATTTGAAATAGACAAAGAAAAGGGCATTTATGGCGTTGTTTTAGGATATGGATCTTTATATTCTCATAGTTATAATCCAAATATAACATTCGCCTATAATCCTAAAAATAAACAAATGTATTTTATAGCTTCAAGAATTATTAATATCGGTGAAGAACTTACAATAAATTATGGAAAAGATTATTGGGCTGAAAGAACAGGATTTTCTGCTATGGCTCCTATGCAAAATGCAACAAATGTTAAATCAGCAGGAGTTGTTACAAAAAAAGTAGAAAATGAAAGTTTAATTCAACCAAATGTAGAAGATATTTCAAATAAACAAACTAAAAATGAATTTGGTGAACCTAATAGTAATGCAAATCCAGCTGTGTCTGGTGTAGCAATAAAAGGAGCAAATTATTAAAATAAATTTTTTGTTTTATGAGAATGGTTAAAGAAAAATTATATGAAAGTGAAAATTCCCATAAAAGAGGTTTTGAAAGTAATATAGAAGAAGAAACTCTAGAAAATGATTTTTTCAGAAAAGTTCTATATACTGGAAAAAATCTTCAATTAGTTGTAATGAGTCTTAAACCTGGAGAAGATATAGGTCTTGAAACTCATGATAATGATCAATTTTTTAGATTTGAAAATGGTGAAGGAAAGGTTATTATAAATGATAATGAATATGATGTTGAAGATGGCAGTGGAATAATAGTTCCCGCTGATTCAGAACATAATATAATTAACACGGGTAAAAGTGATTTAAAACTTTATACTATATATGCACCTCCTCATCATAAAGATAAAACAATACATAAAACTAAAATAGATGCTGAAACAGATAAAGAAAAATTTAATGGTCTTACTACAGAATAAAATAAAATATGAATCTTATAGGAATTGATTTTTCAATAAATAAACCTGCAGCTTGCATTTTTTCGAATAATACTTATCATTTTATAAGTTGGCCTTATGGTTTAAACCCAGAAATAGTAGAAACTTTTAAAAATTCTGGTGTTAAAATTGTGGATAGAACAGATGTAAAAGTTGAACATAAGAATATATCTGAAAAAATGAGATATGAAATAGAAAATGCTGAGTATCTCTCAAATTTAATCATCTCGTCACTTAAAAATTTTATTAATAATAATACTTATCTCGCATTCGAAGGTTTATCTTATGCATCGTCAGGTGACGTGGTACTACAATTAAGTGGTTATAAATATATTCTTATGCTAAAGTTAAAAGAATACATTCCTCTAAATCATATGTTCACTTATTCTCCTATCACAATAAAAAGTGTAGCTGAATGCTCAAAAAGAGGAATGACAAAATTTGATATGATAGAAAAATTTATAAATAGTGATATAGATAATGAATTTAAAAATAATCTAAAAAATTATAGAGAAAAATTTCAAACTATTAGATCAAAAAAATGGATAATACATATTGATGATTTAGTAGATTCATTCTGGACACTAGAAACACTTAGAAAAAAAGAGCTTTTTAAATAAATTTTTACTCAAAAATACCTCCGGTTAAATTTGAAATTCCGACTGTATAATTATTTTTATCTAGTCTTCTTATTATTTTATATCTATTGTATTTTAAGCCTAAAGAAAATGTTGAAAAATCTGAAACTACTGTAGAATATCCAACAGTTAATTGTGATAATGATGTAGGAACAATTTGTTTGAATTCAAACGCCATTAACTCAAATCCATGATGATCAAGAAAACTAATATACATCGAAGGCCAAAATGGAACTGTTGCTGAATACTTTCGATATAACTCTATTTGATCAAAAAACATCCAATATGAGATAAAACCTTCAGTTAGTTTAAATGAAACTGAAATAGTTTTTTCTACAGATGGCTCAAGCTCTTTTCCTCCTCTATATGTTATATTAAACATTGTTTGTGGTTGAGAAACATTTGAGAAAGAAAATTCTGGAAATGTTACACTTTGAACAGTTGCATTTATAAAATCTTCTAGAGAATCATACGGAAGTTTTAATCTTTTTACAACTGGAGTCCATCTTTCTCTAACTTCAGGATAAAAAAAGTCTCTGGGAAACCAGATGACATACATATTAGCTTTACTATTGAGAATACTCATATTTTAAATCTCTATTTTATCTTCAATTTATTGTTTTCTTCTGTTAAAATACAAAATTCAATAAATTAAATAATTAGTCATAAAAAACATAATTTAAAACCATACTTTTATGACTTGAATTTTGCTGAAAAACATTAAATTTATGAAAGCATTCATTTAATGAAACTCGATATTTCAATTTCAAGTTTTTTATTTCAAGAAAGAATTCTTTCCAATCTTTATATTTAGCAGCCATTTCCTTCCATTGGTGTTTTACCAACAGATCTGGGTAGAATGCTTTCTTGTTTTTCTTTACTTTATATTCAAAGCTCCTTCTTGCAATCTCTATTGAAGCATTTACTGCATCTGTATAGTTATGTTGTAAATTTCCAATGAAACTTGAGTAAGCTGGATTAACTGAATAAAGTTTAATTCCTTCTATGTTTAATCTCTTATTTAAGTTATTGATAAACAATTCTCTTTTCCAAAGATTTTTGTTTTTTCTATTTGATATTTTTATTGTTGATGAGCGTTTAAAATGTAAATCTTCAATAAAAACTGATTTACAATTAAAGTATTTTGCTAGATTTGCAATAGATTTACTTATCTCAAATGTTTCAAACTTTAATTTGTTTTGAAAATATTTCATTCTATCTGAATTAGAACTTAGTTTTTCATTTAAAATTTTGTTAAAAATAGGCTTCAAACTAAATTCTTGAGTATAGATAACATTTCCATTATCTAAAATTGAAATTCCAATTGTATCTGGATTTAAGTCAATACCTAAATATCTGTTTTCATTTAAATTTCTGACCTTTTCATTTTTAAATTCTTCAAAACTTATATAGATATATTTTAAATCAAGTCTAATTGAATAAGTACATCCTTTCTGATGTTTAGCTTCATTAAGTTGTTGAAGCTTGAATAATTCATTCTCTATGTTATTTCTTAAATTTGGCAATTTTAGTTCAATATGTTTATTCCTACTTAATTTAAAGATGATTTGGTTGTTTTCAATCATATCTAACTTAAATGAACGATTTCCTTGTTTAAGTTCTTCACCTTGAATATTTATAGGACTTAATCGTTTAAGTTGATATTCTTCATTAGAAATCTTGTTCTTAAGTCTTTCAATGAAATTCTTTTTTCCTCCAAATATAACTTTTTCGTCTTTAAATCTTATATGAATGGCTTTGGCGTCTTTAATTGCGCATTGAATTAACCAAGAGTTTAACAAATCAATGTTACTTAATGATTTAGTTAAATATCTAACTTCTTTTTCTGTTTTATTTTCAAGAAAACGATTATAACTATACCTAACAACAGATGAATATTGTTTAAGTATAGGTGTTAAATCTTCAGATGATTTGTATGGAAGTTTAATCGTTTTCATTTTGCTCTTGTAACATTTTTTTATAACCAGTAAAAATAAACAAACTATTTTATATTTTAATGAACCTTTCTTACGTCTTTCATATAATGCTTGATTCGATAAACCAAGTATTTTTTTTAAATTCTTTAGATTTTACCCACATAAAATAATCCTTTTATTATATATATTAAGGAAAATTATTTTTTTATGATTTTTATATCAAATTATTGTTAATTTTTAATCTTTCTACCTCTGTTTGCAATTCAGTTACTTTATTTTGTAAATCTGTTACAGTATACATACTCTTATAATTTTGAATCACTTCATCTTGTCTAGATAATGGATAATAAACACCTTCATAAAAAGTATATGATGTTCCATTTGGATTTTTAATTATTATTGAATATGTGTTTTTCTTTTGCTTTTGAAGAATTGATGATTGATCTTCTGTAATCTTAAACTCAATTTCTCCTATAGTAGTATTCATATTTGTTGAATATGTTGGAGATATTTCTATCTTAGTATTATCATCTAATTTAAATAAAAGCGCATAATTATAAGCTCCAGATAAATCAACATTTACTTTATTTCCATTTGTGTCTATTTTTTCAAATTTAAATTTATACACAGAGTCATATGATTTTAAGAATAAGGGTCCCGTTCCTTGTGGAAAAACTTCATTAAATGCATTCATAACAACTGACACTGTATCATAAAATACTTTTACATATTTTACTTTTTCAGGAGAACTTCCCATATTTATATTAGGTTTTTCTGATTCTATTTTATTGAATATTTTATATGGAATTATATTATCTACATTTAATCTTGTAAATCTTAATCCATATTTTTTAGGATTATTAGAAGAAAATGAAGCTTTTCTTATTATTTGTGTTCCATCCATTCTATTTACTAATCTACATGTATATTGTATCATATAAGTTGCATCTATATCAGAATTTTTTAAAATTGGTCTAAAATAATTTGGTTCAGAGAAATTACTATCTTGTGTAAATGAAAATCTTTGAGTTAATAAAGATGTTGATGGAGGAATTTGTTCTAGTACATCTATTTCATGTATAATAACCCATTTTCTAGCATTCGGGCCATAAGAATCTACGAAACTTTCATAATTATCATTTGGGTTATTAGAAGTATAAAGTCTTATCCTTCCACTTTCAATTTCTCCCATATACTCTCCTATTATATCATTTTCCCATGTTGCATAATATTCTATATAATCTCCTTCTGTAGATTCAGCTATAAAACAATTAAATTTATCAGCTACACTTTCAACAGGAAGTTGTACATTTATTATCTCATCTAGTACAAATTCTCCTTTTATTACGTCAAATATTGTGCTATATGTTATATAAACATCTGATAAATTTTTTACACCTAATGTATCTCCTAATAATGTTGAAGGTGTATTTAACCCAAGTTCATGAACAGAAGGAACTTTAAATTCTATGTATTTATCATAAAATCTATTTCCTAAAAATAATGTATTTGGAGAAAATTTAATAACATCTCCTATCTCAGATCCTGATAATTGTTTTATATATGTAAAATTCGACAAATCAACTAAGCCATTTTCAGAATCTGCTCTAACTTGTAAAAGAAATCCTCCAACATCTTCAAAGTTATAACCCGCTATCACGTGAAGTTTGATAGTATCACATTTATATGGTTGTGATATTTGAACGGAAGAATCTGACCAAAATGATTGATATGTTATTTCTGGAGTATCAGTATCTATTAACCAGGATGTTCTTTGAGTATTTGTAGGTATAGAATTTAATTTAAGCGCATTATTTGTTAATCCTATTGCGTTATTACTTTCATAAAATGCTTTTGTTAAGCCTATACATGTATCAACAACAAATGCATCTGATAATACAGTTTCTTGGCCATCTCTATTGAATTCATATTCTAAAAGAAGAAAATCATTTAGTAAAACGTATTTTGAAATATTTGTTGTAGTTATATTTGCCATATATTCATTATTTTATTTTAAAATCCATAAATTGTATAATGTACTCCAACTCCTAAAACTAATCCATATTTTCCCGTTGCAACGTTGAACCCCATTGTTGCTTGAGGCCCTATTCCAAATCCTTTAAACCAAGAATTTTTCTTTGCCTTTGATGAATATTCGTTAGGATCAATTAAAACACCTTGTAATGATTTTGCAGTAAATCCTGGATATGCAGATTGAATGTATACTCTTATCAATCCATTTTCTTCTTTATGCCCAAATGTTAAATCAATTTGTGTAGTTTTATTAATTAATTCTGTATTTACGTGAGCTAATTCAAGAGGATTTTTATTAGTAACTGCTATATATGTTTTTCCTGTAAGCACTTCAAAGTTAGTTGAATCATATTTAAATGGAAGAGTCCACCCAGCTATATATAAATTATCATCAACTTTTAATAATTTTTGTATTATTTTATTCTTTTCATCAAGTGCTTTAGCTAAAGTCGCAGAATCTTGATGTAATACAATAATAGCATTATTTAAATCTATTATATGTTGATTTTGTTCTTTAACTTTAAAATATAATTCTCTATTAAGTACTTTAAGTTCATCTATAGTAGAAATAAGAGTTGGAATAGATATCTGAAGTTCTTTATTTCTTAATTTTTGAAAACTTAAAGAATCTGTAAGAGCAGCTTGATTTTGATCACTTATATCCTTTTGTCTTTTTAGTTCTTTTATTCTAGAACATTGCATTGCGCTAAAAATAATAAGTCCTATTATAATTATTATAGTAAATAATTTACTGTTAATGAAGTTATAAATATTCTCTATTTTCATTTTCTTTTATTTTTAATTTTTATCGTATGTCTATATGATAAGATTTTCCATAACCGTTATTTGTAATATTAATAGGAGTTCCACTAACATATTGTACATATACATTAAATCCTATACTAACATCCCAATTTCCTTCAGATGAATCCAAGTTTTCATTTATTTCATAAGCAAATGTATTAATTGGGTAATAATCAACTCTTATTATATCAGATGATCTTATATTATATAATGTATAAGACGAACTGGCATCAAAAGTTGTGCCCACATCTATTAATGTAGATCCAATATTAATATCATTAACATTAGAATTATTTTTATAAATAAGTAATTTACTTGCCGATTGAATTGGATCAGTAGGATTATTATTAACTGCATGAATATAACTTACAAACTGTATATTAACAGATGTATCTGAAGGAAGATTTGTTAAAGAAATTCCGTTAGATACATCTAATTTATATCCACCCCATCCATGAGTATCAGGAGTATAATAAGGTCCGTATGAAGTATTTGTGGATATAGTTACATTTCTAGTATTAGCTACCTGAGAAATTGATACATCTTGATACAATCCACCTTTTGCGGTTACTCTCATCTTTGTGCTTCTTGCATCTCCAGTATTAGCAGATATGAAAAACCCAATAGATCCATCATATCCTGAACTGGTGCATATAAGAGAGGATATCCATGAAACTGATGGAACAAATGATACACTCCATGTTGTATTAGAATCTACATTAAAGAATGTGCTACTCGAAGGAACACTTCCAACCCAATGTGCTATAGACGGTTCATTTAACGCTTGAAGTGGCGTAACACTTACAGTTCCATTATACAAATACTTAGTGTTTGATTTTCTTGACCACCCATTTCTATATAGCTTCATGTAATATGCGTATGTTCCTGTAGGATTTAAATTTGTTATTTTTACTGAGCCATCTGCGGTAGAATAAGACATTATATTTTGAAATATCATAGGTCTTACAATAGATGCATCAAATCGATATGTTTGACCATTATAAGAAGGAATATATTCATAAAAATATAAGTCTCCATATACATAATAAGATTCACTATAATTTCCATTTAAAAAATCCAAAAGATTCCAATGTATAAAGGCATCAGATGCATTGATAAATCCTCCATAAAATGAATCTGGCTCGGGATTAAAATTTCCATCAAATAATGAATTTGCATTTATTTCATAATTCGTTAAAATTGCGCCAGAAGGATCATTAATTTTTACTCCTTTAGAGTATCTTCTTAAACTTGAAACATCAAATACTAAAGATACATTTCTTATTTTTCCACTATCATCTTTATTTCCTATGTGAAAATATTTATCTTTATCACTATATGTTATTGCTAATGCTTTATTACTTTCTTCTTGAGCATTTCCGCTTGGATCAGCCAATGAATAAACTGTAAATGCGTATGTGCTTCCATCAGTACCTTGTTTAATATTAGTGTATTCTATTCTTGCGAAATTTTGAGGAGGAATTCCATATATTTTATCTGGAATTGCAGTATAATTAATTGCGCCGGTTGTTGTATATACATTATCTATTATGTATTTTGGAGATGAATTATTGTTAAAATATCTTTTAAAATTATTATCACTTGATATTCCAAGAGGAATAAATATTCCACCTGTGTTTAAATTTGATAATTTATATTGATATGTATGCGTTTCAGCATTTATTTCATAAGTTTTTCCTTCTTTATCTATAAATAAATCACCGGTAACATATGCTCTACCATCAGGAAGAAAAGAATCTTCATTTTTCCATAAAGTTTTATTTGTTTGAATTCTCGATGTTAATATCATACTATCAGAAATAGGATCTAAATCTGTGAAGTACATAGATATACCCTGTTGGCCATTTTCACCTTTATCTCCTTTTGTTCCAAATCCGGGTTTTCCGGGCGCATATTTAAATTTATCGTTCATATAACTATTATTTTTTTACACTGTTATTGATTTTGTACTTGAAAATCTTTCCCAGCCGTTCTTTTCAATAACTATTTTATATATGTATATATAATTTGTATTAAGATTTGTTATTTTTATACTACCTGAAGAATCTATATTATGAAACATCATTTGTTTATATACAGATGCATCAAATACTATAGAATTATTATAATTTAATGGTGATGCTGAAAATATTATTGTTGCTGTTACATCAGGATCACTTGTAAAAGCACTTAAATTCCAATAAATGCTACAATCAGTGCCAGATTTAGAAATCCCAAATGCGTTAGAAGCAGGAGAATAATTAAAATAATCTGAACATAAAGATAACGGGCCTATTTCATTATTAGTTAATATTTCACCGATAGAAGCATCTACACCAAAACAAGTATTTCTTTCTATTTTTAATAAAGATACATCAAATATTAAATTAGTGTTCCTAACATTATCATTATCATCTAAGTTTCCTATTCTAAAAGCGTTATCTCTAAAAATTATTCCTAAAACTTTTGAATCATCTATTGTTGAGTATTTTGCAGAAGAATATAAAGAAAATGCCGAAGAATCTGTATATTCTATTCTTGTAAAATTTTTTAAATCTACACCATAAATATTAGAAGGATATAGATAATTTGATACTGAAGAAAAATTATTATCTATTAAGTAATGAGTGCTATTAATGCTATTTTTGTTTAACCATCTTTCATTAAACCCATATAATGCAGAAATAAGAGGATTACTTTTTTCAAAATAATTTTCTTTTGTTAAAAGCCCATCTGTTTGTACGTATATTCCATTTGAAGCATCAGTTATTTTAAAAACATATCCATATGAAGTTATAAATAAATCTCCATTTTGATATGTTCTGTTATTAGGTAAAGTTGTTCCTGGAGGTGAATTTAAAAATAAAGCCCAATTATTTTTTATTCTTGTTTTTATATCAAGATAGTCTCTTGGATGTTCAAGATCAGTAAAATACAGAGATAATCCTGATAGACCGCTTGACCCATCATTACCCTTAACTCCATATCCTTTTAATCCCGGTGAATATTCGTATTTCATAATTATTTACCAAATAATGTGAATGATACAAAATAAGAGAACTTCCCTAAAGTAGGAACTCCTATTTTATATATGTATTCATTGTTGCTAAATATTAGCTGCCCATCAAAATTTTGTTTATCACTATAAACAAAATCACTACTATCTAATGTATAATGTAATAATTGTGCGTCTCTAGATTTGTAATAAAAGTTAACTTTTATTTTTGATTGACTTATGTTATAATATGTAATAACTGTATTTTTAATATATTCATCAATAAGTTTATCCGTGTTAGAGAAATTACTCCAATTTGATAAAAATGTTGCATTATTTTTAAATGATAATAATATAGCTCTTGTTAAATTAAAGAAAAGATTAAGTTTATTTTCAGATGATAAAACAGAGTAACTGCATATTGTAGAATTCCAATTTTCTAATTTTAGTTCATCTGGAAACTTAGGAAGCTTTGAACCAAAAAATGAAGGTAACTCATAAGGTGAATTATATCCATCTATAAATTCATTCTCTCTCATTATATAATAGTTTTTATCCCATAAAGATTTAAATACGTTAAAATCGCGTATAAATGCTATAGCATTTCCATTATTTATGTCTGTATCACTTATTTTATCGGTTAACTTATTATACCATAGTTGAGAAATTCCATTATAAGATTTTATGTTTGTGTTATTTAAAATAAAATCTTTTTTTGTTACATTTACTAAATCTGAAGATTCATTTTCTGTAAACTCTAATATCGAATTAAACTTTGGTTTATACCACCCATTATAAGTAAATATGTTGTTATATTTTCTCGGAGGATTGATTGTAATAGTGAAAGGATTGACAAAACTTCCAAAACTATAATTAGTATATACATTATTTTCTCTTATTATATAATACATTACATAATTATATGTAGGAGAAAGTAAATATGTTAATGTATCTAGATTACATGTATTATTATCATAAATATTCCAATTACTCTCATATTTGTATCCATAATTTATAGCGTAATTTCCATATGTAATTGAGTTTTGTCTATAATCATAATTTACGAATTGTTCAAATGTTTGATAATTTTTGTCTTCTAGAAAAGTTGAATTTATTATAGAATTATTTCCCCAGGAAACCCATGAAGAATATAATCCATTAAGATTTTTATTAAATTGAGAGTATCCATTTTTAATCAAATTAGTAAGAAATGAATCGTTATATTTTTCATCATCAGAATATAAATATTCTATACTTTTAACAACAGTATCATTTCTAATAATAAAAGGAGTTTTTATAAATGAATATCTATATTTTTCCAGACCACTAATAAATCCAGCATCTGAAGCATCTAATATTGATTTTCCTGGTAAAAATGAAGAGTATCTTTTATTGTAATTAAGTTCATCATTGCCTTGATACCATATCATTAATATAGTTTTTGTGTTTTCATTTATAATAACTTCTATAGGTCTTTTATTATCTCTATTTTTAGATGATGTCGCAATAAATGAAAATCTATATTTATTATATGTTTTAATGTCAATTATATTTTTAGCTATATCTTCTACTTTTATAGATAAATTTAACCCCATAAATAGAACATCTATACTATTTTTGTATTGATTATAATAGACTATAGATGATCTTGAGAAGACTTTATTAACTTTACTATTAGTATATAATAATTTAGAGAAATAATCATCATAAGGATGCTGAAACATCATTTCTTTAAATGTTCTATATATTCCATTATCATTTATAACATCATTTATATCATAAAAAACATAATCTTGCCAGCATCTTTCTGTAGCAGTTAAATATTTAAACGATGGAATTGCTATCTCTTGTGTAAAATTATTTTCATATGGAATAAAATTTGTGCTTACTTCTAAAACATCGCTGTTTAATATTAATCTTAAAGGATTATTTCTACAATCATTTCCAAGAGAAACCCATTTTGCTACCTCAGGAACAATTAGTCCATATTTTAATAATTTATTAGATTGATAGTAATCACTTATGTTTTCTTCATTTCCAGACATTCCATTTTTATATCCCTTAAAATTATAAGAACCATCTAGAACTGCATATGTAAGTTCTGTGTATGAATCCGCATTAAAATATGCGCTAGAATCAAATGTGTTAAATAATGTATTAGTTGTATAAGACTTTACGGCTCCCCTCTGTTCATAAGTTCCATTTCCTGTTTTAACTACATAGGATCCTGGAATATCAAGCATATATGAATCACTTGAATCGATAGATATTAAATATGTACTTAAGTCATTTTCTCTTTTATATGTATATTGACTCTTATATCCTAAACTTTGGTCATATACTGTATAATCTATATCTTTTACCGGATTTATACCCATTAATGAAATGTTTAATGGCCATATACTATAAGCGTTAAAAAATTCTCTTACAGTTTTAATTTCTTTTGATGTCATTATCAATACATTATCTTCTAAACTAACAGGATCTTTAATATATTGATAAGAATTATTAGATACATCAAAATTTAATAATCTTCTGTACCAAAGATCTGTTGATTGATATAACGTTGGATTTTCAAATTTATCTATGATATTTTGTTCTTTTTTAAATGAATACAAATAATTATTATTTCGTTTAAAGAAATCAATCATTATACTTTGCCTATGACCGTATAACTCAAAGTCTATCGGCCCATAAGAAGAATCATAAGAAATAATTTCAAAATCACTTGAATTTGGTGTAAATACTCCAAAGAATGATATATCATCAAAAGATGAAGCGGATGAGAATCCTGAAGATAAATCATCAAATTTATTTAGCGTTGAAGCAGTTATTCTTTGAAATACCCATTGATCTGAAAAATTTGCATCATCATTTAATACTATTGATACATAATTATCTCCACTTATGCCTACTCTAAAAGAAGTGTCTGAATAATTAGAAAATCTGGTAAACGCGCTTTCAATTTGTTTAATTTGATATGATATATCTCCATCTATATCAAAATATGTTCTATATACAGTTAGATGACTCGGATCTTTTGATATAGTACAATAAGTTTCACATGTAAATTCACTTGAATTAACACTATAAGCTTCCCAAATTTTTCCTTGTGTCTTATTAATAACTCTTAAATGTTCTCCTTGAGAAAGTGTATTATTGATAGTTAATAATATAAATGGATTTATATTTTTTTGTTGAACTCTAGTAGAAAATATATTTTCATAAGGCTTATTCAAATATTCATTAATAGAACTATCATCTATTTGATTAACATTTGTGATTCTTTTTAATTGAACACCGTCATTTAAAACAAATATACGATTTTTAAAATCTTCTATTATATTTCCGCTTGTATCAAAAATTGAAGAATTAAAATATTCACTACTATTTTTTCCATCTAAAGAAAGTATTTCCACTGGACCATTTGATGAATCTGAATAATATGCAATTTTATACAAAACATTTTCTGTCAAATAAAATCCAAAATAGCGATTCATTGTATATAAACTAACATCATTATCGCTAAATAAAAATTGTAAATTTAGTAGATTTGGACACAATAAAGAATTTCTTTCAAATCCTTTTGAAACAAAGGCATTTAAATCTGTAAAATTATTAGCAACTTGATTAAAGAAATATGTAGTTTCTGAATGCCCGGTTAAAATTCCTTTTTTAACAGATATTCCATACCATGTGTTTGGATCTGATTCAGTTTCTTTTAAATCTGGGCTAGTTAAAGATAAAAATACAGGAGCTTGAATTTTTTCTATTTCTGATAAATGATTATTTAAATATTTTCCTATAGGAGTATTTTGTTTTAAACTCCAGCTTTTAATTAACTTACTATTTTTTAAATATTTTTCTGCTAATATGTATATTGAAGCATCATTATAGCTTTCCGGATTATATGCGCCATCTAATCTAAATATGGCGAAATAGTCTGGTAACTTAGAATTTATCCATAATGGAGCCATTAACCCATAATCTTCTGAGTACAATTCATCTTTTAATAATCTTGCGCCATAGTTATATGTTGTGTTGTATTGGTATCTATATTCCATTTTAGGAATACTTATATCAAAAGTGTTTTCTTTATCTATTTGATATAGTTCTCCTAATGGTAAAGAAGAAAATACATTTCTAATATCTCCAGATAATATGCTATTTCCTGAAACCTGTTGATGTCTATATTTTTTATTTGATAAAATATCAGAAACTTTTATTGTATCAAGAAAAATATTGTAGCTTGAATCAACGTATATCGCTATATTTCCCGTAAATTTTGGATTTGTTCTAATTAATAAATATGAAGCTTCATCATCTATAAGAAGATTATCATTTTCATAAGTTCCAATTATATTGTTTGGAATAATATACGGTCTATTTAAAATAGATACATCTATGAAATCAACAACTGCAGAAAACGCGCTAGTATCATATATATTAAAACGTAAATTAGCATCAAACTTTTCATTCTTTTCAGTGTATATATGAAATATTGCATTAGTGTAGTTATTATCAAATTTTAAAGAATATCCTATTGAAGGCTGATATAGACTTATATCTATGCCATTAACATAAAACATTTTACTTTCTATGTTACACGTTGGAACAATCCAAATGCTTTCTCCTTCAGATACTAGATTCAGAAAAGCTTCCGGGTTTTTTGATGTTAATACTACTTTATTAAAAAATCTTTTTATCATAATTACTTTTTATATAGTTTAGCCTATAATAGCTTTAAATTCATCATATATAGAAGGATCGATATTAACAATTGCTTGAAATAATTGTTGAAGTGTCCCTGTTAAATGATCATCTGTAGAGTTTGCATTATTTGGTCTAGTTAATGTCACATAGCTGTATAAAGGTAAATTTTCAAGTTGAGTTTGTAAATCTGTTGTATTAACTACTTGTACTACTCCATTAAGATTTTTTATCTTTAAATCATATGATAAATTTGCCGCTTGATGTTTAAAATAAGTACCAGATCCAGATACTGGATTTGGAATACTATCCGAAAGGTGTGTTGGAACTCCTGCCGCAGATAGTGTTTCATCTAATTTAATAGCTTGTTCTTCTGCGGTAGCATCATTTAATATGTTAACAACTTGATTAGAAGTTTCTAGATTTGATGGAAATTCTACTATAATAGGTTCTGACCAAACAGATTTTAGAGGATTTAAAGGCCAACCTGCCTCAGAAATAGAACGAATCTTAAATTGTACTTTTTCGCCCTTTGTTATTGGAATATCAACTTGATTTATGTTATTAGCTTCTCCATCTGCTTCATTTTCTCTAACCCATTTATATGTATCACTTTGCGCGTCATATTCCTTTTTTAACATTGGAGTCGTTACTATATTCCAATCTGTAAATGTTCCTTTTATTTTTTGCCCAGTACAAGGATCGGTGTATTCATATGTATTGAGAGAAATTCCTGTGTTATCTAACTTAAGATAACGATATGCTATTTCAAACTGAATAATTTGTTGCCCATCCTTTAGTTCTGGAATTGGAAAGAATCCTCTTATTCTATATTTTGGATCAACATTAACTGCTGAGTTTTCATAAGCTACAGTAGCTAATGATTTAACTAAAGATTGATATTCAATAGTTTTCTTTGATAAATCATTAATATTTGTAGTTATTTTTGATGATAAATCTGCTCTTTCTCCTGGATCTGTTAATTCTACTAATTGAGCTTTTTGTTGAGCTATAGTGTTCTTCAAACTATTAATAATAGTTTTTGTGCTTTCAATTTGTGTTTGTGTATTTTTTATAGTTTCTTGATCTAACGCAGCATTCAGTTGCGTATTAATTTGAGTAACTGAAAACATATCTGCGCTAATCACCGGCGCATTTGGTTCAACACCAAAATATGCAGGAACGTATTTTTCTTTAGCTTGTCCTTCTAATTGTCTTCCGAAATCAAGAACATAATCTTTATAATATTCTTCCAGTGTTGCGTTTCCGCCATCAATTATTAATTGATTTGTCCAAAAGGATATTCCATCACTCCAGTCATCTGAAATGATATTAAAATCATCATTAACTCCTTTTAAAAATAATATATTACATTCATCATATCCTACTGCAATATCTATCACTTTTGATGAAAATGGCTGTGTATAAATTTCAAAATAATTGTTGATTGTTGGATGATCCATTCCTATAGTTGGAATAAGATGAACTCTTTTCTCATTAATATTAATATCATCTATTTTCCAAACAGAATTATTATATCTAAGTGTATCTCCTATTGATAATTGATAATTTTTTACTAATGGCTCATCAGAAGTTTCTCCATAATTCATAGTATTAAGGAAAAACCATTCTTTAGAATCTATTGTTGCCTTATCTATAATAATGAATTTACCTGTATATGGTTTAGGATATAAAGGCAACTCTATAACTTCTTCATCTATCCAATATTTTTTTCCTTGTTCTTCTAGAAATTTTATTGTATCATAATAATTTCTTTGTGTCGACTTTATATTATCTAAGAACCATTCTGTTTCTTCATCGTTATAATTATCAAATATTACTCTTCTAACCAAAACTCTATCTGAACGATCGTCAATCTCTCCTTTGAGATCAAAGGAAACGATTAATTGAGGAAACATCATTGATTCAAAGAACCAATTGTATCTTGTTTTAAATTTTGTTGGCGGAGTGATTCCAGATATAGTATTTGGAGAAACTGCTAAAGGAACTGTAGATACTTTTCTGTATGTTCCATCATTTAATAAAACAACTCCTTCACCTTTAACAAACGTATCAACAGTTTGCGAAACTGTGTTTACTTTATTAATAACATTATTATATGAAGGTAATGAATATGTTACAAGAGAAGCATCACCCGTTATTGGATCAATTTGTTCTACTGATAGAGAAACTGTATCTTCTTGAGTTGTTAAACTTTTATTAAGAGAAACAATATTACTTAACGCTATATTAATTTGCTCTACTAAAAGATTTACAGTTTCTGTAAAAGAATTTATATTTGACATATATTTATAATTTTATTTTTATTATATTTTTTATATTTTATTGGCCTCCACCTCCGCCAGCATCTTGTGATATAAAACAATCTGCGGTTGCCGTACCAACAGTAAATCTAGCTTTACATGTTCTAATAGTAGCGTTTGGATTACTAAATACATATAAAGTTGTGCTATGTCCACTGGCTTCAGATGTAGGATTTCCATATATCCAACTGGTACCATATCCAGTATCTATAAATGTAAGAGACCATGAAGAAGATGATGTAACAGTAATTTGATCTGTAGTTTTAGGTGTCCCATCATTATTAAAGTATAATGAAGTTGCGCTTAAAGAAACACTATCATTACTCTTATGGGGAGCTTGTTGTATAATTCCATATAAAGAAAACATGCTCATATTTTAAATAAAAATATTTTAACTTAAGCTACCAAATCCAACCCATTGAGTAGAACTTCTCTTATATACCATGGCTCCAGTGTATTGATCTCTTATTTTAGTAGAAGAATCTTTTGTTAATAATGTTGCACCAGTTGAAGCACTAAGAGTAATAATTCCCGTCCCCATATTTACTATAGTTGTCTGAAAACCTATTTCAAGGTTAGTTGGTAGATATATTGTAACAGTTCCGGTTGCTTCTAATATTTTGTTAAGAAGTGATGATGTTAAAGTCATTGATGATGATGTAGTTGCTATAGAGACATCAACATTTGCGGATAAACCCTGCACTCCTTGTAATCCCTGTAATCCTTGTGTGCCTTGTAAACCCTGAACCCCTAATGTTCCTTGTACTCCTTGTGTGCCTTGTGTACCTTGTGTGCCTTGTGTACCTTGACTACCAGTACTACCGGGACTACCGGCTAAACCTTGTATTCCAGTTGAACCAATTAATCCTTGAGTTCCTTGCGTTCCTTGTGTTCCCTGTGATCCTTGTGTTCCCGCCGTACCTTGTGCTCCAGTCGCTCCAGTTAAACCTACTCCAACAGATCCCTGTGTTCCTTGTCTTCCTTGTATACCTAATGTTCCTTGTGTTCCCTGAATTCCTTGAGGTCCAGATCCAGCTAAGCTGGAATCCACTCTTAAATATCCACTCTGCCATATAAAATCTGTACTTAAAGATGCTTCAGGAATAAATTGATCAGTATCTATTGTTTCTGAGAAAAATGGCTTTATCGCCCACCATTTATCTGGGTCATTTGAACATGGATCTAACACAAGAATATATCCTGAGGATGCATCACTTCCTAAGGATACATCTAATAAATTTTTCAGATATGTTATTGTATTAACAGAAGTATCTAAAGAAATGTTATTTATTTGATTTTGTAAACTATCTATTTGATTTAAAATATTAGTTTGTTGAGATGAGATGTCTAAATATTGTTCTGTTATATAATTTATTGTTCCTGTATGTTGATTTAAAATTGATAAAGTTTTTCCTAAGTTATCAAATAATGTAGAAAAATCTTCTATATTATTTGAATTTGTGCTATCTGTTACAATTGCTTGTGTATCATCTAATAAATAATCAGATTTAATATTGAGTCTGAATGAATATGATGTGCCAAAGCCTGATGGCCCACTTTGTAATTTTTTTATAGAAGGAATAACAATTTCCATTCCTCCTGGGCCATAATACTGTGTGTTTCCATATGCAGAATCTAAAAATAATACTCCTAATAAATTAGTTGCTAATATTTTATCTAAAGATTTATTATAAACAGAATAATATATTAAGATAGTATTAAAATCATATGAATCATCTTCTGAATATCCCGGAGAAGGAAGAGCTAAATCATCAAATGATACAGTACTATCTCCTAATATATCCTTTATTTTGTTTATATCAAATTCTATAGATAGACATTCAACATTTGATCTTTTTAATCTTATTTCAGAAGGGCCAGATCCCGATGATAAAGAGTATTTTAGATAAAGATTATAAACACTATTGGTTAAATATGAATCATCATTTATGTAATATTTATTAGAATCTCCATTTTGATATAAATTATCATAAGTCCACCACCACCCAGGAATATAATTTACGTTATCATCTGAAACATATAAATTATAAGTTGCATTTGCACACATCAATTTTGTACTTGTATCAACTTGATCATAATACGCTTTAATATCTAATCCGTCTGGATGAGGCTTTGTGTAAGGATTTCTTCCCATTATGTTTGTTTGCCCCGATGCAATAGACATTCCATGATAATAATTATCATCTTCTATTTGTTTAAACCAAACCGGAGTTTGGCCAAACGATGTTGGCACTAGAATATAAGTTTCGTTATATGTTCCAAATGTATCTGTTCTTACAGAGCCAGCACTAATTGTTCCTATAGCCTTAACAACAGAATTGTATCCAACCGAAGAATCCGTGTCCATTTCTTCTTTCCAATATAAACCGGCTGGAGTGCTAACTGGTGTCCATCTAATAGCACCGGTTTCTTTAAGCCATTTCCAAAAGATTCTTTCGGATACAGTTGTAGATAAAGCTGGATTATAATTTGGATTTGATGTTAAAAAAGTTTCAAGATTTAATGCATAATTCTGAAAGCTTTCTGCTACTATAACTCTTCCGTCTTTAATGCTATTAGAATCTAACCAAGATTTAAATGCTCCGGGAATAGCTAAAACATTGAATCGATTAGAAGTAGATACATAAGAAATATTTGGCGCATCAATAGCTGGAATATTTAATAACGCATAATGAGATATTTTTACTACATTATTTCTTTCATTAATGTTAAGACCAATATCCTCGAGCGCACTAGAGAAAGTATACATCGTGCCGCCTTGAGTACGCATTCTTTTAACAAATGGTGTAACAGATGCCATATTTATTTTATTTTATTTTATATATCTTTAAGATTAAAAAACTTACCTTTATGCATTAATGTATATTGAAACATCATATGTAGTAGATGCATCAAATATATTTTGTATTTTTACAAGATATGTATTTGACCATCCTGATGTAGGAGAAGCATTTCTCCCTCCAGCTAAATCAATGATAGCATTTTGATTAGGTAACCTTACATTCCAGAATTTATAAAGTTTATAAAAAATATCATCTACTGTAGTAGTATTTAATGAACAATTATGTGCATTAAATAAAGCAAATGATCCTGTTGTGCTAAAATCTGGAGGCAATAATATTGAAGTAAGATTTGTATTATTTTGAACTTGAAATTGCATATTACTTCCTGCTCCTAAACCTGTTAACCCTGATACATCTAAAGTTCCTGTTAAACTACAATCATGTGCTCTATAATATGAAAATGCTTGTGAAGAAACCGGGTTAAGTATTTGTGTAAGATTCGGATTATTATATACATAAAATGTTCCGCCCAGTCCTGTTAAACCAGATACATCTAAAGTTCCTGTTAAATTACAATTATATGCTAAATAAGCTGAAAATTGTTCCGAAGAAACAGGATTAATTATTCGCGTAAGATTTGGGTTATTATTTACATAAAAATATCCCCCCAATCTTGTTAAGCCAGATACATCTAAAGTTCCAGTTAAATTACAATAATGTGCCGTATATTGTGAAAATAGTTGTGAAGAAACCGGGTTAAGTATTTGTGTAAGATTTGGATTATTATATACATTAAATGCTCCGCCCAGTCCTGTTAAACCAGATACATCTAAAGTTCCTGTTAAACTACAATCATGTGCGCTATAATATGAAAATCTTTGTGAAGAAACTGGATTAAGTATTTGTGTAAGATTTGGATTATTATTTGCATAAAATGTTCCGCCCAATCTTGTTAAACCAGATATATCTAAAGTTCCAGTTAAATTACAATAAGATGCTGAATAAGATGAAAAGTATTCTGAAGAAACTGGATTAATTATATGTGTAAGATTCGAATTATTATATATATTAAATACTCCACCTAATCTTGTTAAACCAGATATATCTAAAGTTCCAGTTAAATTACAAAAAGATGCTGAATACTCTGAAAATTGTTCTGAAGAAACTGGATTAATTATATGTATAAGATTTGGATTATTAGATACATTAAATCCTCCTCCTAATCTTGTTAAACCAGATACATCTAATGTTCCAGTTAAATTACAATCATGTGCTGAATAATATGAAAATTGTTCTGAAGAAACTGGATTAAGTATTTGTGTAAGATTTAGGTTATTATTTACATAAAAATATCCACCCAATCCTGTTAAACCAGATACATCTAAAGTTCCTGTTAAATTACAACTATATGCTGAATAATATGTAAATTGTTGTGAAGAAACCGGATTAAGTATTTGTGTAAGATTTCGATTATTATATACATAAAATTGTCCTCCCAATCCTGTTAAACCAGATACATCTAAAGTTCCAGTTAAATTACAATAATATGCCCTATACTGTGAAAATTGTTGTGAGGAGACTGGATTAAGTATTTGTGTAAGATTTGGGTTATTATTTACATGAAAATATCCTCCTAATCTTGTTAAGCCAGATACATCTAAAGTTCCAGTTAAATTACAACTATATACTGAATAATATGTAAATTGTCGTGAAGAAACCGGATTAAGTATTTGTGTAAGATTTAGATTATTATTTACACTAAGTGAAGATATATCTGTTATATTAGATATATCTAGTGTACCATATAAATAACTGCTTTGCATATTAATCCCATTGATACTAGACGTTCCTCCTGTAGTTCCAGCATAAACTTTTACGCGCTTAAGCCCCGCATAATTATATGTATGACTAAATAAATTTGCATCTAAAATACTGCCATCTCCTAAATCCCAGTGTAAAACTCCAGATGTAACTGTAAAAGAAGGACTAAACGCATTTGTACTCGCTTCAGTGTAAAAACTTAATATATAATCATCTATTTGATTATTGTAATCATAAGAAATAGGAATTTTATTAATTGATAATGGCGTGCCATTTAAAGATAAGATATATTTACTCATATTTTCTTAAAAAAATAAAACTTATTTATAAGTAGTCCAAACAGCACCATATGATGGATCATAATTTATGCATATAAATTCTCTATATGAACTTGCATCACTTGTATTAACATTGTATGTTTCCATTGTTTTCGCGTTTAATAGAATAGTAAATGGATCAGAAGTTACTAGCGAACCATCAAAATAAATACCAACAACCTGAGAAACATTATCATTTTTTAGTATAATACTATTAGCATTTGTTATTTTGTAGTAAGGCTTATTTACATCAATAACTTTATAATTTGGAAAATTTTCAATTGGCCAATAGTTACTATCAGTACACGGATCTCTTGGAACAAATGCAGAACCAATAATCATTTTATAATAATCATAATCTGCGGTTGTTATGTTTTCATATAAGTTGGTATATTGATTTTTAACTATTAAATTGTCTGCAACAACCGATACAAATTCTCCATTTGAAGCTTTTATTCTTCCAGTTGTATTAACCGGAGCGGTTATATTTCCATCAGATTCATTGTAAAAAGTATCCAGATAATTTTTTATCTCATCATTATTAAAATTAATAATATAAGGAAGCTCTGGTATTAAAGTGTTTAAGTATAATTTTTTAATATTCATAGTAAATATTTTTTTATTTATATTTATATATCTTCAGATAAACATATAATAGCGTTGCATTAAATAAAAAATAATCATTTTTTTCATAAAATATATAACATATAAAATCTATTAATTATTCATCTTTAAAACTAAAATAAAATGGAAGAAGTAGGTATTGAATTTTTCAACTGGGATGTTTATGCTGACGGATACACAGGTGATTCCAAATTAATTCCCAATTATTTAATTAACGGTTTAACAAAAGATGTTAAAGTTTTCTCTAGAGAACCTTATGCACAAGATCTTTATGAAAAGTATACAGGTAAAAATCTTGGAGTAATAAGGAAAGATCTAAATATTGGCGATATTGTGCCAGTAACAAATATATTTAATGTAAGAGAAAATTTTATAGATATTGAAATAGCTGGTGGTTTGACTGTTACTATTGATTTAACACGAGAAAAGAAACTTATTCAAGTTTATGGATATAATACTCCTAAACAATTTACAGATGCATTAAAAGATAGAGAAAATGTAAAAGAACTAATTGGACTTGGTTTATATGCATATATTTTAGAATCTGTTCCATCTATAAAAATATCTTTGTGGCAAGGACATCTTAATGCTGTTAGAAATGAATTTATGCAACAGATAACTAATCAAGATAAAGCATATAAAGCGAAAATTGTTAAAGCTAATAAAGGAGGATTCTTCGTAGAAGTTCAGGGTCTTGAAGCATTTATGCCAGGTTCTTTAGCAGCTCCAAATAAGATTATAGATTTTCAATCATATGTAGGAAAGGAAATTATAGTTATGATTGAAGATTATCTAAAAGATATGAATTCTTTTATAGTTTCTTATAAAAAATATCTATCACATATTCTTCCTATTAAAATTCAAGAATTAGATTTATATAAAAAATATGTTGGATATGTTACAGGGACTTCTAAGTTCGGTGTATTTATAGAATTTGACAACATGTTTACAGGATTGTTGCATGTGTCTAAAATGGATGAACAAACTAAAATAGAATTTGAAAAGAATAATTTTAAACCCGGTGATAAAATAGAATTTTATATATCTGAAATAGCTAAAGATAATAGAATAATTCTTACAAAAGAAAATCCAGAGCAAAAATTGAAAAAATTAGAAATATTTATTCTTGAAAATAAAGATAAAATATTAGAATCAAAAGTTGCGGCAGTTATGAATTTTGGCATAATTGTTAATGTAGAAGAATTTAGTGGTTTAGTACCATCAAAAGAATTTAAGAAAAATAAGATAATGATCAATAATTTTTCAATAAATGATACGTTAAATGTTATATTTGATGAATTTAAAGATAATAAATTATTTTTTAAACTACCTCCCGTAGAAACGATAAACAATAAAGATAAAAAGAGGAACTTATAAGTTCCTCTTTTTTTTGAATATATAAAATAAAAATAACTTTAATGATAAGAGCTAAAAAATATTCTATACTTGAAGTTCTCAATTTCACTGACGTAGGATTAATATTTGAATTTTATTCAACGAAAGATACATCATTTATAGTTGAAGAATTGAGTAAAGCAGTTAGTAAAAATATTATTGTCATATATGATAATACTTATAGAGCTTCTTACTCAACAGCATTATTATTAAAAGAATATGATTATAAAAAAGCGAGATATAAATTCATAATAGCACCGCAAAATTATCACTCAATTCCTCCTATAATAAATGAATCTTGTAAATGGATATCTAAAAATTGTGAGACAACATTAGATACAAGATTAAGTATATCTTTATCATTTGATCACTCTCATCTTCAAACACTAACTACTATATCTCAAATGAACCCTATAGATTTAATTGTTAAAATTGATGAGAATGAAATTTATACTAGATTTCCAGATCAAAAAAATTCTCCTTATGCATTATCATTTAAATCATTTTTTCCTGTAACAAATTTTATAAATGAATCATTAAGTGAAAGAAATCTTAAATATTTTATTGATACTAAGTACGCAAAATATTATGGAATTAATTTTAAAAATTATACACAAGGAATATTAGAATATAATTATATTGGAGGTTTAAATTATTGCGATAAAATAAAGGAAATACAAGAATTACTAGAATATTTTATCATGAAAACATATCAAAGTTTAAATGATGAACAATACAGTAAAAGAGATAATTATGAGCTGAAAAAAATAATAGAAGGATTTGAAAATTTTCAAATGGCTTATTATGATCCAATGATATTCTTAAAAGAGTTCAAAGATATAAAAGTATTTATAGATCTTAAACAATCTATTCAATTAATTAAAACATATTGGGATAAAATAAGAGATGTTTTATTTAAATTAATAGTAAATGGAGGACTTAAATCCGGCTTATTTAATTATGATACTGAAACTAGAAAATGCCAATTAAAAAATGCAAATATAAAAAATGTTTATATTAATGATGTAGATTTTGTTTCATGCGAATTAAATGGAATAATAGAAAGCTGCAGATTAATAAATTGCAATATCAATAAATCTATATTATGTAACACAGATGTTCATATGGGAAATAAAATATCAGAATCTCATCTCATTAATGTATCTTTGCCTTCAAATAATATTGTTAATAAATGTGTAATAGAGAATAATGAAGAACTTATTAATTGTGATATTAATGAAAGCTTAATAAAATTCGCAACTATAGGAAAAAGAGCAAAAATTGATGAAAAAAGTACAATAATTTTTAGAAAAGAAGAAACATTGCCCCCCAATAAAATGTCAGGAATTAATGTAAATGAAATTAGAGATTATAGATGGATAAAATCAATGAGAACATCGGAAGATAAAGGATTTGTTAATTTATACAATAAAAATATGTTTAAAAATAAGTAAAAAAAATGACTTTACAAGAATTTATATCTTTGGTTAATGATGAGATTACTGCATCTGCATCTATTCCATTTTCTTTACCTCCAAATGAATTGGAACGTATCGTAAAGATTGAGCAAGAATGGATGTATCGAGAATATCGTGATGCTGTACAAGACGGATGGTATCTTTTAGATAAAAAGTATTATACTACACCTGAGTGGAAACACACTAGAACATTTCAGATGCCGGATTGTGTTATGGCTATCAAGTATATATATGAATTGACAGGCGGACAAAGAGTTTTTGGTATTCATGATCCAGATTTATCATTTGATAGATTGATTGCAGCAGATCTATATTTAACACCTCTTTCATCTGATCAAATAACATATAGAACAGTACAATGGAGTTTCTGGGATTTAGCTAAACAATTTAATTTAAGAGATATACAACATCATTTTAACATAAACACAAAAAGATTAATTATTACAGGAAGAGACCCGACAGAATCTTTATGGGTATCTACTCTAAATAAAATTCCTGAAGAAAATTTATATGAAGATCCTATATTTCTAAAATGGGTTGTAGCAAAAGGAAAAATTCAGTTATCTAGAATATTGGGTACATTTAATTATTCTCTTGTTGGAGGAGTACAAATTAATTATACAGATATTAGAGCACAGGGTGAAGAAGAATTAAAAGAATTAAAAGAAAAGATTAAGAGCGATTCTCCGGCAGATTGGTTTATGATGATTAATTAAATAAATTTATATGAAGGCGAAATTTGTTAAAGAAATTTTACTTGAAAGAGAATATTCATATTATCAATTAAACGAGACATCTCATGCTAAATTAGGTAAATTTAGTTTTAAAGATTTTAAAAAATGGGATGCCGGTGGAATTGAACATATACAATATAAAGATGACGATAAACTTTTTAATAAAAACCCACTTCCAACAAAAATAAAAAATAATAATAGTAGAGGAAAGAAAATAACTTTTAAACAATCACAAGATTTCTCAAAAAAATTAATTGTAACTACTAAAGATGGAGTTAAAATTTATTCTGTAGATGGTACACACATAAGAAATGAAAAAGGAACCGGATTTGATGTAGATTTTACGATGGGAGGACATGCTTATATTTATCCAAATTATATCCCCGAAGATGAAGTTTGGATAGATGAAGATATGGATAATGAAGATAAATACACAACTATTATTCACGAACTTATAGAAAGAAAAGAAATGAAAAATCGACACATTCCCTATAATAAAGCTCATGATGATGCATCAAAAAAAGAAGAGAGAATAAGAAGAAAAATAGAAAAAGAAACTGGCACGGAAGATTAAGTTATAAAAACAATAGCTATAAGGGAGACATGTCTCCCTTTTTGTTTTTAAAAGATATATAAATAAAAAGAAATATGATACGAGATATCTATATAAGAAATCCCGAAGATCCTAATTATAAATATGGAGTATTAGAGCATTCAGATGTGATAGAATCTATATTATCGAAAATTAAAATGATACTTGGAACTACACCTGGACAAGTATTTGGCGATTTAGCATTTGGAGTAGGTCTAGAAGATCTAATATTTGAAACAAAAATAAATAAAACTGCATTAGAACAAAAAATTAAAACACAATTTAGTCAATATATTTCTGAAACTAAAGATTATAAAATAGAACCTGTCGTTTCATTTGGAAGAGCCGATGGATATGATTATGCTGTTATAGATATTTTTATAAATAATGAAAAAATGATAGGCATATTAGTAAAATAAAAAATAAAATATGGAAATTTTTAATACAGCTCGAATAAGATTTGCAGAATTATATAATGATGCCATTGACTTTATAAAAAAACAATATGATGACGTAGAGAACTATTTCTCAATGGCTTCTCCAATGGGGCAATTACTTCAAGTTATATTACATTATGGAAGAATGATTCTATTTTATATAGAAGATTCTATTACCGAGTTAAATATAAAAACTGCCTCGAGAACACAAAGTATAAGAGGCTTGGCTGCTTTAACTGGTCATAATCCATCAAGAGCAATGGCTGCAAGAGGCACACTAACTTTATCATATACAGGAGAAAAATTACCGCTAGGTGTACAAAAAGTTTCAATACCAAATTACACAATGTTGGCAAATAGCGATAATGGTTTAACATATACAATAGTTTTACCAGGTGAAGAAGCCATATTTAATTTTGATAACATTAATAATACGTTAGATGTTAATGTTGTGCAAGGAAAAATAGAGTATCAACAACTTACTGGATCAGGAGATCCTCTTCAATCTTTTAATATTCAAAATAAAAAGAGCTCATATATAGATCAATATTATGTAAATGTTTATATTGATGGAGAAAGATGGCAAGTAGTTGATTCTATATTAGATATGGCCTTTAATCAAAAAGCTGTTATGATTAAAACTGGCCAAACGGGAGGAATTGATTTATTTTTTGGAAATGGATATAATGGCGCTATCCCTAGAATGGGATCTACTATTTTAGTGGAGTATCTTATTACAGATGGAGATTTAGGAAATCTTAATAAAATGAAAAGTAACTTAAATAATACATGGAAATTTACAACATCTGCATATTCATTATCCGGTGATCCTATTGATCTTAATAAATATTTAAGAGTTAGTATAAAAAATGAAATAATGTTTGGAGCTCCAGAAGAACCTCTTTATTTAACTAGATTATTAGCACCTAAAGTTTCTAGAAGTTTTGTTTTAGCTAATACCGATAATTATATTTACTTTTTAAGAAAATTGAATATTTTTACAGTTATTGATGCTATTCCAGGATTTGCTACATTTGAAGACAAATACATTCTTGATAAATATAATCAATCAAAAACTATTTATGAACAATTAAATGAACAATATAGAAGAACTATATCAAATTATGGAGTTGATTCTCTTCAATCATTATCTTTAAAACCTGAATTAGATCAAGCGCAACAAAATTTATATTATTATCAAAATAAATTAGAACAGCAGAAAAAAGATGATAACACTATCTATTTATTTTTAATTCCGGATGTAAATAAAAGAATTTCAGCAAATGAAAATTATTATACATGTCCTTTAAGCGCATTTATTTTATCAGATAGTGAAAAATTAGCAATTTTAGATTTAATTGAACAAAGTGGCCAGAGAATGTTAACAGTAGATAATGCTATTCTTGATCTGCAATTTCCAAGATTCACATTAAATATGTCATTGATATTATGGGAAGGAACTACATATGATGCAGTTAGACAGGAAATTATATCAAAAACATCTGATTATTTTCTAAAAAATACTAGAAGAGATAGAATACCTGTTTCTGATTTAGTTAAAACAATAGAAGATATAGATGGAGTAGATTCCGTTAATGTATGGTTTGATGCATCAAAAGATAATATTAATATTTACAAAACACACTATGGAATTGATGAATATGGAGATATAATATTAGAGCGTTATGTTAAAGATGCATTTGGAAATAATGTTCCAGTAAGAGATATTTATCCATTAGTAAGAGGCGGATTTGAAAATGAATCTGGAGTATACTATGAAGATTCATTGGAAAAAAATAAACTATCATCAGTAAACATACAAGTTCGTGGATACACACAGAAAAATTTAAATTCAGAAGCTAATATTGCAATTGTAAATAATTTATAAGCATATGGCAACAAAATTTCCAGATAGAAGAAAATTATATACAGTAAGATCATCATATTATAGTCAAGCTAAACATATGAATGATGTTATTAAAAATCTTGGCTATGATTATAGAGGAAAGTTATTAAAGAAGGGGACATCTCCAGAATTATGGGCTAATCCACTTCAGGAGCCTTTATTTGCAACAATAGAAGGTATGTTAAATAATTTAATAGAAAACGCAAAAACTATAAAAAAGTGGTTTTCTATTGCGCATGATAAAAATACAACACTAATAAATTGATATGAATATAAGTAATTGGAAAGTATTCGATAAATCTGGAAGTTTACTTAATTGGGTAGCTGATCCATTTATACAATTGACGTTTAATTCACCCGCAGGAAAGAACGCAAAGGGATATCTTATAACTGATGCAAGTGGAAAAATCGTATCTTCAAAAATAACAAATAGTGGATATTTCTATGATGATCCGGATCAAATAACATTAACATATAAATACTTATACGACGATGAAATATACACACTTTCTCCTGCAGAAGCATCTATAAATCTTATAAATGTTTCAGTATTTAATCCAACGCAAACATACACTTATGGAATTGGTAGTTTAAAACTTGGAAATATAGATAAAACATTTGGCTATCCATCTGCAACATTTGCTGCCGCAATCTTTTTAAAACCTGTATCTGTAGGATTAGTTGAAACTGAACATCTTTATATCTTTGAAGAATTAGATAATGGAGATTTAATAAGACCGTATGATGCATCAGATTCTATATTAATATTTGAGTTTTTTGGAGAAGAGGATGAAATAGCATTTTTTCAAGTAGATGAAGAGAAATCTGAGATTTCTTGGGGAGACGCCGCAATTTTTGATGTAAGTTTATTTTCTAAGAATACACCTCTTCAACTTAATATAGGATTTAGATCTGAAGAAGAGGGAGTTTTTGAAAGAAGAATGAGAATATACCATATAGTTAATGATACTGCATATGTTATCGGAGAAGTAATTGTAAATGCTGAAGCTATAGGAGAAGATGAAAGATTTAGAACACATATAGAAAATTTTGGTTTGCCAGATCCAGTTAACATCAAACAAGTTTTAAAAGAAACTGATATAAATGAAGATCTTCCAGATTGGAAAATATTAAACTATAAATCAAAACATATTATTCTTGAACACGATAAAATAATGCCGTATGTTGGCACATACAAGGGTTTAATAAATGCGATTAAGTGGCTTGGATATGATGACGTCTATATTAGAGAATGGTTTTTAAATGTTAAAGAAAATAAAAAAATATCTTTTGTTGTTCCATATGATGCAAAAGACAGATTACAGACAATTTTAATGTTTGACAGTAATCAAAGAAAAACACTTAAAAAGCTTAATCAATTATCTCTTAATTATTGTATAAATAGAGAAACTGAAGAAACTGATATCTGGGGCACTCCTATAACTGAAAATTGTTACTCATATAATATTAAAGAAGTTTTTGTCAAATTACTAGGGTTAAAAAATTGGTTAGAAAAAAATATAATAGGTGTAAACTGTAGAATAGTTGATATAACAGGAGAAGGCATATATATAGAAAGATTTAGAAATTTATCTTATAATATAAGTGGAATTGGATTTAATTATAATGCAGAACAAAAATTAACTCCTTATGCAATAGACAAATCTTCTGAATTAATAGAAGGAAAGGCAGATATAAAAGCGTCTTTATTAGAATTGACAAAACTTAAAATATCTGATATACCATATAAATTTGAAGATTTTGCCAAATATGCATGGAATCCATTAGAACCAAGTAGATATTTTTCTATGAATGACCCCTCATTCTTAGAAAATTCAAGTGATTATTTAATAGTCGGAGCTCCACTTTCTTATCCTCTTGTTAACGTAAACGATGTTTTATATAGATTATCAACAGAAAAAGATTTTGCCGGAGTCATAGGTTCAACATTAGTCTCAAATCCTTTATTTGTCTTGGAAAATGATATAAGATTTTATAATACATTTGATACATCTTCAATATTTTTTGATACATCTACCTCTTTAACAATTTATATAGAGAAAGGATATTTAAGAGATGCAAGTGTAGATGAATGGGATAAATCTATTTCTTATTCATTTTATTCAGATCCATGTTCAAATGGATATATAATGGAAGCTTCTTCTGGAGTTATATATAAATTTTATGATTATCCTTCGCTTAATCCCAATACAAATTCATTACTTCAATATGCAATAGATGATAACTATAAAGTTCCACTTTTTGGCGTAAAGAACTATAAAACTATGGACTCTAGCGGAGTTAACTATTTATTCGATAAATTATATTATTTAGATATTATAGATGGAAAAATAGAAATGAATGCTGGAATAATAGATCCAACAAACTCTTCAGATAATTTAACAATTTATTTAAATTTTGATTATGATACAAGCTTAAATGAACAAATGATAACAGTTAATCCGGTTTATACATCACCAAGAATGAGATTGTATCAAATAGATCCAAGTGTATATTATTGGTCAGACCCATCTGGAAGAACTGGAAATAATAATTCAAGCTTTATATTAATTGACAACAGTATATACAAAATGAGCGTTAATCATATAGGAAATTATAATATAGAGGTCTTTGCTTGGGATGACTATAATACAATGTTCTATGGTATTGCTAATGAACCGTATTCAGTGTGGATTAAATCACCAACTATTTATACTTTAATAGACGATAAGTGTAATGTAGTATGTTCAAGTACATTTATTGATATAAATGATGTTAGTATAATTATATCAAATAATAATAAACCTATATATGATAGGTATATTTCACTTCAAGGCCTAACTTTTAATATAGATTCTCAAGGAAAACCTTATGTATCCATTCCATCTATAACATATTTTCAAGATGTTCCCGAGAAAAATTCTATAAATAAATTCTATAATTTAACTGAAAGAGTTACAAATATAAACGGAAACATAATTACAATAGATCCAGATTATCAGAAATTTTATATAAATGACGATATAAAATTAGTGAAATTTGATAAAAGAAATTATGATTTAATAGTAGAGGCCAGTTCACATATAGTTAATGTTTCTGGATATAATTTAACTTTAGATAACATCCCATCTTCTATTTACTTTGATACATCTTCTGATATTTATATTATAAATGATACATATCGCTCAATAGTTAATTACAGTAACATAGATAATAAATTTGTTGCAGATGTTAGTGGTTATCAATTTGAAGTTGGACAACTTGTAGGTGTAATTGCAACCGACCTTAGTAATGGATATTCTTGGGGATCTTCGTATAGAGTCCTTCAAGTTAATGGAAGTACTCATACATTTGACTATCCCATTCCAAATTATTTTTTGAGTAATCCTTTAAAATATAGCATTAAAGTTAAACATGCATTTTCTTCTTATTCAGATATAATTCTATTAACTGAAGATGCTAAAGAAGAAAATAATAATTTCAAGATTTATCTAAAAGATTCAAATTGCCAGGAATATTATTTAGATAATACATTTGCTTATATCAACATTTTATTTGATCATAACAAAGTGAATTCACAGTGGTATGATGTATCAGATAATTTAATAAATAGCGAATTTTATTATTATACTAAACCTATAGTTGTTGATGCAAGCACACTAGTAATACTAAGATCGATTTATGACCCATCAACATACTTAACAGATCAGAAAAATATCTGGACTGTAACTGATCACTTTAATGACTCTATATTATTTAAAGTGTATAATGATAGTGTTCCTTACATATTTGATACACCCGGAACATATGATGTTGAGTGCATATCATATGATATTTTTGGAAACGCTATTACTAAAAAGTACGAAGGTTTAATTAAAGTTATGTAAAAATGGCGCCCGGAAGAATATCTGAAGTTGATACAACATTTATCGATAAATCCAATGTATTTTTGGAGTTAAATTCTCCTTCTTGGAGATATCCGATGCATATATCTATAGACAATCTTTATAAAGATTTTGAGACTTTAGTACAAAAAGATAATAATTATAAGAATATTGACAATGATACATTAATCATAGATCCATCAACTCTTAAAGTAAAAGTGAATTCCTCATACATAAAAACACCGAATGTCTTTTTTGAGCCTTTCAACAATCATAATATATTATATAATCAACTTCCACAAAATTTATCAGATGTATCGACGATGCATCTCGTTACGGATGGAAATTATCTATATATATGGGTAGGAAATAGATGGAAAAGAGCTCTTCTCTCTGAATGGTAAAATTTTAACGCAACTTTAACACACAAAGTGAAACTTTTTCGAAAGTAACCATATAATAAGTACCTAAGCCCCCCGGAAGGTATGGATCTAGAGCTTAGCTTAGAATATCTGGACTCTCAGGAGACTCGAGACACTCGGGGGCGAATTTCTTGAATTATTGAAAAATCTCTCTTGAGCGAGAATTCTTTACTAAAAAAGAGGCTTTGCTTTTGTATGTTTAGGTGGACACCAGTTTTCATAATCCCATGTAAGAGCGTCGTGGCAAACAATATTATGGTTAATAATATCTATTGCTTTTTGTTTTTGAGTATCGTCAAGATTCGGGTGAGCTTCTAGAAGTGTATCGAGAAGCCGTTGTTTCATCTCTTCTACGTTATCAGGCATAAGCTCAACTCCATAAATAGTTGAGAGAGCTTGAAGAGGATCATGACCAAGAGCAAGTTTGCGTGCAAGAATGACTACAAGAAAATTACCATTGCCAGCAGAGTTGTCGATGAAAGTTTTAGTAGGGTCAGTCCAAACTTCAGATGGAAGTTTGTTGAGCATCTCATTGACGAGTTCGAAAGGAGTAAAACACTCTGCAGTAATTTTTACTCTATTTTTTCGTTTTTCTTCTAGTGTCATGATATTGTCTTAAAGATTTTCCTAATTTTAATCGATGTTCATTAGTCATCGGGCCCTTCTTTTTTCCTATATTCTTTTTGCTTATTTTTTCTCTATGTTCTAAAGTAAGAATTTTTCCTATATTTTTTTCACCCATTTTTTTCTTTGTTTCTTCTGAATAAACATTTATTTTTCCTTTATTCCAAGGTATTTGTCCTTTTTTAAATGCAAATTTAGGTGTATGTTCTTTAGTATAATCACTTATTCGTTTTTTAGCTGAATCTGGTTGTTTATGACTTATTCCTAATCGATATTTATTTCCATGTTTTGCTTCTGCATTCGCAATAACTTGTAATCTTCTAGCATATTCAAAATCTCTTGATGAAAGTTTTATTCGTTGATGAGTTTTACTCACGTTTAATGCCATTATAACAAAAGCCAATTGCATGTGATAATTATTGGGGTAAATTTCAATTAATAATTTATGACATATAAAATGTTCTTTTGCTGTTAATAAAACTAAATTTTCTTTTTCATCAGATCCATTTAAGCATTTGGGAATTATATGATGATTTTCGTAATAAACTCCATTTCGTTTTTTACGATTTTCAGATTTTGCTTTTTCGATTATAGCATCATAAATTTTTTGATAATTCATTTTCTTGAATATTTTTAGTTTCAGGAAGTTGGTACAAGAAAGTTTTCTTCGTTATTTTTTTATATCGAATAACTCCATTCTTTCTCCAATTATTTAATGTTTGTTTACAAATTCCAAATATAGAAATAATTTGTTCGTAAGTATACCACTGTTCTTCCATATAATATATATTCAAGAATTTATACTAAATTTACCTATTTTTAACTATTTAACAAAATTTTAACACTTTTTATAGGATAGAAATATATGCTATTGAACATTATTTCTTTTCTTCTAAATTTGCGCTTATGTTTGAGAGCAGTCATTAAATATCATTAAATCTTTTAAATATTTGGTACTAACCAATCTTCACCATCAATAACAACCTATACATGATAGTGGCTGATCAGCAAAGGATCTTTACGTAAGATATTCGTTAAATTCAACTTCATAAGAAATTTTTCTTCTAACGTCATTGTTTTTCTATTTTATTCATAGTATTTTGGTATATTTGTTTCAATAAAAGATATTTCATCTTTAGTCAATTTAAAATATTTATATAACTTTTCGTCATTCCAGTTTTGCGAAAAATCAAGCCATGGCACTAAATTTAATTCTCCCATGTTTATATGTAAATTATTTTTTAATATAGAAAGACACATACGTGAAAATTTAGTTTTAACATATTCCAGGGCGTTGACACACTCTTGTTCTGTATCAAATCCTATCCCAAACGCCTTGTTCATTTCATGTTGAATAGTCAAATCTTTAGGAACAAATGTAAAAAAATCTGGAATTGAAAACATGTTTTTATCATCATACGCAACATGTCCTCTAATTAACGCAAAATTAAGATAAAATTTCCCTTTATCATTTATATGATCTAATAATGAGCCGTTTAACTTTGTATAAGCGATTATTTTTTTCTTTAAAGATAAATATTCAGGGTCATTCCCCCATTTGCTTATTTCATCTATATGATTATAGGTATATGTTTTTTCTCTCATAAAATCATGCGAAAGAAAAGAATAATCATGTTTTTCTTTATTTAAAACGATGATAGCTGCTGGTGTGGCTAAATTTACACCTTTAAAATATGGGTTTGGATTTAAAATGTCTATCTGTTGAATATTTTTCTCTATTAGTTTTTTAAGTCTTTTCTCTTTTGTGTTGTTTTTATAGTTTTTTTCAGATATTAACCAGCTAGCAGGCTCAATAAAAACAACATATTTTGAAGATATTTCATATGCTTTCTCTAAAAATGATAAATGAAGTCCATTCATATATGGGGGATTTCCCACTACTACATCAAATTTCACATGATATATTTTATTATTAAATAAACTTATTAGTTTTATCTGTTGTATAATCAAGAACAATTGATAAGTCTTTGTTTCATCTCTTCTATATTATCCTCCATAAGTTCTACACCATATCGCAAAAAGTTTTAATAGAGTCTTGGAAAACTTCAGATGGAAGTTTATCAAGCATTTCATTAACTAAAGCAGATGAGGTGGAGTCATCTGTTGTTTGCTTACGACGGGCTTTTCGTTTTTTATTTAATTCTGTCATTCTTTATTCTCTTCGACAACAGTTTCAATTAAATTTATTTCTTCTTCAGTAAAGTTAAAAAATTTGTAAATTTTTTCATCATTTAATTTTTCTTTCCAATTTAACCAAGGAATTATATAGTAA